ATGTCAGACATGATCTTAGACTTAGAAAATCGCATTCTTGATCAAATTTTACAAGAAGGCAAAGATCCAATTGATGATGCTCTCAAAGAGACTATCGCTGAATGGAGACAATTACAAAAAGATTTTATTGTTATAGATAAAATTGCTAAAGCGGTATCCAGTAGAGTTGGTGAATTGGAAACTGATATGGCTGACATGCTAAAACAAATGAATAGTAAAAAAACTGTAGTTGACGGTGTTATTATCGAGTTTATTCAGAAAAAAGGAAATAAAACAGTCAAGTATAAAGAAGCGCTGGACTATACATTAAAAATGGTCAATGAAGCTCAACAGAGGGTAATATTGGCATTTGTTGAGACTGTAACAAACCCCGGCGAACTCAGAGATGTTTTAGTTATAACAGACCCAGAAATAGAAAAACATTTACTTCAAGTAAAGAAAGTTTCTGGTATGGATATGTTTAGAAAAATGGGCTCTATGGCTAGAACTGTTTTTTCCAAGCTTCCAAAATTGTTTACTAATTCTGTGAAACGCGAACTTAAAGAAGGCGTGGAAGAAAATCTTTCTAAAGTAATTAAGAATTTGGTTAGACGTTTTAAAACCGTATTCAAACCGGTGTTTAAAGCTATCGATGCATCTGATAAGGCAGTAGATGCGCTAGTGAAGGCTGTTAAGGCTCCAGACACAGTTGAAGAAAGTCTTGTTTTAGAAGATCAAAACTATACTGACTTCAACCAGTGGAAATCAGCTTGCTCAGAAGGCCGTTCACAAGTATGGTTTGATGGTGACAATACTGAATGCTCAGCGTATCAAGGTGAACAGCCTTTCCAACAAGGCCAAACCGTATTAGTTGGAAGCTGGAATGGTAAGACTGGAACAGCTCAAGCTCCTTCTCAACAATCTGAATCTCTAGATCTAGATTTAGACAAAGGCGCATTCCACAAATGGCTTGGTAAGAAAGAAGGTGACAAACTAACGGATTCAGATATTGCTAAAGGCTTAAAGTCTGATGATCCACATGTCGTCAAAATGGCCGAGTTTGCTAAAAATTCTAAGAAATGGCGTCATGAAGCAGTTAGTGAAGCTAAAACAACAGAAGAAAAATACAAGGCTCCTGGTTCTTTAATTTCTAATGCTGATATGCGTAAACTTACTGTATTGAAAGATGAATTTAGAAAGTACAGTGATGAGATTGATAATCTTTGTATTGCTGGTACTCCACCATCGCATGATGATAAGCTTATGAAGAAGGCAAAGAGCGCAAGTGATAAACTAAAAGCATTTAATGCTAAGATGAAAATTCCACGTCCAAGCGATATGTAAAAACTTTATCTTTTAATGAAATGGGAATCGTGAGATTCCCATTTCGCTAATGTAAATATCCAGTGAATAAAACGCACTTTTCAATTTTTGAATGATATGATGCACATCACGGTAATTCAAATACCGCATCAATTTAAAATAATAGGAAAGTCCTGAAATGCAAACTCTGAATTCCATCATTGTCACCGCAGTAGCAAACGCAAAACGCGCTCTTCGCGCTCACCAAATCCACACTATTGTTGCAAAGAAACGCCCCGGGACTTCAGCTGATACTATCAATACCACACTCAGCACAATCACAAAGATTGGTGGCCTCGTAAAAATCCCGGTTTCAGGTGAAGGAAAAGCAAAATTTGCCTATGCTCCTGGCTTTAATGTTAAGATGACAAAACGGACATGGAAGAATATCAGTGTGGCTAAACTGGTCCGCACTGTTCTAACTGTTGATGCCGCGGACAGTCTCGATGTTTTTCAAAAGGTTCATGCTCTGAATCCTCAAATTACTCGAGTTCAAGTTCAGGGTGCTCTGCAAGATTTGGTCTTTGCAAAGAAGAACCCTATCAATCGTTCCAAGAATCCGATGACGGATGAAAATACAGTTAGCTCGCAATCCAAGTTTCTGTATAGCGCCACACAAAAGTAATACGCAACACAAGTAATCAAGAATCAAAAGGCCTAAATTAGGCCTTTTGATTCTATAAAAATAAAAAATGCTACTATCACAAGAACGATTCGACCGACTAGTCGAGCAGAGAGATTATTTAAAAAAGTTGCGAACTTATTATTATGATAAGAGAATGGCTTTTTTAGCCGACAAACGAATCCACTACAATAAATCAGATTTAGCAAATGAGTATGCTGATGGCATTCTTATTTCTTCTGGCTTGGACGTTACTGGATATAGAGTCAATACAGAACTCGAATTTTTAGGTGATTACCTAGACAAAAACATTTCCACGTAATAGATCTTATTTAGTCTATTAAGAAGCTTTATTTGACTTAATAGGCTTTAGGGTGTCTATTAATTATGTATCACACATTATACATTTCATCCAAAATGTATCACATCTTATACACTAAAATGAAAAAATTCCCTAGTATCGAGCAGTTCCGAAATGTCATTAAACAAGTAACGCATCAAACACGATATGATGGTGTTGATGAAGAAGGCAAACCTAAGTATATCCATACCAAAGATCTTCCAACGCTAAAGTACCGTGGCACAACTAAACTCCATGGGACTAATGCCGGGATTATCCAGAAAGTAGATGGCACCCTACAATTCCAATCTCGTGAGAGAATTCTTTCTTTAGAGACTGACAATGCCGGATTTTATGCATTCATGGCAAATCGTCTTCCGATTATCAAACGATTGATCGAAGACATTATTATCGAATGTGGGTTTCATCTAGAACATAGTATTCCCGAAGTTGCAATTTTTGGTGAATGGTGTGGTGGTAATATTCAAAGCGGCGTTGCTATAAATGGCTTGCCTAAAATGTTTGTCATCTTTGCTGTTAAGATTGATGATAAATGGGTTGATCTAGAAAAGATTCAGTATTGCGAAGTTGAATCAGATCAAATTTTTAATATTCTACGATTTGCTAAATGGGATATTGAAATTGATTTTGCTAAGCCTGAATTGATCCAAAACCAACTAATTGAACTAACTACTGCAGTCGAGAATGAATGTCCAGTGGGTAAGGCATTTGGTAACATCGGGACTGGCGAGGGAATAGTCTGGCAGTGCGTTGAACCAGGATGGTGGAGTTCCGAATATTGGTTTAAAGTAAAAGGAGATAAGCATTCTGCTTCTAAGGTTAAAACTCTAGCTGCTGTTGATGTTGAAGCTATTACTGCGATCAATGATTTCGTTGATATGTCAGTAACAGAATCTCGTCTAGAACAAGGTCTGCAAAATCTTGTTCGCGAACAACTCAAGCCATTCGAAATGGCTAGTCTTGGTGATTTCATTCGTTGGATCTTTAATGATGTGGTCAAAGAAGAACATGACACTATTGTAGCGTCTGAATTGGAAGTCAAAAAGCTTGGTGGACCAATTTCTAATAAAGCCCGCAAGTGGTACATTGAAAAATACAACGAAGGCTATAGTGTTGAATCTACGTAAACAAAAAAGGAATCTTTATACTAGAATGCGAATGCGAATTTTTGTTTCATTGTACGGCCACCCAGATTTTTGCAGTGATAGGTTGGTTGGTTGGTTGATTGGTGGTGCGATGAAGCCCAAGTATATTGTATACGCGCCAATCAATAATGTTTTATGAAAAAATAGGATCTCAAATTTGAGATCCTATTTTGTTTTCTATCATCACTAAAATCCAATTTACAATGACCTTGGTTCTCTGTACAATATAAAAATTGTTGTGTATTCCATATCCAGAAAATTCTTTAATAATCTTGAAAATTAAAGTTTACTTTTTTCCAGGACTTGATATAATGGATCTATCGACAAACTAAACGGAGAAACACCATGACCAGCCAAGTTCGTGATTCCAAACTTCAACGCCTGTCCCAAGCCTTCCGTCACCAATTGGCTGATGGTGAATACAAGAAATGGACCTTCGATGAACTTGTCGAAATTGTCGGAAATCAGATGATGGCGAATATGTATATATCGATTCTCAGAAGTGAACACGATCGGTTTAAGATGCGTATTGTCAAGCATGACGGATGCTTCCAATATCGTCCGCTTCCATCCTTGGAAGCACTGAACAACCAAGACAAAGTTGCGCTGCTTCATGTCTTGATGGAAGAAACAGGCCTTGATACTGTCATCAGCCAGTTCAAAATGGCTTCCAAAAAAGCAGATGCAAAGATCATTGAATTTTTGAACAAGGTTTAAAAAGCATTGTACAAGTTCTAAAAAACAAGTTAAAGTAGTTACATGATCCAAACGAATTAAACTTACGAAGTTAAACTTTCAGGAGAATTAAAATGTCGAAGACCACTTTCGTTGTAAGCCAAGTGACTCGTGCCATTATTGGTGTTGTGTCCAATGTCAAGAATATCGATCTCTTTGGCAACGACCAGATCATCATTGCCAAAGCTGAAGATCTGCATGTCTTCTCGAATGCCCAGCTTACTGAACTGTATAACAATGTGACTGGTGAAACGAAGAATGTGTTCAAGACTTCCAAGCTGCAAAGCGCTGAAAAGGTCTTCGCCGCCATGGAAGCATCTGATCTCGAAAAGCTGATCCTTCTGGACATCAAGGAAGAAGAAAAGATCGTCGAAGTCGCCGCAGCACTTCCGGAAAGCAAACCGAAGATCCGTGATTCGAAGCTCCAACGGATGGCTGCAGCATTCCGTCAACGTACCGAAAGCGGTGACTACAAAGAATGGACCATCAAGGAACTCATGGAAGTCTGTAGTAAAGAAAAAGATCCACTAACTGATGGTATGGCTCACCAGTACATTTCGATCATTCGTTCACCCAGCGACCGGTTCCAAATGCCGATTCTGAAGAACAAAGAAACGAAAACCTATAAGCACAACCCGGCAGTATAACGGGATGTCACCAGGAAAAAAGGAACCTCGAAAGGTTCCTTTTTTCGTTTCTCCAACTCAGCGTATCTCAAATTAAGTAAGTGAATGTCATTGTGATCCTTTATGGGTTTCTAGATAAATATGTTTATCTAGAATACATACAAGGTTTACACGATGAGTCAAATTTACTCAACACCTCTCACCCAACAAGCTATTGATTCTGTTGGTGATCAAATCAGAGTAGTCTTTACAAGAACATCACCAACTAATGGTGTGTTGACTTGGGTTTTGCCACGTGACCTTTCTTTGTATAACGGGATAGTGGCAACATTAAAGACTTCTCAAATCCTTCCTGAAAATTTCCCGGTTGATGGCCAAACTTATATAGCTTCCCAAGACCTGGGTGTCCCACAATCAATGATTGGAGATGCTCAAGTTGTTGGTGCTATGTATGGCGATAAAATTTCCACTTCGATTAATGTTGTTGGACTGAATCCAGATTCAGTCTATTTTGCATCCGGACATCCAGTTACAAATACACTTCAATATTACACTAGGGGCAACCAGAGCTATGCGTTACAGATAGACTCTAATACCTATTCAGGTGATATCGCTCAAGCCACCTCGCCGCCCCTATCACCTTCTATAGGCCAAGTTTACTATAACACTTTAACTGGCGCAACCAGTATGTGGACTGGGACTGGTTGGGTTCTTGCTGGTGTAGATAGAACACTTGTCGGGATTGAATTTCCAGAAGCTCCGTATATCCAAATAGGTCAATTCTTTTATCATGAAGTGACCAAATTGCTTTATTGCTGGACTGGGACAGGATATTCTGTTGTTAATACAACAGATGCTGGAACCCCAATGTATAGTAAAGCGCCAGGGACAGATGGGAGCTTTAATGAACGTGCTAATTTAATTACTATAATCAAAAGACAATTAGGATGGCCTAGAATTTCTGTTGAACTTGACGAAGAACATTACCAGATTGCTATCAATAACGCACTTCAAGAATTTAGACGTCGCGCGGATAACGCATACTCTTTAAAATATTTTGCTGTTCGGTTAGAAGATAAACAGCAAAAATATTATCTAAATGATCCAGTTGCCGGAACAGATAAAATCACAGACATTGTTAAGATTTGGCGCGTCTCTGGGCTTGGATTGATTGCTCAGGGTGAAAATGGAATTTATGGTCAATCATTTTTGGTCCAGTTATACACTCAAGGTGTTGTCGATTTGACTTCGATTTATATGATGAATGCATATGCTGAACAATTCTCGCAGATTTTTGCTGGAGAAATCGCATTTAGATTTAATGAAGCAACTCGCTTATTAGAAACCTTTAGACAAGTCATTGGCCGCGAACATGTTTTATTAGAGGCAATGACTGAGCGAACCGAGCAAGAACTTCTTGTTGATCGCTATTCAACTCAATGGATTCAAGGCTGGGCTGTTTCTGAAGCTAAAATGATGTTGGGGCATATCCGTTCCAAGTTTGCTTCTTTACCTGGTGCTGGTGGCGGTATAAATCTTAACGGATCAGAACTCCTACAATCAGCATTCGAAGACCAAACAGAATTACTACGCCAAATCATGGACATGGAAGTTGGGAACGGAGGCTATAACGCCGGAAATTACAGCTTTGTAATTGGCTGATTTGATTGAGCCATTACCAAATTAGAACTCTGTTTATAAAAACTACAAAGGATTGAAATAATGATTCAAAAATATGTTCCGCCACCACTTCATTTCGGTGATTGGGATTTAAATAGTTATTCCGGTGATCATGCTGATACATATTACGCCGAAGATCTTGCTGCTGAAGCTTTGCAGATTGCTGGCGCTCAAATTAATGTATTCCGTATGTTAGGAGTTCATGAGCAAGGTCAACTCCAAGATTTAACCGGTGCCGGAAATCCTTTATCATCTGGTACTGCTGGTGGATATGTTCTTGCTGATGCGTTTACCTCTAGTACAGCTGGATGGGAATCTTTACAAGTGGGACCTTCTGTACTTAATTCATTCATTGGATATAACTTCGGAACATTGAAAACTGCTTCAGGTTCAGAACAATATAATCCATCACAGCCTATTAGACAAGAAATTACATCAATCAATATTCAACAAGGCCCCAATCCACAAAATCGAGTTCTCCAAGCTCGTATAGAACGATCTGATGATGGCGGTGTAACTTGGCTCAGAGCTGATGTAGTTAATCTACCAAATACTGCTGAACTGGAATTGATTTCGGTTAAACAATCCGGACCTTCACAAATGTGGAGAATAGTTCCGTTGATGTTTGCTGGCGGCTCTTCTGATGGATGGATTGTTGTTCAGGTCCAGATGATGAATTACACACAGACTAATTTGGGTAACATAGAAGATTTAATCTTCTTAGAAAATAGAGATCGTGATTATGCAAATATTTCTATCCAGCTTAGAGGCCATTACGATTTAATAGATGTTGAAACAGAATTAACTAAGTTTGGTATTGATTTACCACAGCAATATTTGTTTACAGTATCATACGCTAGGATGGTGACTTTATTGGGGCGTCCTGTCGTGATTGGTGACATTATCGAATTACCAAGTGAAGCGCAATATGACAATAATCTAATTAAAGTTCGTAAATGGTTAGAAGTGACTGATACGACTTGGAGTACAGAAGGATATGCGCCAGGTTGGAGACCTATTTTATATAGAATTACGGCCACACCAGCAATTGCATCACAAGAAAATATGAGTTTGTTTAAATCGGATAAAGGATATACCACATTAACCGATGATCAATTTATGGTGTCTGATTCACCATTGAATCAACTTGTTCAAGAAGCAAATGAAATTATTATAAAAACAGCTGAAGAAGAAGTTCCATTGACTGGTTCTGATACCACTGGTTTGCGTAGTGGTATGCCGTTGATTTGGACGGATGATCATTTGAGAGGTAAATACGATGGTCGAGATTATTCAGTAGAAGATGGATTACCTCCTAATAATCAAGCATACACTGAAGGAACATCATTTCCAACTTCGCCGTCAAATGAAGATTATTTCAGAATGAATTATACGAGTGATACATATTTACCTCCTAAATTGTATCAATGGAACCAAGTTAAAAATCGCTGGATTTATTTAGAAACAGATAGAAGACTTCAACAATCTTCATATAAGCCATCAATGCGTAGATTGATTGATTCGAGTCAACGAATCAATCTAGCAGATAAACTATAAAAGGATTTAAATGATTACCGGGTATTTTTATAATGAACAATTTAAAACTTTAATCACGCAGTTTTCTTCGATCTTTGCTGGATTACAAGTTGAGACGGGGGTTCAAGATGACGGGACCCAACATATGATTAGTGTTCCTGTTAGGTATGGATCAATTGATCGTGTTGTTGCTGCTATATCGAATGGTTTTACACAGAACAAAATGCTTGTTCTTCCTGTTATGTCGACCTATTTGTTAGAAATTGAATTAGCGCCAGAACGAAGAATGGGTGTTGGGATGACTCAAAGAAAAACTGTTATGCCGGCCGGCGGAGTATTTCCGACAGACTTAAAAGTTTTGGAACGTGCAATGCCAATCCCATATGACTTGACTTTTGAGTTGGCAATTTATGCTTCCAATATGGATCAAATGTTTCAGATTTTAGAACAGATTTTAATTGTGTTTGATCCTGTTTTACAACTGCAGATTAATGATTCTCCGTTTGATTGGGCTAGACAATGTTCGGTTGAATTGTTAAGTTTAGCATCAGAAGAAAATTATCCAACTGGACCAGAAAAACGAATCATAGTTTGGAATTTGAATTTTAGAATGTCGACTTGGATTAGTCCTCCAGGCGCCTTAAAAGATGATTTGGTTAGAACCATTATACAACGTTTTGGTGACATTGAAGGATTTTCATTGGATACATATGGAGAATCCGGGGATTTAGAACCATTTGCTGGTGATATCTGGGCTACTACAACAATTGATGAATCTCAAGTGACAGTTAATTCGCCGTAAAAACTGCCTAAATGAATAAATAGAACTATAAGATCAAAAGAGAATTTGTGCTTATTAAAGTGCAAAATTAAAAAAGGAGATTTAACATGTCTACTCTAGTATCGCCCGGCGTAAGCGTGACGATTATCGACGAGAGCTTCTACATCCCAGTAACGTCGCCAACAGTGCCTTTGTTTTTTATTGCTACACAAGCAAATAAAAAACAGACTGATGGAGTGACACTTGCTGCTTACACTGCTGAAAGCGGGATCGTCCGCACGATTACTTCGCTAGGCATGTCAGTGACTTCATATGGTGTTCCAGCATTCAGAATCGATCCATCAACATCGTCATTACCGCTTGCTCAACAGACCCAATTACATGGTGATTCACGTAATGAATATGGATTATTTGCGCTCAACCAATATCTAGGTATTGGTAATCAAGCCTATGTAGTTCGTGCTGATGTTGATTTGGCTGATTTGCCAGTCACAGAACTTCTACCAAGTACCCCTATTTTTACTGGTGTTACATCAGGGCTAAATGCACAAAAGGGTACAATTTCGACACCAAACATTGATATTGCTGAAGTAGCAGAAACATGGACATTAACATGTAATTCTACTGGGTCACCACAAACATTTACTGTAGTTGGTTCTGTATCTGGATCGAAAGCTGCAGCTTCAGTTGGTGTTGTATATGATAACACAAAAGTCGGATTTACAATTACAGCAGGATCTGGTGCATTTGAAATCGGTGATACATTCGTATTCACAGTATCGGAAACCGTAGTAACTAGTGTGCTTGGTACTGGTGATGCAGCAAAGCGTGCTAATATCGTTGTTGCATTAGCTGCTCAGATTAATTCAAATTCTGAAGTTCGTACAACTGATATTTACCCATACAACTTGATTCTATGCCCTGGCTATTTTGAAGTTGCTGAAGACTTAGTTAATTTGTCAGCTGATGTTTATGGAGAAGCATTTGTTATTGCTGATACTCCATTCACTTTGACCCCGGAAGCAACAGCAACCTGGGCAGCGACAACGGCACGAGCAAATGGTACTAGCATTGCTTATTACTACCCAAATGCAATGACTTCAAACCTAAATGGTGTTGAAGTATTCGTAGCTGCATCTGGTGTTGCTTTAGCAACTTATGCGTATTCGGATAATGTATCAGAAGTTTGGTTCGCTCCAGCTGGTGTGAATCGTGGTTTGATCACATGTGTTGATACTGGTTTTGGTTATATTTCCGGAACCATCGGAACTGCAACCACATTCAATCAAGTCAATTTGAATCAAGGTCAACGAGATGTGTTGTATCAGGACTTTGCAAATATTAATCCATTTGCATATTTCCCAGGCCAAGGCTTCTTCGTGTTTGGTCAGAAAACTTCAGCTTCAGCAGATTCAGCATTGGATCGTGTTAACGTAGTTCGTTTGTTGATGTATATCAAACGTGCATTACGTATTGGCGCTTTCCCATTCTTGTTTGAACCGAATGACCAAATCACTCGTGATAATTTGAAAGCCGCAGTAGATGGATTCCTTGGTGATGTATTGATCAAACGTGGTTTGTATGACTTTGTTTCGTTATGCGATACAAGTAATAACACTCCTGCTTTGATTGCACAAAACCAATTGTGGTGTGATGTTGCACTACAACCAGTTATTGCTGCAGAATTTATTTACATCCCAATCACAGTATTAGCAACCGGTGCAGCAATGCCAGGTGGCGGTACTACTGGTTCAAGCTCAAACAATTCATAACTGAATTAGTTTTTAATAAAAAGGAGACTCATTGCGAGTCTCCTTTTTTGTTTGCCAAGAAATTTCTAAAATGCACTGTCGAAAAAGACCAACTTTTAAAGTCTTTCTCTATAAATACTCCTGAATAAGTACATTTTCGTACTATAAATAAGGAGTAAAAATCCATGGCTACCCTAAGTCAAGTCGGAATCCCTGGCGTAGGTTTCGGTATATTAATGCCTAAGTTGAAAAATAAATGGCGCGTGCTATTCCAAGGAATTGGATCTAGTGCGGGTGGTAATTCGTCTGATTTATCAATGCAAGCAATTACTGTAACTCGTCCCAATTTAACATTCGAACAAGTTAAGCTTGATCGATATAACTCAACAGCCTATGTGGCTGGTAAGCATGAATGGGAAGCAATGAATTTGGTTGTACAAGATGATGTGACTGGTCTTGCTACTTCTATTATTCAATCACAATTAGATGCACAACAACTTTTGGTTGGTGCTTCAGGTCCGTACCTTGCTACAGCTGCGACAGCTTCTGCCTATAAATTTGGTATTAAGCTAGATCAACTAGATGGTAATGATACAGTTCTAGAAGAATGGCTTATTGAAGGTTGCTGGATTACTGGTAGTGATTACGGCGAACTAGATTATGGTGCATCTGAAGTTGTGACTATTAGTTTACAAATTCGCTTTGATCAAGCTTCACAGACTATTGTTCAACCTGGTCTAGGAACAGCAATTGGCGGTACATTGTAATCAGTAATAAATAGATCTACAATCATTCAACTCACTATACCGACGAGTTGAATGATTTCAATTTTTGTGAGTCGGCGCAAAGGATAATTCATGAGCGATCAATATACGTTTACCTGGACAAGTTCTAGTAAGCCATCATTTACTGTACTTCCACAAACAACAGATACATCAGATACATCACTTACTTTGACTGGTCGAGGAAGTGCAAATTGGGGTCAACAACTCCAAGAAAATTTGTTATGGTTATTAGAAAATTTTGCTGACAGTACAGCACCAGCTGTTCCAACAACAGGACAACTCTGGTATGATACCACAACTCAATCGTTGATGGTTTATAATGCAGCAAACATTGATACATCTAATGGCCCCTGGGCTGAATGTGGTGGTGGAGTTTCTACCGGAACAACAGAACCAAGCCCAGGCACAGTTGGTCAACTATGGTACAATACATCAAATGGTGTCCTCAGTATATATGATGGCACAAAATGGGATCAAGTTTATCCTAGCACAACTTCAGTCAATGTAGCATATGTGACGGAATACAATGCCATGGCCGCATTGATTAATCAAATCATTGGATCCCCAGTCGGTTCTACATTAGCTACGGCCTTTGGTTGGGGACAAACTGGCGCAGTTATTCCTAATGCTACTGTTGGCAATCTAACAAATACTATGTGGCTTTCTTTGATTGCACAAATCAATAGCATTTGTACATATCTTGGTTTAAGTACAACTAATGTTTCGCCATATGGGTTTATGTATCAGCCAGGTAATGTGATCCCTATTGGTATAGTGACAATGCTAACCCAATATGCAAACACTCTTACGGTGGTAAATAGTTTCAGTGCCGGAACAACTCGGTTTAAACCAGTTTCTGGTTCATTAGAATCCGAAACTCCTTCGGCCGGAACTCAAACATATTCTTCTACATGGAACGGTCCTTTAGTTCATGATATTTCCGTGACATGGGCTAATCAAGCAGCAATGAATGCTTTCTTTAATGCTGGCGGCCAAATTCAATTTATTCCATCATTAACTAGTCCGTTGACCGGTCGTGATTTTGATGTTCAGGCATTCTTAGCAGCACGCGGAACCGTTACATTCAGTGTAACCGGGACAGTCGATTCGGCTAGTGATACTGGATCAATTGGTTTGTATAATTTGACAACTACGTCACAGCAAATATTTACATTTTCTGGTTCTAGTGGTGATCCAGATGGTCAAGATACATATTCAATTAATGCATATTTGGTTGGGACTGATCAAATTAATTTTGTGATTAATTATGGTAGTGCTGGAACATTATATGGTGGTGTGGGTGGAACACTACATTCAGTGACTTCTGTAGTTCGTCCTTTACATACAATACTTGATAATCCTGTGATTGCTTGGCCTACGGTAACATCTTCAGCAATCACTACATAACATTTTGTAGTTTTATAATCTTACAAACCCTAGCTCAGTCTAGGGTTTGTGGTATAATATATAACATAAAAGCCCATAAGAGGTTATAACATGTCAGAAGAACAAAAATACCATGACGAGCGTTTAGAACAAGCTCTTGATAAAAGTCGATATAAGTATACTCTCACTCTCCAACGCCAAAACTGCAATCTAAAATATAAGCAAGCTTTAGCCTTTGCTGAAAATGGCGGGACATTTCATATCACTGAATCATTGATTTCATTTGTTGGGACATTGATCCAAAGGAATCAAGAAGAAGCAATTTTGATTGACATTAATAATAATCCTATTCTCATAGAAAATCTAGAATCATTTATTGATAAGATTATTGATCGATACTATCAGGCCACTAATGAATATTTGTTAGAATATAAAAAAATCAGATCAGCCCGGAGTGTTTCTCCAGCATTAGAATGGTAATTTTATATGTCTAAAGGAATATTATTTTTTGCTTCTAATAATACAAATGTCAATTATCTAAAAATCGCATATGCTAATGCACTAATGTGTAAACGAAATTTAGGTAAAGATTTATCTATTTCGGTAATTACCTCTTCTAAAAGTATAGAAGAAAATCTAAATGATAAATCAGAAATCGAAGCCATCTTTGATAAAATTATTATAGATGATAGGACTACTGGTGCTGATAACATTAGAAAATATTCTAATACACAGTATTGGTCAATCAACGATAAATTCATTAATACAAATAGAAATTCGGCTTATGCGCTTTCGCCATATGATGAAACTCTATTATTAGATGTAGATTTTCTAATCCAAGATTCATCATTGAATAATATCTGGGGTAGTGTAGAAGATTTCATGATCAATGATCAAGCTATAGGCCTCGATCATTGTCCATTACTCGGTGAAGAATATAGGCTTAATCCGACCGGCATCAAAATGGTCTGGGCAACCGCAATCTATTTTAAAAAAACAGAACAAGTTAAATTGGTTTTCGATCTTGTCTCATACATCAGAGATAACTGGAATTATTACAAATTGTTGTATGGGTTTGGCGGGTACGTATTTAGGAATGATTTTGCTTTTTCTATAGCACTGCATATACTAAATGGGTTTTTAGAAAATGATGAATTTAAAAAATTACCTACTCCATTTATCTTGACTTCAACAGATCGGGATTGTCTTCATAAAGTAGAAAAAGATAGTATTACTATCATGTTCAATGATCTCGGATATAAAAACCAAAACCATGAACATGCTTTTTATATTACAAAAATTAAAGGACATAATATTCATATCATGAACAAGTTATCATTATTGAAATTTGTTGACCAATTGATTGAGATTTATAAAGATGAGTAAAGGATTTTTCACAATTGCTCAAGGTGATGCATATATCAGATTAGCGTATGCCTTGGCTTTATCACTTAAGCTATCTCAACTCGAATATTCATCCTTATCAATAGGAATCACACCTGGGACTACAATTGATCCTCAGTATAAGAACATATTTGATCAGGTCATTGAGATCCCCTGGGGTGATCACGCGGCTTCCTCTGATTGGAAATTGGAGAATGAATGGAAAGCAATCCATATGTCTCCGTATGATGAGACTGTTAAGCTTGATGCTGATATGTTATTCACTACAGATATCAGTTTATGGTGGGATAGTCTTAGCAAATCAGATATTGTTTTTACTACATCAGCCTCTACATACCGGAATGAGAAAGTAGAATCTGATTATTATAGAAAAGTTTTTACCGCTAATAATTTACCAAATGTATATACTGCTTTTTTCTATTTTAATAAATCTGATAATGCATTCGAATTATTCAAATTAGCAGAGCATATATATTACAATTGGCAATCATATTTTGCAGAGTTTTTGGAACCAGAAACAAGACCTACTTTTGTTAGTACTGATGTAGTCTTTGCTATAGCGGCTAAAATTTTAGATACGGAACAATTAAATAATAATTCATATTTAGAAATTCCGACTTTTGTACATATGAAGACTCAATTACAAAAATGGAATCTAGAAGTAAAAGCTCCTAAAATTCCAGAGGATTGGAATAGTGTAATCCAATCTTATTTTACTGAAGATGGCGAATTGTTTATTGGTAATTATAAACAAACTTTACCTTTTCATTATCACTTAAAAGACTTTATCACGGATCAAATGATCGAAACCATGGAACGGAAACTCGGGATATGAATGATTGGTATCTATATGTAGAAAAAAAATCATTGAGGATTAGAAGAAATTCACCAATGCTAAAACAAGATGATGAATGTCATATTATCAGAATTGATCCAGATTTAGGTTCCAAACTGATTCACTCTCCTCATTTATTAAATCAATATGTTGTATATTTTGATGGTGACAAAGCTCACCTGATAGAAAAAGAAAAAACATCTGAAGCGGTCAATCAGTTTTTTTATACTCCGATTCTGTTAAAAGAGAATGTTCCTGATCCTGAAATAACAGTAACTATAAAAGCTAACCAAATGACTATTGAGCTTAAAAAAGAATTAATCCAATATGCTTGGTCTTTATATGGGACACTAGAAAAAACTAAACAATATATAGAATATTATGTTTCGTCTAAGAACAATCCAAACAAATTAATAGAAATTATTAAAGTTAATATGATGGACTTATCTCAATCCAATGGAATAATGGTCTATGACTTTAAACACGATATCACTAAGGTCAGTATTTTCACGAGGAAAGTATTTGAGACATATGGATTAGTGATAAAATAAATATTCAATAAAAAAATAATATGAAACAACAACTATCAGAATTTGATACATTTTATATCTCGTATGATGAGCCGAAGTGTGAAGAAAATTGGGCTAATCTATTAGAGAAAGCACCCTGGGCTAAACGGGTTCATGGTGTGAAAGGATTTGATGCGGCCCATAAAGCTTGCGCAGACCAAAGTGAAACTGGCCGATTTATCACAATAGATGGTGATAACATAGTCGATGAAAAGTTATTTGATTTGGTTATAGATATTCCAGAAAAATATAAGAATTGTGCATTCAGCTGGAACTCGATCAACAATATCAACGGTTTAGTTTATGGTAATGGCGGCGTTAAATTGTGGACTCGTGATTGGGTTCATAATATGAAATCTCATGAGAATGCAGTAACAGAAGAAGAAAAATTAGATTTTTGTTGGGATAAAACGTATCTTCAATTAGATTCAGTTCTATCGATAACACACCCAGAAGGATCAATGTTCCAAGCCTTTCGAGCAGGATTTCGTGAAGGATGTAAAATGACACTCAACGAGGGAGCCAGAGTGGACCCCGTGTTGATTTCTAAGGTGGTATATCAGGAAAATTTACGACGTCTCCTGGTGTGGTCCTGTGTTGGCGCAGATGTCGATAATGGGGTAGCTGCTATCTACGGAACTCGCCTCGGGATTTGTATGACTAATCTGGATCCAAACTTTGAACTTTCCAACATTAGTGATTATGAATGGTTTAAAGCTTTTGGTGAAGAAGAATTAGCCAAATTCAAAAGTTCGTCTAGGCTTGAAACCAATCAGCTACTAGGCGAAGAGTGCTTTGCGCTTGGAAGTAAAATTAAAAAATACATAGGATTGGAATTATGCATTTATAATCCATCGCAAAGCAAATTCTTTAAAAGCGTACAAACTATTCAACATTCGCCATGGTCTATGGCTATCGAAGCAGAACTAGGATTATAATGGAACAAGAAAAAAGCCCCAACCAAATAGCGATGGATGGGTATTATAAAATGCGTGATGAGGTGATTAATAAAGTGTCACCTACATTCTGTACTGCTAAGTGGCTTCAATCTACAATTTATTTATGGAATGGATATACTCATTCATGTCATCATCCATCGGCCCACAAAGTAGAAGCTTCTGCGGTTGAAGCCGATCCTAAAGCCCTACATAATACTCCAATTAAGTTTGTTGCTAGACAAGATATGCTTAACGGGGTTCAGACACCGGAATGTAATTACTGTTGGAACATCGAGAATGCTGGTAATCATTTAAGTGATCGGACGTATAAAAGCATTTCTCCTTGGGCCATGGATAGTATGAAGACTGTTCTTGATTCGGGTATTGGTAAATATATCAATCCAACCTATGTTGAAATAGCATTCGAGAATACCTGCAATTTCAAATGTACATACTGTACACCAGATGTGTCTTCAAAGTGGACAGAAGAAATTGAGAGGTATGGTCCTTATACTTTGTCTGATGGAAAGATTCATGATATCCAATGGATGAAATCGGCCGGAAGATTTCCAATTAAACGAGATGATTACAATCCATATGTCGAAGCTTTCTGGAAGTGGTGGCCTGAACTGGTTCAAACTCTCAATGTATTTAGGATTACTGGCGGTGAGCCATTGCTCTCTAAACATACTTGGGCAGTGTTTGATTATCTAATCGAAAATCCACAGCCAAATTTAGAACTCGCTGTTAATACGAATTTGAATGTTCCTAGAAAACTAATAGACAAATTGGTTGAGTACACACATAAGCTCAAAGGTAAAGTAAAACAGTTTGATGTGTTTACTAGTTTAGAAGCAACTGGGTCTCAAGCCGAGTATATTAGATTTGGTTTGGTTTACGATGAATTTGTTTCTAATGTTAGATATTTTTTATCAAACACCGAAGATCAACAACGTCTACATTTCATGGTCGCTACAAATTTATTATGTGTCACTACTTTCCATAATTTTTTAGATCTTATTTTTACTCTGAGAACTGAATACAATGGCAATGATGCGCATAATAGAATCCCAATGATGATTAACTATATCCGTTGGCCCCAATATCTGAATTTAAGATCTTTACCAGATGATATTAAAAAAGAATATGGAGCTAAATGGAAAGAGTATGTTTATGCTCATGCAAAAAATACAAGTCCTAACAAAGCTGGTCGGATTTATTTAGAAGAGATCGATCAGGTAGAACGGCTAGTTGATTATATGAATGAGATAGATCCTGAGTTAAATAAAAATATGAAAGATTTTTTCATATATCATAAAGAATATGATAAACGTCGACATACCGATTTTCATGCGACCTTTCCAGAGTTGATTCCGTTTTATAACGAATGCAAAAACTTAGTAGAACCTATTGTTGATAATGCCTAAACCAATTACTGAATCATACCAAGATTATAAAACTAGGGTCTTAGATAATCTAAGTCCTAGTTTTTGCGGGGCCAAATGGTATAATGCCACTGTTTGGCTTGGGAACGGGATGACTACATCATGTCATCATCCACCGGCCCATAAAATCCCGTTAGAAGAATTAAAAGATAATTATAAGGCCCTCCACAATACCAAATACAAAAAAACACTTCGTGGTCAAATGATAGATGGAGTCCGTCCGGATGAATGTGACTATTGCTGGAAGGTAGAAGATCTGGGGATTACCCATGTTAGCGATCGGGTATTCAAAAGTGTAATTTACACAGATAAAGAACTTGAGTTGGCTTCTAAGATGGATCCTGAACAGGATGTAGATCTCAAAACATTAGAAATCGCATTTGATTCTAATTGTAATTTTGCGTGTTCATATTGTAGTCCTTCATTCTCAACAACTTGGATGAGTGATATTAAGGTTAACGGACAGTATGAACATTTGGTTAGCGATGGAGCAGCGGCTTTTCAATCTGATGGATCATGGGCACAGCCATATGGAATCAAGAATGAAAATAATCCATATGTGGTAGCTTTCATGGAATGGTGGGAGAAAGATCTTCAATATACATTGACTGAACTCCGGGTAACTGGTGGCGAAGCAATGATGAGCCAAGATTTTTGGAAGCTTATTGATTGGTGGAAAGAACACCCCGAGTGCGAAGTTCAATTTGCCGTTAATTCTAATTTGGGTGTTAATCAAAAACTAATCCAAAAGCTATGCGATACCTCTCATAGCTTTAAAAAATTTGTATTGTATACTTCTAATGAATCATTTGGTAATGCGGCCGAATATATCCGAGATGGACTGGTTTGGGGGTCTTGGCTAGGGAATATTAAAAAATTATTAAGTGAAGGAAATATTAAGCAGTTGAATATGATGATGACTATCAATAGTCTTTGTTTATTTTCTATTACTGAATTCATGGATGCAATGATTGAAATCAAAAAGGAATATGGCAATCATTGTGCTTTTATGAGCTTTAATATATTGAGATTTCCAAGTTTTCAAAGTGTAGTAACTTTACCGGAAAACTTTAGGCATGAACGAGCAGATCATTTAGAGGTTTGGTTGAAAGAAAATTGGTTTAATCAGCCCCAAACAAAAAGAGGCAGAGGCAGAGGCAATCTTCATCAAATGGAATACGAAGGATTGGAAAGATTAATCGCATATCTTAGAGAAATTCAAGTTGGGCATGATTATACATCCAGTATAGAATCAAGACAACGGGATTTCAAAAGTTTCTTTACTCAGTATGATCAACGAAGAGGAAAAGATTTCAAAAAGACTTTTCCTATGTTATCTGGATGGTATGATTCTATCCCAGTTACGAAAACAATCCCGATTCAATTAATAAATAATATTTCCGAAACTGAAGGATGGATTGCTGAGCCATGTAAAGCTAATCCAGGTTCACAAGATTATATTCAACCAGGAAAATAACAATGCGTGTTGCTGTATTATTAACTGGACAGCCAAGAACATTTGAAACGGCTGCTCCAGGAATTCTTAGATATTTTTCAAAGGCTAATCCGGATTATTTTATCCATGTATGGAATCATGATACCACTAGATATCGTGATGCAGAAAAGAAAGGTGTTGTTACTACTAATCAAGTCCAAAAAGAGACCTTCAATAAGATTGTTAAATTTTATAATCCTATTTCTATTAAAATAGATGAAGATAAAAAATTTATTTATTCTAGTACTCTTCCACAATTATATTCTTTGATGCATGCTAACAATCTAAAAAAGAATTATGAATTAGTGAATGAATTCCAATATGATATCGTAGTCAAATGTAGATTTGATTTGATATGGAATCATAATTTATTTTTTGATCCTGTTGAACTTGTTCATAATTCTGCATATTTTTCATGGATTGACAATACTTATAATAATTCTGTTAGCCGACCTGGCAATTATCCATTTGCGCATGATCGTATATATTATGCTAATTCTATTGTGATGGATCATTTAGCAAACCAGTATAATAACTGTATGACACTATTAAAACGTAAGCCATCAAACGAGATGATATGTAGCCCAGAGGCATTATTATACAAATATTGTCGGGATAGCAATATCCAAATGAATGTAACTAATGCGCACGAAACAATAGTGCGGCACAATGCTAGTGGTCTACATCATATAACCGATTATCATAAAATCAATAAAATCCATGAGGACTTTTACATATCATGATTTTAATATCGCACCGGGGTAATACTGAAGGCCCATCAACTTTAGAGAATGATCCGACATATGTCGTAAACACTTTAAAAAAATACAACACCGAAATTGATGTATGGTACACCGAAGATGGATTTTATCTCGGGCATGATACTCCAACTTATGCCGTTCCGGTATCTTTTTTAAAAAAGAAAGGCCTTTGGTGTCATGCTAAAAATTTAGAAGCATTGATAGAACTAAATAAAAATCAAATCGAACACTTCTTCTGGCACGATACTGATGATCGAGTATTAACATCATCTGGTTATTTTTGGACCTACCCAGGAAAACAATTGTGCCAAAATAGTATTGCGGTCATGCCAGAAATCGGTATGGGTATAAATAATGTCCAAAGCAATATATATGGAGTATGTTCTGATTTAGTAGGAGCCATGTATGATTAAACTTGCCATTTTTGATATGGATGGAGTATTAGCAAATACAACTCATATTCATACTTCAGCATTACGAGATGCAGTATACACTCGGGTTCACGAGGAAGCGTCCAGGGAACATTACCTAACAGCGAGTGATGGTATCCGTACTACCAACAAATTGGAATGCCTGAGAGCGCAGTATGGTCTCTCTGATGAAATTGTTAAATCAATAGATGAACTCAAAGAAAGTTTGACATTAAATGCTTTCGGTTCTATTCAAAAGAATGAATTGCTTATATCTGAATTCTCAAGGATTAAGAACAAAGGAATACGTATAGCAATAGGATCAAATTCGAGAAGAGTATATGTTGATAAAATTATTCAATCACTTGGTCTATCAGAATTCATAGATTTTAGTATTGCTGGAAATGAAGTATTTAGATCAAAACCAGATCCAGAGATTTTTAATACTATAATGGCTCGTTTTAATATTTCTAATGAAGATACTATAATTTTCGAAGATTCCATTGCTGGATTGAAAGCAGCTCATGAGGCCAAAGCTAATGTAGAATTTGTAAATAACCGTACACTGATCACATTAGAGCAACTTAGAAAAATATGAAAATAAATTTGGTTATTCCTATGGCTGGAAAAGGAGAAAGATTTAAAAACGCTGGATATGAAGATGCTAAGCCATTCATCAGGTTTTTAGGTAAAACCATGATTGAGCATGTGGTCAATACCTTTCCAGTAGAGTCACATAAAATATTTCTGGTATTGAAAGAACATGAGGCTCTATATAATGCAACAGAATTTTTAACATCCAATTGGCTGGGTTCTGATGTAATACTAATCGACCATGTTACTGATGGGGCTGCCAGAACTGTGTTATTAGCAAAAGATCTAATAAACAATGACGATGTATTAGCTATAATGAATTCAGACAACATCATTCATTGGGATCCTAAAGCATTATCATTATTGTTAACTCATGATGGATTGATTATGACTTTCGAAGATGTTGATCCTAAATGGAGTTTTGTCTTACTAGATGATGCTGGTCTAGTTATTAAAGTGGAAGAGAAAAATCCTATTTCAACTCACGCTACTGCTGGATTATATTTTTGGTCTAATGGATCTAAGTTTGTTGAAGCCGCTGAATTGATGATTGATAAAAACATCAGAACTAATAATGAATTTTATGTGGCTCCGATTTATACACAAAATGCTGAATTGGGTCATAAAATAGCAATAAGCCAAGTGGATGAAATGCATGGTGTTGGAACTCCAAAAGATTTAGAAAACTATATCAATTCAATGATATAATAGGTATACGAAAAATAAAATAACATATGGCATTAGATATCATATTTTTAGTAGATGGGTCAGCACGCAGCATATCCAGATTCAACAGACATAAGAAAAAATATCCACACTTAAAAAAACTGATTACTTCAGATAAAGGAATTGTTGCATTTAAGAAAGCAGCAAAACTTTCTTTAACTTCCAATTTCTTTGTTGTTAATCATGAATTTGAAATTTTAGATTTTGAATTTGAGTATGCTGAATTTGATGAAAAATATTGTCATTCATGGCAATATGAGTTGATTGAATCTAATCCATGTGATGATTATAAAAGCGGGTTTGATGGAGTTTTTTTAATCAACAAAGAAAGAATTTTATCAGAGTTCACCACAAATATAAAGTACATTGACCGAATAGTATCTAAAAAAAGTTTACTTGATGTTATGGTTATATCAGAGAATGATCCATTAAACAATAGAACTTTTGATATTGTTAAAAATATTGCGCCTGAAGTTAAAAGAGTTGACGCATCAAATAAGAAAGAAGTGTTAATAAAAGCTTGTGAGATCGCAGAGACGGATAATTTTTATGTTATTCATTGTGATTACATCCCGGAAGATTTTGATTTTAGTTTTGTTCCTCACTCTTATGATGAAAAATATATTCATAGTTGGGCCTGTGATTATGATCACAAAAGGCGATTCACTCATGATGGATTGTATTTAATCAATAAGAACACTTTTAAAAATTTAGATACTAGTAGACCAAATTTCGAATATGACTTTGGTGGGGCTGAAATCAAATTAATCGATGAAATAAAATGCAGTCATGTTCTTCAATCGGATGACATTATCTTCATATCATATGATGAGCCAAATGCACAAAAAAATTGGGAAGATCTAATTAATAGATTTCCATATGCTAAGTGTGTTCATAAAGTCGATGGGATTCTAAATGCACACATTCAAGCAAGTATTCTATCATCAACTCCAAGTTTTTACGTGGTTGATGGTGATTCAATAGTAGAAGATTTTTTTAAATTTGACCATATTAGGTTTGCTGAAGAAGAACAATATGTGCATATATGGAAATGTAGAAATCCAGTCAATGGCCTAGAATACGGATATGGCGGCATTAAATTATTCCATAAGTCAATGTTCAAAAATGCTAGTGATAAATTTGTCGATATGTCTACATTATTAGGAAGTGGTGTTAAACTTATAAATCAAGTCGCCTCAACTACTCATTTTAATTCAGATGAATTTCATGCTTTTCGTAGTGCATTTAGAGAATGCACCAAATTGGCTAGTGGAGTGATTAAAAATAGCGATCCACAATCAGAGCAACGTCTTAATACCTGGCTAACTGAAGCTAAAGGAGATTATTCTTTCTTTGTGTTATTGGGTGCTACATTAGGTGGTGAATATGGAATACGATTTGCTAATAGTATAAATGACCTATCTAAAATTAATGATTTTAAATGGTTAAATAAAAAATTCAGAGAACAACTAATGAACCTAAAAACACAAGAACTTCTGTATACCAGATACAACAAAATTGATACAAAAACAATAGTCAATCTCACTAGTCTTTTATATGATCCATCTATTGAAATTACTTTACCGGAGATCAGAGATTGTTTAAGTCGAGATCAATTGCTAAGTAAATTTTGGCTCATTGATGAATTGAATAATCTACATTTGGTTGACAAATTAAATATCTTGGTGTTGGCCGGATGGATTGGTTCACTGTCAAATTTCATATTTCAGTTATATGATAAACCAGAAAATATCCAGAAAATAGTCAGCTTAGATAAAGACCCCAAATGCGAGAAGATAGCAGACCTATTTAACATCGATAATGTCATTGATGGGTGGAGGTTTAAGGCGGCGACAGGAGACATGCTAGACATAGACTATGAAAGAACTACATGTCTAAGTGCTGCCGGTCACTTTGGTATCTCTTGGAACGTCCTAATCAATACTAGCTGTGAACACTTGGAGAGTATTCCTAAATGGTTTGAGAAAATACCAAAAGGCAAACTCGTAGTTGTACAAAGCAATAATTATTTTTCACACATTGATCATCATAGTAGTTCAGAGAGCCTAGAAGCATTCGAAGCCCAATGTACTTTTAGTAATATTCTGTATAAAGGAACATTACCATGTGAGCTATATGATCGATATATGATCATCGGAACCACATAAAGTTTTTTATCACTACTCAAAAAAGGAGCCATTAATGGCTCCTTTTTTGTTTTCTATAAATATAGAAATATAAGTGGTGCTAACTATGTCAGATCTTTCTTCGCTTCTTACCAATGCTAGTATTCAACAACAGTCTACTAGTGTGTTTGGGTCAAGTGTTCAAAATTTCAATAATCAACAATCTTTGAGTCAGCTTTATGACGCATCGGGGTCGAATGGAATATTTTCTTCGGGTGCTAGTTCACCAACAGGAATTCCATCTGGTGTCAGTACAGCAAACACAAGCGGAAACGGTGTTTGGAATTCAATTCGATATGCAGCAGACTTAGTTAAATTCCAACCAAAATTTAGATTTTTATTTAAAGTTAAATTCATTTTCAACGATCCATACAGCAGTCAATTCAATAGAGAATTCATGTATGTCATCAAAGAAATTGATAAGCCAAAAGTCACTTTCGAATATGAAGATGTCAATATGTATAACTTTAAAACCAGGATATTAAAGTCTATTAAGCATGAGCCTTTGAATATGGTTTTTCATGATGATATCCAAAATAAGGTTTCTGATTTTTTTAATGCATATCGAACTGCATATTCGCCAGTATCATCATTATCATATAGTCAAAGTTCATTGTTTGAAACATCTGGAATGAGTTTTACTACTCCCGGAACTACAGGAACATATAGTGCTTCTATGGGTTTACTGGCTGGTGGAAATAAGAACATTTTAAATTACATTGAGGTTGTTCAGGTTTATGCTAATGGATCTAGAATGAATACTTTCATTTTTAGTAATCCAAAAATTGAAAGTTTTGACTTTGATAATTTGACACATGAATCATCGGAAGGAAATAGTTTAGCTTGTTCATTTAGCTATGATGCATTGTATATGATGGATTCGCCAACATCAGGGACTCCATTATATGCATGGGGCCAATCTGATATTATCGGGAATGCTGAATCGGTTGGAAGAACTCCTTTTAGTTATACATTAATGGGCGCTGATAATACATCATCTAGTTCATCACAACCATTTTTGACATCTAGCCCTTCATCATGGATGCCTCAATTAACACCAGGTGTTGTATCATCTGCTACTAGTGAATTAGATATGGCCGGAGCTACAATTTCTTCAGCTACACCAATGATTGATCAGAGCACATCTGGAATTTCTAATCCATTTACTATCCCGCCAACATCTGGACAAGCTGCACAAATTAATAGTTTGGAAACATATACACCTAGTTCGCCAAATGTATTTACTATGGATACATCAGTATGACATCAAAAGGTTTATTCCATCCTAATTATCCAGAAAAATATGTAGGTAATGTAGAAAATATTACCTATCGGTCCAGTTGGGAAAAACGGTTTATGGAGTTTTGTGACAATAATATTAGTATTATGCAATGGGGTAGTGAAGAAATTCATATTCCGTATTTGAAGCCTACTACTAAAAAAATACATCGATACTATCCGGATTTTTTTATTATGTATAGAAATGCTAAAGGTGAAATGATACGAGAAATAATCGAGATTAAACCTTATAAAGAATCTGTGTTAACAAAAAAATCTAGTACATATGACAAAGTTGCGATTGCTATCAATATGGCTAAATGGAAAGCTGCTAAACAATTCTGTGAAAATCATGGTATGTCATTCCGCGTCCTCACCGAAAAATCATTATTTAGGACGGGTAAACCACCTAAAAAGGAAATAAAATGAAATTAACAGATAATCATCTAGAGTCTGTATTTGGTATAGAACCCGGAACAACTATTTCTAAAGTCCAAGATCCTAAACCAATGACTGAAATAGTCTCGACTAATGACACTGACACTTCATCATTAATCAATGAAGAAGATTTAGCTGTTGCTTCTCAGCTTGCTACAGTATATGGATATGCAATAGATGCATTTGAACAACAAACGCAAATGGTCTCTGAAGTTGATCCTCGTTTTGCTGCTCGGAATGCTGAAGTGGCTGCACAATATTTAAATATTGCATTGGACTCTATTAAATCAAGAGCTACTATCAGGCAAAATAAATTAAAAATGAAAATCGATGGGACAACACCAGGAACAGTTAATCAAAATTTAATAATTGCTGATCGAACAGAACTTTTGAAAATGCTTGGAGAAGCTTCAGACAAATGAAAACATTCAAACAATATATCACTGAAGTCGATAAGCCAAAACAAATTGATTCTGAAGATAAATGGCACCTCATTGATGCATTAAATCTTGTTAAAAAAGACTGTCAACAATTTCTTCATAAAGCTGCAACTAATGGAAAATTCCATCCTATATATCGAGGACTTACTAAATCGCCTTGGCCTAAATATGAAGTAAAAGTCAGACATAGTCCTAAAAATGAATCGACTGATAAAGAAATAAGAGATACCATTCGTGAAGTTTTTACAGACAAATTTGGAAGAGCATTTGGGTCTGATGCTATATTATGTTCTGGTGATCCAACAATGGTAGATGGAATAAAGCATTTGATATTTCCTATTGGTAAATTTGATTTCCTCTGGGCTGAAAAAATAAAAGATTTGAACTCTAGTCTAGGCCATAATGAACAAGAAGGCGAATTGTATTTCGATATGCATAATACCGAAAAATCAAAAGATAAAATAGTAAAAGCCTTTATTAAAGATAATGAATTTGTTCATAATAAAGATTTGATATTGTGCGCAGATAAAGGCCATGAGCTAATGATTGAATGCAAGTATTTTTATGCAATACCAACAAGCCAAATATTAGAACATTTTGAAGTATTCAAAAAAATGATAGGTGATTTGCATTTTAAAAAATCTCTCAAATCAGACTTATCGTAAATACTAGCTATACACACATTCACTCAATCTAAACAAATGAAAAAAAGATTAACACAATTTTTAGCTGAAATGAATTATGGATCATTAATTGATGAAGACAAATATCATAAGCTTGATCATGCAGATCAAACACTATACAAATACACGGCTGATGGATTTACATCTATAGATGGTTCACTTGATACATTAATAGAACGATATCCATATGATGGCGGAACATTATATAGAGGCTTCCATTTTGACAATCAAAAACAACATGATCAATTACTCAAAGATATTGAAGATGGATCGGTAGATTTTAAAGGACCGTCTTCATGGACTACGCATTTAAATACTGCTATAGGATTTGCAAAATCTAAAAAATCATATTTTCCAACTCTTGAATTGATGAAGGCTGAACGTGATATGAATGACCGCGGTGATCATATGACTGGATATGGTGGCATCGTTATGGAAACTAAAGTCGGGAAAAATATCGGGTGTGATGTAAGGAAAAGTAGTTTTTCTAAAGAAGACGAAGTAATTTTACCTGATGGGCATTACAAAATTAAATTGAAAGAATTAATTGAACCATTCCATCGCAAATACGATACCCCTGAAAAAGTTGTAGATATTATATCGCAATTAAAAAAAGCAAAGGAAACTAATTCGAATTTAGATAAACTTGTTGATTTTGTTAGAAGATCATGGATTAATAAATTAACACCTGAACAAGTCGATGTGGTGATTAATTATACAAACAAAAAAGCATTTTCTATTCCAGCCGCAACACTAGCTGAAAGAGCTATATCATGTGATTTTAGAAAAAGAGTATTCGAGACCGATGGCTCTTTACGATTAGAAGTATATGCTAAAGTCCCATTTGACTTCATTCTTTATAAAAAATCAACAGAAGCAATGCAAAAGAAAATAGACAAGTTGATCTTAGTAATGGTTAAGGCATTAGGCAAAGAACTTAAGAAAATAGAAGATGCTAAAAACTTTGATAAGATTGAAGAATTTGATATTGGCGGCGTAGATGCTTTACGTCAATTTATGCCATCCGAAACAGATGAAATTATTCAACCACTTCGAAGAATGCTTGGTGACAAATATCACCAATTGAATTCTAGAGAAACAAATAAAACGCTGAAAAACACTGATGATTTTTCAAAGCATGCTAAAAAAATAGGTGCAGTAATTACGGCTATGTCAAAACTATAAAATAGGTCGGCTTCCGGTATAAATACTGAAGCCGATTCCGATCTATTCACATAGGTGGGTTTTCGTCTCATTTACCCATTATAGGAAAATTATGTTAGTAGATACACTATCATTTATGACTGGCTCAACACTCGGAAATGCCCCAGTCGAAAGCGGTTCCACACTTCCATCGACATCAACAGCAGACATAGGTGAATTATATTATTTAACTGGATCTACTTCCAGTCTTTATATTTTTAATGGGGCTTCTTGGCAAACCAGTGCTTCTTCATTGATTACTTCCTTCATGGATAGAATTGGTGCTATTACACTCCAAACTTCAGACATTGTTACAACACTTGGCTTCACCCCGGCAAACGCGGCTACATCAGCCCCACTGTTGTCTCCTGCATTCACGGGAACGCCGTCAGCGCCAACAGCAGCGTTTGGGACTAATACTTCTCAACTAGCCACAACAGGGTTCGTAGTCACACAACTAGACGGTGGTCCTCAATCTACCAATCTAACTGAAACACTAACTATTGCAGCGACAGCCGGAATTACTGCAAGCGGAAACATTGCGACTGGATTAACTTCTAAATTCATGGTATTGATGGTTCGAGCAGTCAACTCACTAACTTCACAAAATTATTCACTTAGTATCTATGATGGTAGTACATCAGGAACTTTATTGTACCAAGCTTCAGGAATTACACAACAGACTTACATAGATACTGGATCTTTCTTTGTGCCTGCACTTAGTACCGGAAATCTATTTGTACAAATAACAAACATTGATGCTGATGCTATGTCTTTAGCAGTATCGGTACTAATAATCAAAATACAATAATGACAGCATTAGTAAATTACACAGATGTTTTATATGTTCAAAGTAACCAAACTTGGGATGGAGTCGGCGCAAATTATATTGATAACAGAACCAAATGGTTCAATTTAAATAATTCCAATCTATCATTGATCAGCCCAACATTCACCTTGCCAGGTGGAACAATAGTAAATGGCGCCGCTTGGACATCAGATAGTGGGCCAAATACTATGGCCATTTCAGAACAAGAACCTAGAGCATTTTGTTTAGTTGGTAAAGTCAATTTTACTTTTACAGGAACAACATTATTAATCCGGTTAAATACCGATTATGGTTGGGGTAATGATCATGTTGTATACATCGATGGAGTCCAACCTACAAGTATATCAGGTATTTTAACAGCTGTCAATTCCGTAAGTTGTGATAGCGAAACATATGGGTTTCCTGGTCCGGCTTATGTAGATGTGTTGATCGCAGATGGTTTAACAAATACATCACACACTGTTGATATCTATGTTAATGAAACTGGCTCTAGTTTCTTTTCTTTAGCCGGTTTTAAAACTGCTGGATTTGTTAGTCAAAATATTAATCAAACGGGCATGTATATCATGCCACCAAGTTATGAACTAACTCAAAATGAAACTACTCTAACTGTTTTAATGAAGGGCCCAAACACTATCCAAAATGTGACATTAGCATTCCCATCTGGATTAGTCAGTGGAACAAATACAGCATTATCAACATTAAGTAATACTGCATTGACAACTTCATTACCATCAAGTCAAGAACTATTACCAAATTTTACTGGGAGTGAAGTCAGTGGTGCATTCACTTATGCATTAACTTTGTCTGGGCAATATCCGGATCCAACTGGGGTCATAGTAGAAAATTCAACTGCGACATTATTAGCCAATAGTTCATTATTGACTCTTGGTGGAACATCTTGGGCTATTGATAATTCTGCACCTGGTGGAGTTCCAAGAATTTATTCTGATGCAAAGGGGTCCACTACTAATGAATTAACATTCTCATTTCCTGGTTCATCCTTGACTATTACAGTAGAACAAAATTATGGATATGGTACATTAGGAATTTATAACACTTCTAATACTTTATTGTATTCTATTTCATGTAGTGCTGATGCCGATCAATTATATTCAGAGACTTTTACAGGTTTTAGTACCGGTACAAATACTGTCCATCTTAGAAAAACCACAACCGATACGACTGAATATGTAGTCTTCGTATCCGCATCATGGCCTATTTCTGAAACATTTACCGAAATCACAGAAACAGTTAATTTGGTAATCAATGCATCACAACCAGTCGCAACTCCAGTTTTAGGTGTAGCCGTTGGCGAATTCAATATGACATTCAATCAGCCAATTGAATCATCATCAAATTTAACAGCAACACCAGTTCAATTGAATACTGATATAGCATACACTGAAGTCCTAAGTAGATTTCCAACATTTGCAGTATGCTATCAACCAGGTTTTGCAGATATTTTATCTCAATATGATATTTTGATTGTTGATCCATTTGCTGCTCATGCTGCTGATGTTTTAGCTTGGCAAGCACTTGGTATTAAAGTATTCGGGTATATTTCCCTTGGTGAAGAAGATGGGTTCTATTCTAATCGATATGATTTTACTTCGGCTGCAGGGCCATATGTAGGAAATGGCGAAGGACCTGGAGGAACAGCTGGATATTATTTGAAAGGTGGATTCCAATCTAGAGAATGTAATGAGTGTGCTAATGATAATCAAGCTATCCTAGGAACAAAAACTTGTGCCTTATCTCAGCCAATGTATTATCAACCATTAGGAAGATGTTCATCTTCTTGTAAGTTTGATAGCTTAGATGGATATACAGCATTTTCTACTGGTGGTGCATGTGGTGCGGGATTCACTAGTGCTAATAATTGGAAACGAGCATCGGCTAATTCAGCATGTGTTAATACATCATGTCCTTCATATTATCCAATTCACCAAATTCAAACAGGAACTAAATGCCCTACATACTCGGCAGCTGCTAATTTATCAAATGGCGCATATCTTCAGGATTTTAGCATATCATCTCCGGATACTCCAGATCAAAATGGGGTCTTTGCTTCTTATTATACAAATCAATCTAGCTCAAGTGGTTGGTTAAGCAGAATCCAATCTTATTATGCACCAACAGTATTGGGTGGCCCTATTATAGTCACAGGAGAATCTATCACTGTTTCTGAAGCTACAATTTCATCTGGTTCGGTGTTTGTATTTAATACTGCGCAATATCCAATTGATCCGGACGCAACTATTTCTGTTATGACTGCGGGTGATGCTGTGACTTATACAGCAAATGTTGATTTTACTTTTGATATGAAAACTGGTGCATTTGTATTTAACACCGGGATTACTCCAGCTGTTATATCTGGACAAGTATTGACTATTAACTATACTAAGAAGGGTCACACAATGGATGGTATTTTCATGGATACTATTGATGATGCTGATGTATATCCAGCAATAGGAAGTGAAATGTCTTCAATGATTAATAGTTTAAAATCATACGTTGGTGAAGATGTTATGCTATTATCGAATCGCGGATTTACTAATTTAAATGATTATATCCAATCATGCCATGGTGTTATGTTTGAATCTTGGTTAGTAGATTGGGATGAAAATACCGGCGTTTATTCGATAGTGACTGATGAACCATCATTGTCATTTAATGATTCTATTAATGCACAATTACAAGAACTCAGATTGACTAATGTGTTTGACGTATACAGTTTAAATTATTGTGATGCTGGTTCTGCAGGTGAAACAATACAAGCATATTGTAGATCAGAAGATGCTAAAAAAGGATATCTATCTTGGCAATCCACTATAGATTTGAATAATCCGGCAGCAAATAGTGTAGTGACTACTCCAGGATTACCTATCACAACAAACAATTTTACTCGTATTCAATTGGAGACTTATTAATATGGCTGTGTCAAATACCCCAGCGGGTCCTAATCCATTTTTTACAAATCCGCCTATCGTTTTAGTAGTTCGACACGTTAGAGTTACCGGATCTGGAGAAGTTGTAGCTGAAGATGCTAATGACTTACATCGATATACATATAGATCATTTAATACTAGAGTATTTCCGCAACGTCTTGCTACACAAGCGGCACAAAGAGATATTCCTAATGTAGGCCAACAAAAAATTTCTTTCTAATATCATCCATTTAATAAATATAGGAGAGACATTTATAGGAAAATTATGTTAGTAGATACACTTTCATTTATGACTGGAGCAACCTTAGGGAATGCTCCAGTCGAAAGCGGACCGGCTTTTCCAACGGTTGATAGTGCAGACATTGGCGAACTATTTTATTTGACTTCTGGGCTTGCTGGTTTATATATTTTCAACGGCGAATCTTGGATATCTAGTGGAGATAGTACACTAGCAACATTATCAGATACATCAATTACATCACTAACTACCGGTGAAACATTAATCTATAATGGTACTAAATGGGTTAATACGCCATCTATTAACATTTCTCTATATGCCACTTTAGCATCACCGGTATTATCTGGAACACCATCAGCGCCAACTCCAATATCAAGCTCCAACAATACACAGATCTCAACAACCGCTTTCGTTGTTGAGTCTATTTCTTCAACACCAATAACTGGATTAAGCGATGTATTGATTACTGATGTTGTAACAGGCCAAGCATTGATGTATAGTGGGACCGAATGGACAAATCAAGATATTCCAAATTATGAAGCACAAGCAGAATATTGGGCGAATATTGCTCAAGAGGTCAATGCAAACCCAGTCACATTCAGCACAGTGACTATTAATTCTTCTATTGTTCTTTCTAATAATAATTTAACTGCGACTTTTATAGCAACCCAATCCGGAGTATTAAGTACTATCGGGTATAATAGTGGTAAATATTATGCCGAAGTAAAATTTGTTAGTGGTTCAGCTAGTGGTGATTGTTCGATAGGTCTTGCTCCTTCTACAGAGCCATTATCTAGCCAAATAGGATATAACGATTCTTCTGGTGCTATTGCGATATTCCAAAATAGCGGAAATATTTATCGCAATGGAACATCGGTTGGATCCGGTTCTCCATTTTCAACAGTTGGAAACACTGTTGGCGTTGCTGTCGATTTCACGAATAAATTGATTTGGTTTTGCACAAGTGGTGGTGAATGGAATGGAAGTGGTACAGCAAATCCAAGTACAGGCACTGGCGGCCTAGCATATACTAATACAGGCTTGATGTATTTAGCTGTTGCTACAGATGAAGCTTGTGTAATGACTGCAAATTTTGATGGAAGTTTCGTGACTACATGCCCATCAGGATTTAATGCTTGGGGTGCTAATCCATATACCTATATTATGCCAATTGGTACTACTGCTACTGCTGGTGGTGTCATTACTGGTTCATTGATGAATGTGACTCCGCTTGGTGTATTAAATCCTAATATTGCTACTTCGAATTCTTTAGGTGTTGCATCATTTGGTTCAGGATTATCTATTACATCAGGCCAAGTCACAACAAGCAAATTTACCGGTGTAACAACATTAAGTCCAGCTGGATCTACCCCAACAATAGATTTATCATTGAATACTCCAATCTATCATTTGATATTGAATGAATCTTCTGCAGTATTAGCATTTGCTAATTGTTCTGTTCCTTCTGGGTTTACACAAAGATTCACCACATATATCGAACAAGGCGTTGGCTCAAGTTTATTGACTTATCCAACATCAGTATTATGGGTTGGTGGTCCACCAATATTAGGTTTTACTGTTGGTTCAAAAACCATAATTGAATGGGAGACATTTGATGGCATTACATATTATGGTTTTCCAGTCGGTCAAATAAACCCAGCATAAGGATATTCTAATGTTACAAAGTTTGCGTGCTTCTGCACTAGATGTAAATCAACAGAATGTATTGAGTATTATAAATGGTTTAGATACCTTTTTAGCTAATGCAACAGGGGATGTCGATGATGATGGTGATAATGTAGCCAATGCTTATATTATCAATAACCAAGGGATTATTGCAAACAATCTCCACTTTGAGGGTGGGCCACAAGGATATTCACCAACTCAATGTGGAACAACTGAAGGTCAAGCATTATTAATCCAGGGATATTATTATATTTGGAAGGCCACTGGGAATCCAGCATATTTAGCTAAAGCAGAACTATATCTTAATGCATATATTACATATTTTTATGGCGGTATAGCTCCACCAAATCCGCCAGATGTTTATGCATCTAATTGGATGATCAATGCGAAAAATCCATTTACTGCATATGGACCAACCAGTATCCAAAACCCAGATAGTCCTGGATATCTAGGCATCCCTGTTACATTCACTAATGGAGTAGGAAATATACCAGCAGGTGGAACAACGTTTGGCGATCAATTAGTTAGACTTTACCAAGTCTATACGGGCCAATTAGGGTATGTTTCTGTTCAAGCTAATCCAACGGATGGCGGAGTTGATTTGCCTTTTACGTCATATACAGCGACCAACGGAAGCTGGGATTCGAATGGTGATTCTGTCTCTACACCAGAAGGTGCTATAGTCGGTAATATTGTTCTATCTGATTTGACCTATAATGGGACTGCAAATGTCGCATATGTTATTGCAGATGGTGGTGTAATAGAAAGAAATGCATTATTTGATGTATGGCCAACATGGCGCGCATTAACACCAGATCAATGGGGCAATTCAATAGACTCGGAACAATGGTTCTGCGAAATTTGTTTATTGATGTATCAAGCAACCGGAAATGAACTATACAATAATGTTTATTTAAGTTCATTTGAAACATGTGTTCAGGCTTCAATAGTTGATGATGTAACTACATATTTTAATCAGGAAGTTGGCGGACAATTATTTGATTATGGAATTTCATATTGGTGGGATTATAGTCCATCAACTAGTGTTACTACAATGGTGCGTGATATTTATGGGAACACAGTCGCTACAAAAACAGCCGAAACTGGAACTAGTGCTGGAACGGTTGCTATGGAACAGATTGCTATTTTTAATAGAATTGTCGCTGAAACATCAATGCAGGTTAATATGTCATTATCAAGTCCCACAGCTAGAATTCAATTTTTTACATTAATCCAACCTACGTTAAATGATGCAGGAGTTGAATATAGATATGCGTATCATCCAGGAATAATTTCTACTATTACTCCTCTCAATATTCCTTTCAATCAAATGATTTCTGTTACTGCAACTAGTGGTAACGATAATGTCATGTTAGATGGTGGGAGCTTTGTTCCATTTGGTAGTGCATACGGATCCAGTGAATATCAAACATTCACTGTTAATGGAACAACTTATACCGATTGGGTTGGTGTTCTAACTGTCCCTGATGTTGATTCTGGTATGGTGATTGGATTTTGGGATAATTCAATAACATTATTACCACTTGAATCATTGACATATAAAAGTCTAAATACTTATACTATGTATTTAACTTTGACTGATACTGCAGGGGTTAAATGGTGGTATCCACTTCCATATAGTGCAGAATGGACCACTATTACATTATCATCAGATTGGTCTGAATTTACTTTGGTTCCATATCAAACTCCGACTCCTACTGAAATTGTTCCATCGGTTAATACATTAATGGAGCAGATAATATTCGAAACAGATTCTGCTGATGCCGCATCAATTGCAGTATATTGTTGGGGCGAATTACCACGATATTATGTCCCATCAACCGATTGGTCGACCACATATTATCTCCATGTCTCGGATGTTAATGCATTTACATGGACTGTTGGTAATGTAGTAATTCAAAATGAATATCCGGCAGGATTAAATTATACTCCTGGTGTTGTTCCATTTTCAAACCAATATTCGCCATCAGTTAGAAGAAATGAATTTTGGCGCGGAACACCCTATGCAGGTTATCAATATCCGGTTAATTGGGCTAATCAAAATTTAACGACATATGTTGATAATTGTGTAGATTTTTATTATGATGCTCAACAATCATACCATTCTACTATTGGGGTGCTTGGTCCATTCAGCCCAGTTTATGTTTGGCCACGATACGATGATTTAGGTGCAGGCCCGGTTGATACATTTTCATGGGGTACAGATAGTCCTTATCCATGGGGTGGGTATGAAGCGCGAGCATTTTGGTCGGCTTGTCATCTTTGGGCTACTCAAGTTAGATTGGGGCAGCCAGTTAATGAAAAATTAATTACGGTTTGTCAGAATTATGCAGCTTACTTATTAAATTTTCAGCAGAATAATGGAGGATTAACTCCTTCAGATTTTCCATCTAATGCACCAGCATTTAATGATGGATATACTTCAGATCCAGAAACTAGTGATCCATCTAATGTTGGACATATGACTGCATTGTTTATGGCTGGGTGTATAGAAATGTTAAATGCTGGAGATAATACTGGAATTCCTATCCAAGTTATTAATGGATGCTGGTATCAATTACAAGATACTTATGTTATTGAACAAGGCACATATCAACATATGAGTGGTTCATATTCTAGTTATGTCGGCGGGTTTTATTTTTATGGCTTCTGGGGTGGTGAAATTTTAAGAGCTTTAGGCCTTCTATTGATATGGCTTAAGGAAGGAAATAAGTTAAGTTACCAATCAACATAATATTGATTTAAAGATCGACTCCTATATAAATATAGGAGTCGATTCATGTTTTAGCTAACATAGTTCGATAAAATAATCTTTATAGGAAAACTATGTTAGTAGATACACTTTCATTTACATCTGGTGCTACTCTAGATAATGCGGTGGTTGAGAGTGGTTCATCATTACCATCCACATCAAATTCATCTTTAGGTGAACTTTTCTATTTAACGGAAACTGCTCCTGGGCTTTATGTCTATAATGGAACAACTTGGATATTAACTTCAAATGTTCTTGGGACATTAGCTACACTGGTCGATGTTTCACTTAATGATTTATCTGAAGGCCAGTCATTAGTATACAACGGAACAAATTGGATTAATTCAACTCTCTCTGGAGATGGCGGTGCAACAGCATTTGATTCATTAGTCGGTGTTGTTATCACAAGCCCTAGCGCGAATCAACTTTTATCCTACAATGGAACCAACTGGATCAATTCGCCAGCACCAACATATGCATTTAGTGGATTGTCTGGTATCTCGTTGTCTAGTCCATCGACCGGTCAATATTTAACTTATAACGGAACAAATTGGATTAATTCTGCGCCGCCTACGGCCGCCCTAGCATCTTTGACTGATGTCACTATTGGAACACCAACAATAGGTCAACTCCTATCGTATAGCGGCTCTACATGGCTTCCAGTCAACCAAACATCATTGACTTACAAAGGAACATGGAACCCGGTTACCAATACACCAACTCTTGTATCTGGGACTGGATCAACAGGAAATCTTTATACAGTTAGTACTGGTGTTATTCCAATCAACGCTCCATTAGTTGGAACTTACTCTGGTGATGGACAACATTTTACTGTGACTTCTGTAACAGGTATTGTTGTTGGTATGGCAATGTATTTTGGTACTACATTTTTAGGATATGTTGGTAGTATTTCTGGCAATATTGTTATTTTAACTGCAGTCAATAACCCAGGATCAATCTCTGGCAATCTAACATTCTATCCTACTTATTTGGATGGACATGTTCAATTCAGTGTTGGTGATACTGTTTTTTACAATGGAAGTAATTGGAATAAGGTAAATGGCAATTATTTTCCTGTTACTAGTTTCAATACTCGATTTGGCGATATCATTTTAAACCTAGGAGATATTACTACAGCATTAGGATTTACACCAGCTAATTCTACATTGGTTGCACCTCTTGCATCACCAGCATTGACTGGAACACCTACTTCTGTTACACCAAGCACATCAGATAGTTCTACTACTATTTCGACTACGGCGTATGTAAAAAATAATCTAGTTAATTATTTAACCAGTACTATTGCGGCCTCGACTTATCTTACATTATCTTCAGCGGCTTCTACTTATGCACCAATTTCAAGTGCATCATTAACAGGTATACCTACTGCACCTACAGCAACTACTGGGACTAGTACTACACAGATTGCAACTACTGCATTCGTCGCAAATACGATTATTGCATTGGCTGGTGGATTGAATTATACCGGAACTTGGAATGCTTCTACTAATACTCCAACTATCACATCTGGAACAGGGACCAAAGGAAGTTTATATAAAGTTTCTGTAGCTGGGACTACAACGGTCGATGGAATTTCGTCATGGAATATTGGCGATATGCTTGCGTTTGATGGAACTACATGGGATAAAATAGACGGTCAGTCAACTGAAGTATCTTCAGTTTTTGGACGAGTTGGCGCAGTAGTTTTAATGTCTTCTGATGTTTCATCGGCTTTAGGGTTTACACCGGCTAATGCTTCATTGGTGGCTCCATTAGCTTCACCAACATTAACCGGAGTCCCATTAGCCCCAACAGCAACGCCTGGCACTAATACAACACAAATTGCAACAACGGCATATGTTACATCAGCTGTTAGTACAGCGGCTTATGTACTTCCAGCTGCAACAACTACAACATCTGGTGGGATTATAGTAGGTACCGGTTTAACTATTAGTTCAGGTTCGTTAAGTGCAAATGTCCAAACTGTAGCCGGGCGCGCTGGCACAGTTGTGTTATCAACAACTGATATTTCTGGCATATCCGCCTATGCTCCGTTGGCCTCACCAACATTGACTGGAACTCCATTGGCTCCAACAGCACCATCTGGGACTAATACAACTCAAATAGCAACAACCGCATATGTCATGTCTGGCATATCCGCCTATGCTCCGTTGGCCTCACCAACATTGACTGGAACTCCGTTGGCTCCAACAGCAACATCTGGGACTAATACAACTCAAATAGCAACAACCGCATATGTCATGTCTGCTATATCCGGAATAAGTTCCGGTGTAACAGCATTTAATACAAGAACCGGGGCTATTACATTAACAACCTCAGATGTTGCAACTGCACTTGGTATTGCCTCTATGGCAAGTACTGCGATTGGTTATAACAGCAATTCAACTCTTGGTAATTTCTCTATTCTTCTAGGGTCTGCAGCAACACCTGCATTAGATCCAACTCATACAGAAGCCGGGATTACATTATCAAATAGTAATTTAACAGCAACATTTGCTGGTGGCACTGGCGTTTGCGTAACACTCGGTAATACTGGTTTAACTGGTGGTAAATATTATTATGAACTAACATTTGTTTCTGGGACATCCAGTAGTAATGCCGCAGTTGGTGTTGTTCCACAGACAGAAAGTTTGACAGCACAAATCGGATATAATGATGGGGTTGGAAGCACTGGTGTGTTCCAAACATCTGGTAATATTTACTATAATGGCGGAACTGCTGATGGTACAGCAGAAAACTTTTCAACAGCAGGAAATATAGTTTGTGTTGCTGTTGATGCTACAAATAGATTAGTTTGGTTTAGAACTGGGACAGGTAATTGGAATGGTAGCGGAACGGCTAATCCAGCAACTGATACTGGTGGTATCCCGATTGGTGGAACCGCAACAATCTATCCGGCATTCTGTTCTGATTCTGCTTCTGTATGGACTATCAATTTAGCTGGATCATTTACCGAAACTATACCTTCAGGATATTCTGCCTGGGCTAGTTCGGCTGGATCTGCTGCTATAGGTCTTGGTGATGTTTCAGTATCTGGTCCAATAAACCAACAAGTGCTTACATATAATTCATCAAGTTCTAAATGGATTAATACTTCGTTGAGTGCAAATACTGCACTTACTTCTATTTTATCGCCGTATGCATTGTTAGCTAGCCCAGCATTATCAGGAACACCAACAACGACAACAGCTTCATTAGGGAATAATACAACCCAAGTATCATCTACTGCTTTCGTATATAATGCAACTCAAGTAAGTTCATCAGTTAGTACAACTGGCGGAGCTACGATATTAAGCGCATCCCAATATGGCTGTGCTATTATTGTAGTGTCTGGAACATTAACTAGTAATGCAACATTGACATTTCCAACGTCCGGACAGTGGACTATATATAACAGTACTACTGGTGGATATTCACTAATCCTTACTAATGGTTCTGGTTCAAATATTACTACAGTTGATCAGAATGGAAGCCAAGAGATTATATCACTAGGTTCTACTGGGATGGTTGCATCTTCTAATACTACTCCATTGGCATCACTTGGCGATAGTACAGATAAAATAGCAAGTACCAAATACGTCACTACGGCAATTGCTGCAGCTATTGGAACACCAGTAGCTTTCAGTGCATATCAAAGTTCTGCACAAACTCTTTCTAGTACTACGTTTACTAAGATTCAGTTACAGACAAAAACTTTTGATACAACTGTGGCATTTGATAATGTAACAAATTATCGGTATCAGCCATTGGTTGCAGGTTATTACAGTGTGTCTGGTGCAATAACTATTGGATCTTCAACAACAGCAATAATTAGTGCAATTTATAAAAACGGATCTAGTTTTTCTGCTGGTGTTCAAGCCGCATCTTCAACAACCGGAACAGTTTCATCTGTAGTTTATTTAAATGGATCATCGGATTATATCGAATTATGGGGTTATGTCACTACTGGTCAAGCACTAAGCGCAGTAGCGACAAATACATATTTCACAGCAGTATTAACCAGTGCAACAGCTCCAACTGGGCCTTCACTAGGATTATTAACAGCATTACTAACAGCAAACACTTTCATGTAAAAGGAATTACAAATGACAGCAAATACAGCTCCGATTTATAGTGTATCAGCAAATATAAGCTGGGCGACAGCCGCACTAGTAACCGCAGTAACCGCGGTAACTGGTGTTGGTGCAACAAACGTTTTTACTGCGGGATCTAACGGAAGTCGAGTTGAGAAAATTCGATTTCGTGCACTTGGTACAAACGTTGCAACAGTGGCACGGGTATTCATTAATAATGGGTCCACTTTGGCTACTGCAACAAACAATATTTTATGGGAAGAAATAACACTACCAGCAACAACACTATCTCAAACTACCCAGTTGTTGAATCAGGAAATTTATTTGGGATTTGCTTTGCCTGCTGGATATACATTAGCGGTAACTATCGGTACAACTGTTGCAGCCGGATATGCGGTATCCGTTATTGGTGGTAATTACTAAAATGGAAATGTTTCATACTCCAATCAATTCAATAAATCCTCCAGTGAAATCAGAGAGTATTGATTATGTATGGGAGCAACCTCCAAAATTTAGTAATATTTCTGCACCATTTACTTCAGCTAATGCTTCATGTATTACTAATAATGGAACTGTAGCTGTTACTCTATTTAGCGGAACTGCACAAGGTGCTATTACATCAAATGGTACTAACTGGCAATTAGTCGCTTTACCAGTTAGTGATACTTGGTCTTCTATTACATATGGCAATGGTATTTTCGTAGCTGTTAGTAGTACTACAACAAATGTCATTTCATCACCAGATGGAATGACGTGGGCATTAGCGACTAGTGTTCTTACTGGGGCTGTTAATATAGCATACGGAAATAGTACCTTTGTTGCTATACAATATGGAAATTCGGTTGGAGCAACTTCACCAAATGGGATCAATTGGACGCTGATGTCTATGCCAAGTTCACAAGCCTGGCAAGCATTAACTTTTGGTAATGGTATTTTCGTATGTTGTGCATTTGATACAACAATAGCTGCATATAGTTCAAATGGAACTACATGGACAACTAGTACAATGACGACTACATCACAATGGTGGTCCATTACTTATGGCGGCGGGTTATTTGTCTGTGTATCAAATGGTGCTGCAACTATTAATACTAGCCCAGATGGGATCAATTGGACAGCACAAGCCTGGGATAATGATGATTACACTAGTATTTGCTATGGTAATGGTATGTTCATGGCTTGTGCAACATCTGGTGATAATGAATTTAGTACAAATGGTATTGCAAATACTTACGGAACAACATTATCATATACCGGTGCTAGTGGAATTACATATTTACCAACATCTGGTTTATTCATTATTGTATTTAGTACTGGTGTTTTATCAGTATCTAGTCCTACTGCTTCTGTTTGGACTGCTAATAATTATGCACAACAATATGCATGTGGAGCATATGGTAATTCAACTTATGTAATTCTATCTAACAATAATAGTAATGCATTTATATCAAGCACCGGATCCACATGGAAACAAATCCCATTACCTGTTTCTCAAATTTGGAGTTCTATTATATGGGGCGGCCGAATATTTGTCGCCTTTCCGGTAACTGGAACTACTGGTATGGTTTCATTAAATGGAGTTGAATGGACACTTATTACGTTACCAACCACATTAACGGCAGGCGCATGTATTGCATACGGTAATGGTAGATTTCTTGCTACTGGTGCTACCGCTGCACAGGCAATGTATAGTACAGATGGAATAGAATGGTATGCTAGATCTCAAGTAGCCACAGGTGTTTCTGTTAATACATTTGGGAATAATTTATTTGCTGGGATAACAACCGGAACATCGGTATGTTCATCAACTGGAACACCACAGAACGCTTTTCCGAGAGCGGGTGCAATGCCGTCATCAACAACTTGGGGGTGTATAGCATATGGACGAGGAGTATTTGTTGCTATGAATACTACTACAGCTGGAGCTGTTTCTGTTGATGGATTATTTTGGAATCCAGTTACATTACCGGTTAGTGCAGTTTGGTCAAATTTACAATTCGTATTTGGTTCATTCATGGCAGTCGCAACAGCTGGATCAACTATGCTTCTCAGCTATGATGGAAAGAGTTGGAAAAGTTATGCGATGCCATTTGCGGCTGCATATGTCCAAATAGTAGTAGGAAAGAATAATATTGTTGTTATTGGTTCAGATGGAACTCTTTTAACATCACAAGACTTCAATGGTTCCAGGTATGGATTGTTAATGTAAAGTAAGAAGCAATTCAAATTATGAATAAATAGTTTTATCCACTAATAATAATTATAAACATGTCAACACTATCATCATTTAAGCTATTCGTTGTAGAAGACAAAGAACATGGATCAGGTCTAGATCGTGTTCTTAATGCAATCGAAAAACGTTTACCAGCATTACTAAATACTAAGCTCTATAGGTTCGGCGGTAAAGATGGTACCGAACAACTAAAATCTGGAGTCGGGTATTTGTATTTCTTTGGTAAGGGAAAAGCTTTCAGAATCAGAACTAAAGGAAGTACAATTATTGCATTTGACGTATGGACAAAATACGGAATGAATGCAACAGCAGATTACACAATTCACACTGAAAATCTCAGTGTTGCAGCAATTGCGTCCGAGCTAAAGAAGATTGCTCAATTGATTAAATCTCCTAAAGAAGGCAAAGTAGAAATTACTGCTGTAGAAGAAGCTAAATCTATTTCACTAGAGATTGGTGCTGATCTATTTGAAGCTAAAGGTGTTTCTCCTGAAGAATTTCTAAAGCTTGCTAAGAAAGACTTGAGTGATGCCCAAGTTAAAGATGTTACCTTTGATCAGATTGTTAAAATTGCTCGTGATAATAATGTTGGTGTTCCAAGCAAAAAATATCTTGATGGCCAGAAAGTTGGTCGCGGTCGTTGGTCTCTAATTCCTGGCGGTTCATCAGAAAAAGAATCGAAATCAGATGAACCAAATAAACCAGATTCTAAATCTTCAGGTAAAGCGGAACCAATTCTTTATATTAAAGTTACTGCGCAAGACCCAGTAACAAAACGATTTATTTCGGCTGGTGAAAATAAACAAGCCCAAGCTCTATATAATCAAATCCAAGATAAGCTTGCTGCTAATCCAACTGAAGAGGAAATGCGTGATGTCGATATGCTATATGGTCACTTATTTCAATTAGTGACCTTAGCATGTAAAGATAAACTTAAAGCGTTATTGATATATGGCGGGCCAGGGACTGGTAAAACCTTTACGATTATGGAAGCTATCAAGGCAGCCGGATTAGTTAAAGGTGAAGATTATGTTAAACTTTCTGGTAAGATTACTCCTACTGAATTGTATAAGACATTGTTTATGTTTCGTAAAGGTGGTTTAATTTTATTTGATGATTGCGATTCAATGTGGAAGAATCAAGATGCTGCTAATTATTTAAAAGCTGCATTAGATACTTCGCCAGTTCGTGAAATTTCTTCGGCAAATGCACAAACTAAAAATGTATCTAAATGGACAGATGATGAACGTGAAAAGTATAATACTTCAATGGATCATTATCTAGCTGGGACTCAGCCAGATGAAGAAGATGAAACTGAAGAAGAGGAAGAAGGCGATTCAAAGAGAGATACCGGTCTAGAAGATAAAATGAAATTCCCGTCTACCTTCGAATTCAGAGGGCGGGTAGTATTCGTTTCAAATCTTAAGAAAGAAGAATTCGATAAAGCTATTCTTTCACGTTCTGCTAAGATTGATATGTCATTGACACCAGAAGAAACACTAGTTCGTATCCGTTCTATTCTTCCTACACTTGGCGGGACTGATGTTTCTATCGAAGACAAAGAAAAATTGATAGGTGTTCTTTTAGATCTCAATAAAAAGAAAATCCTTGATGTAGTGACGATCCGAGAATTTGTAAAAGGTTTGGACATTGTCAGATCAGGCGCGGAAAATTGGCAAGAATTGGTAATCTACATGTAATTCTAGTTTTTAGGAGTGTGATTTGTGTATAATTGCATTTCCAAAATTAAAAAATAGGAAATGCAAATGGCCAAAACTCGTATTATGCTAGAAGATAGTGCAATGGATGCTATTTTGAAAATGGCAAATGGTAATGCCGGCGCAATAAAGGTATGCGTTGACATCTTGCACAAAGGCGCGGACATTGATCCAGACTCGCAATGAGTCTCCTTTTTTGTTACACTTTTTCCTACACATTCTTTAAGTTTATGTTATAATGATTCTAACGTAACGAACTTGGAAGTAAATCATGAAACTGACCACCGAACAGAAAGCCTTCATTGCTCAAATTCGTAAGCTCAAGAAGGAAGGAGCGATGAACTTTCACTTCACGTGTTGGGATGGAGATTTGGTGATTAAAAACAATGTATATCCGGACTGGATACTATTCACTCCATCTGGAGCAATCAGCAGCATTACTCGTGACATCGTGATGACTGGGACTCGTCAAATAGTGTGCAAGTGGAAAGGTGCTAGTGCACTCCCAACAACTGTTGCTAAATAAGGAAATAAAATCATGAGTATTGCATCTCAAGGCGTTATAACAGAAGAAGCCGAAAGTGGCCGGGTTGAATGGGTTGAACTGTCAAAGCTGACTTTTGATCTATGGCGGAATGATTGGTGGATCGGTATGGCGACTGGCGATACTGTTCAAGAAGCGCGCCAAATGGTGGTTGATGCTGGATATCCGGCAGATCATGAAATCATTATGACTCCGTTCTATGGACTCAATACAAGTAAGGAAACTTACGTAGCTATAACAGGTCGAAAAGCTAAATAAGGAAGTGAAATCATGGCACTCAATATTGCTCACATCCCGAAACAAATTATCAGTGATCTGCAAGAGCGAGGCCACTCGCTCGAGGCTATTGCAGATATGGATCCACAAAAAGCATTTCGCGAGTATTGTGAATGGAATGGCCTAATTCGGTGGGGCGATGCACTCTGGGATGCAATGGAAAATCTCAACCGCGCCGAAAAGAAATAATTCCAGTTTCGTTTTTAAAAGTTTTTGGTAAGATAAAGTATGGTTGACTTATTTAAAGGTGTTTATCATGGACTGCCTGAAAATTTGTATTACTTTATTCTGTCTATTATTTAGTGCCTCTTCAAATGCCGATTGCTTTGAAGAGGCAGCTAATTATCAACATGTCAATCAGCTTTTACTGAAAGCTATTGCATGGAAAGAATCCCATAATAAACCTGATGCCATTCATAAAAATGATGATGGCTCAGTCGACATTGGTATATCCCAGATTAATTCAATTCATTTCTCAGAACTTTCTGAGTATGGTATTAAATCAGATCAACTGTATAATGAGTGCACCAATGTCTATGTTGCGGCTTGGCTTCTTAAACAAAAGATGGTAAAACACGGGAATACTTGGGCCGCAGTTGGTGCATATCATTCCGAAACCCCAGACAAACGTGAAGCTTATGCTAATGATATTAAAGACATCTTGTCTAAATGGGATGACACAAAATAAAGTTTTACTTTTTCAAGATATAGTATATAATGAATCAACATCAACAATCCTGGAAATATCATGTCAAATAAAACGAATCTTACAGTTAAAGAATTTGATGTTTTAGTCGAATCTGAAAAAGCTGAGCCGATATGGGCTCAAGCAGAAAAATCGATTATGGCATTGCCTGGGATGATTTTGACCCACAAACCGCCTGGACGCCACCCATCTATCGAAATTGATTATGATGAAGATGAAGAAGATTATACAAAAAAGATGGTGTACCTCAAAATGATGAGCAGCGGCGGTGTTACCGATGATGCGAATGGTATTGCATTACAAACACATTTGAAACAGCGCGGCATTGCGTTCATCTCTAATCGGCCACGCAGCCTTAGTATGTTGATTGTTGATTTTCTGAATGAATTCGTCAATCAATAATGATCTTTGTTTGTTGAAAGCCAGAATAATTTCTAGAAAAGAGACCTGATCAGGTCTCTTTTCGGGCATATAAATATTGCATATACTTACAATACAAGTTATGCAAAATCCAATTATTAATGATACAACTCTTCGTGATGGTGAACAAACTGCTGGTGTAGCCTTCACAACAAAAGAAAAATGTGATATAGCTCAAGCTTTATCTGATGCTGGAGTTCCAGAATTAGAAATAGGAATTCCTATTATGGGCGACGATGAGATTGAATGTATTCAAGCTATCACTTCATTAAATCTCAATTCCAAATTAATGGTCTGGGGTCGTCTAACAGATTCGGATCTTAATGCGGCATTACAATGTACACCAGACATTATCCATCTTTCTATTCCTGTATCGGATATTCATCTCCAATATAAACTCAGACAATCTAGAGAATGGGTTCTTGATGAAATTACCAGGGTTATTGGTAAAGCAGTCAAGACAGGATATAAAATATCCCTAGGTCTTGAAGATTCATCAAGAGCAGATCTTTCATTTTTAATCAAGGTTGCTAAACGAGCTCAACAGGTTGGAGCTTCCAGAATTCGGTTTGCTGATACTCTAGGTGTTTTAGATCCATTTTCTACCTATGAAAGTATTTCTAGAATATTAGAGATTGTTGATATTGAGCTTGAAATTCATGCTCATGATGATCTTGGATTAGCAACAGCAAATACCTTGGCAGCTTTAAAAGCTGGAGCTACTCATGCTAATACCACAGTAAATGGACTTGGCGAGCGTGCCGGTAATGCTGCACTAGAAGAAATAGTCATGGGCGTTAAGCATCTCTATAACACCGATAGTGGGATCGATCCAAAAGCCTTACTTGGTATATCACGGCTCGTCGAGAAAGCCTCAGGGCGCAGTGTAGCGACTAATAAGAGCATTGTAGGTGCTGGAGTCTTTTCTCACGAGGCTGGAATTCATACTGATGGTTTGGCTAAGAATATTTTGACATATCAAGGATTCGATCCGGCTGAACTTGGCCGGACACATTCGATAGTACTTGGTAAGCATTCTGGGTCTCAGGGTATTCGTAAAGCCTATGAGTTGCTTGGATTATTTCCTACTGAAAGACAAGTTAGATTGTTATTAACTGATGTTAGAAATCATGCTATGGAATTTAAATGTGAACCCTCTGAACAAGATTTGAAAAGATTTCTTTTTGCTATACGATAAATACTTGGCACACTATAATAATACGCCAATGAAAGTATCAGATATTTTTCTCCTTGCCGAATCTAAAGAAATTATGACAGTCCTAGCTCGTCCATTAAATAAAATGGAAGCTAAACTAGCTCAAGAATTCCAAGGTCTATGTTCAGTTATCCATGATTATATTGTTGGTGATAAATCAAAAGAATCATGGACCGATCAACATGTTAAAGAATTAATTAGGTCCCTTAAAAAATTCAAACGTTTCACATTTATGGACCATGCTATCAAAGAACTAGAAGACTGTATTTCTGCATTTGGTAAGATGGGACAAGCTCGTGAGAATATGGTTAAGCATCGAACTAAGATGAATAAACATTCAGATGATATTCTTGCTGCTATGTTAGCTGGAGATTTAGATAAAGTTCATGATGTTTCGACTGCATTAGGTGCACTATTAGATCAAATAGATGCACACGTAGATGTCAACGAGAAAGCAAAACGCCAAATGAAACAAACTTTCACTAGAGAGAATATGGGTTTCTTTAGTGGTGGATCAACAGATATTATAGATATCATTGATGGCAATATGTATAAAAAGATTATCGAACTTGATTTCACAAGTGATATTTTTACATACACAAATTTCCCAGTTAATAAGATGGCTGAAAATCTAAAATATCTTATCGCATTTATGCTCAATTTGTCAACCACTGATAAGCCAAAACGAATTGATAGTAATGATGAATTTAGAAAATATTTAATGTTATCTAAAGCAGGTAGTGATTCATATAAAACATTAATGGATCTAGTTCAAAATTATCTTCAATCAAATAATAAGACCTTGATTCCTAAAATTATGTCTTATATTGAAGATCATCCTGAAATCCGGGATGCTAATAATAAGGCTAAAAAGAAAATTAAAACAGTTTATCGTGGAGTTCCGGCTGATAAAGACGAACGTACCATTTCATCAGCCAAAGCAGTATTATTAGATAAAAAAGAAAAAGTTGTTGCTACCTCGCCAAGTAAACATGCTGCAATGAATTTTGCTCTTCAAAAAGGACATCTAGATTCAGTACGACGTTCTGAACTTGGTTATCTAATTGAATATGAAGTTGATTTTAATTCGATTGTATTAGTAACATATATACTTGGTACTGCTTACAATGAAAAAGAAATTTTAATAGATGCAAGTAAAGCTAAAGTTGTACAAATAGAGGAAGTATAATGAGTGAAAACAAAGCATTTAAAGTTAATACATATGGAACTAGCCCCTTAACAATATTTTCTTCCATGGACAATATTACATTAAGATTTGGTAGTGAACTTCCAACAGAAATAGAACATCCATTTAAAGATACATTTGATGTATATGTTGACTCTAGAGATAAAAATTGGAAAGAATTGGAAAGAATTATGAAGCATAATGGTGCTTCGGATAAAGAACTTGAAGAAACTAGAAAAAAGTTTAATAGTGAATCTTTAGCAGAATTAAGATCTACTCATAGAGATTTAATGAACAACAAAATAAAAGAAGTGACTGCTGTATTATCTAAAATGAGTATTGCTTTTACTAATGTAGCCAAACAAAAATTACTTGAAGTCATACATACTTCCGACGAAGCTAATAAAAAATTAGAAGAAAGTATTGCTGAACTTGCTAAGAGCTACGCCAACCAATGAAAGTATCAATATGAAAACATTTAAACAATTTTTGAGTGAAAGTAAACAATATCCTCCAGAACAAGTTATTGCAGCTTTCACTCAATTGTATAAAGAAACTGGTAATTCTTTAGATGGTGGAGAATGTGGAGATGCCGCATTCATGTATCATCTCCTTAATTCTGAGTTCGAGTACTATGGAATTCTAAGTGATGATGAAGATGAAAACTTAGCTCATATCGTAGTCAAGTATAATGGCAAACTCTATGATGGGCAAGGCGAACTGAATGACAAATATGAATACCAACCAGTCAAATTCAATAAAGGCTCTAATTTTCATACAAGCACATATGAAGACGATGCTGGCCATGAATCTGCTGTTGGCGGCGGTGATGGGCATGGCCAACCACATGATAAAGCAACATACAGAAAACTCTTGGCCATCTTAGAAAAATAACAAACGTAAAATACCTTTTGTGTTATAATATTCACATAATTAAAATAATAAATTTATGATATCGAATTTGTATCTCTGCATTTTTGTAACACTTCTGTTTGTGATCTTTCTTTCATGATCTTAATTTAAGAAATTTTTTAGGGACTCCAACCCTTTAATTAAGACGTTCAATATGTGCGTGCGTGGAGTATGAAAGCGTATGTGCTACAGGCCTTAGCACACTAGTAATAGTAAATTATGGCGGCCCTCTCGACATTATAAAAACTAAAGTCATCCGAGCTTCGGGGCACACTGATGTAAGCGCATCAGAAATAAACAGCAAAACTCTTTAAATCCTTCCCTAACGGGTATTCATTGTGGTACGTTCCACTGCTGATAATTGGCGGCCAAAATTCGACCTTCGGTAAGTCGAAATATACTGTCGTCCGCTTTACGACTATTCACCACAGACCATTTTGTCAATAGAATTTCGTAGCAGAATCTTTTTGATTCTGAACTTTTTCATCCTATATTCTTTCTATTATAGGTGATAGAGAAGAAGCTCGGCTATCCCGAAAATACTAATAAATAAAAGAAACATAAATTAAACATAAATTAAAGTAACAGAAATATTATCTGAAGCAACTCGACCATATGGTCGAGTTGGGCTAAGAGCGGTGAGTACAAGGCCAGAATAGTTCTTGGGGAAATATATGATATTAAGAATGATCATGAATTTTCTAAAGATGTCCTAACTAAGCTACAGAAACAAGCCAAAGAAAAATTAGCTAAGATGGCTGAAGAACATCCAACCCACCTCATGTTCAAAGATGTAAAAACCGCATCTGAATATATGAAAAAAATGGAGCTTCCAAATTGGCCATTGGCTATAGAAAAGGCTACTGGTAACGGATGGGGTCCTAGTCGCAAAACTGCAATTACCTCTGGTGATGTTAGTATGAAAATTCCCGGATATGAGGATATTAAGATCACTGATATGGGTGATGGTAAGATCATGGTTCATGTTGATGCTACAACTGGCCGGACACTTGGAGCAATTGGCGAGGTTGCCTATCTTGACAATGCAGAGCATGATAAAATCAAGACTCTGGTGAGTGATACTACTTTAAATGAATTGCAAAAAGATTCATGGAAGGTGCGCAGCATTATCAGTAATCAAAATGAATTGTGTGATTGCCTTAATGGTGTAAGTGGTGTGTGGAATATTAAAGATGATTATAGCCCTGCTCCCACGATTTATAGTTTTGAACAAATGCAGGAAAAACATGATGCACTGAGTGCCAAACTTGAACTGGTTGAAAAACTAAGTAGCCTTATACTAGGACAAACTGTGGTTTTCAAAATTCAGGAATTCAATGGATTTGAGTGTAACTTTTATGAGTCTAATTTTTTTAAGCATTTAAAAAATTTTTATATGAACTAAAGCCTGCAATTCTCATTGCAGGCTTTTTTATTTTTTATCATGATACATTGCTATATGTATGGTATAATGGACTATTCCATTTGATTTATAGAGGCACACATGAGCATTCATCGTTACCAGTTTAGTGGTGTTCTGGCTCAACCGGCGAAGGTTGAAAAAACTGCACTTTTTTCAGGCAAACTGCTCGATCTTCAAGATGCCTTTGAAGTTATTTTTGATAATTCCAAACATCCCGCCATTGCTGCCAAAATGACTAAGGCATTGCGGCGTGAACTTAAACGTGAACAGGAAAAACTGGCGACCATCATGACCCCCGATATTATTTATGGGGTGACATTTAATGGACAAACTGGAGAGGCATTTGAGGTGCCCTATGGGCAAGCTCCAAAACGCACTATTTATACTGATGAACAGTTTGAAATCATGAACAAACTGATGCACGATAAACTTAAGGTCATTGAAGAAATGCTAAGCTTGCTGCTTGAACAGAGTATTCATTTTACATTGAGTCAGATTAACGACATGGAATACTGGCATTAATTTGTATCAATTACACTTAAGTATCATTTTTACATCTTTTTTTTATAAAATGGAATTAGTTAAAGAATTATTGTTGTTGAATGAAGCTTCAACGGCTGGAAGAGCTTGGGAAGGCAAATTGAAAAAGATTGATGCGCTTTTAGCATGGATGTATGACAAAGACATTCTTACAAAGGGCGAAAAGGCTAAAAAGGATTCGATCTTTAGAGCATACTATCGTTATTACAATGATGGCGATATGCCAAAATCTTTAGCATTAAAAGGATTTAGCAAATACTCAGATAAAGGTTCTATAGAAAAAGCATTAGAAGCATATCTAGAAGATTTTATCAAATCATTACTAAGCAAATATCTACCTAAAGTAGATAGAGCAGAATTTAGAATTGACAAAATGCTTTCTGATCTATCAACTGTTATTGATGTTTCTGAAAGACATGATGCTCACGGCCTGTTAGAGTATTGGTTAAAGACTGTAAAAATTAATGATCCGGAATTAATTTTATCGAAATTAGTAGATGAATTAAAAGAACAATACGACAAGGTAAAAACGGAAGCTGATTCGATTTCTCCATCTACAGACAATCTAGTCATGTCTCATAGACTAGAAAAAATGAAAACAGCAGGCGAGTCAACAAAAACACTTGACAAAAATTGGAAAGCTTGTGAAGATACTATCGATGAAATTACAGCATTCTTAAAAAATCTAGTTGATTCGTTAAAACAACTTAAGAAACAAAAGTTTGGTGAATCAGCAGAATAAACTGATGTCTTTCAGGATCCATAAATAATCTTTTTAAGGATTGTTTATGGAAAATATAGAATACACAAGACTGCCAATAAATGAGCTTCGCAAATGTCAAGCTGACCCAGTTCACTTCATTTCAAAGTATTGCAAAATAGTAAATAGAGATAAAGGTTTAGATTTTATTAATTTGAATGACTCTCATATAGCAATGATTCGTGCAATGCAAGAAGGAAATGCTATCATTGAGGCTCCAAGAATGTTTGGTAAGACGACAATTGAATGTTTATTTGCTCTTTGGTATGCGATATTTTACTACGAAAAAAATATTTTATTAGGCGCACATAATTTTCATGCATCAGTTTACATGATGGAAATTATAAAAATCGCATATCAACATCTTCCAGATATGTTTAAGATTGGCATAGTACAGCAAACCAAACAGAACATGAGGCTAAAGTTGCTAGCGGATTAAGAGCATATATGTTATACCAGTATCTTGAAGCCCATCTTCCAGAATATTTAGCTAAAGTCAGTAAAAATGCCAGTAAGATTGTCAGTACTAAAAAGAAGGCATCCCCGCAATCGATAAAGTCAAAATCACAGATGACGCACATAAAGAGTATGACACTCTGATGAACCGTTTAAAAAAGAAAAGTGGAAAATAAATGAAAGTAATGAAATGAAATTCTAATCGAATGCTTTGATTAGAATTTATTTTAACAAGTCAAATGATGGAAGCAAATCATGAAGGTTGCATTCCACAGATCCAGTTGATTGCCAATCGAAGCAATGACTACAACAATACCAACACCAAGACAGAAGTCACGAGCAATGGCTTTTAATTCTTTCATGATTGAACTCCATGTTTAAGTTAAAGAAATTATAACTTGATATTTTTGGAATGTACATCAATTTTTGACATCACTTTCCTGCCATATAAATAAATCTATCTAAAAGGATTTATTTATATGCTACCAATAGGGTATTCTGAAGAACTTATTAATGAGTTTTTCCTCTGCGAAACAGACCCAGTTTATTTCATCAACAAGTATTGCAAGTTTCAACATCCAATTAATGGATTGGTGTCTATCAATCTATACCCATACCAAATTGATTTAATCAATGCTATGCATCGTGGCAATATTATTTCTATTGGGCCAAGACAGGTTGGTAAAACTCTTATCTCTGCACTATTTTCTCTTTGGTTAGCAATCTTCTGGCCCAGCCAAAATATCTTGATTGGCACAATCAATGTCAATAATGCACAACACATAATGAGCATTATTAGAATCGCACTCAAGGAATTGCCAACATGGTTAATTCCAAAAGTAAATATTAATACAATGCAAAAACTGGAATTTTTTAATGGTTCCAGGATTATATCTAATGCATGCTCCTCCGATAATTTTGGTAGAGGAATTAAAGTATCATATTTAATTTTTGATGAATTTTTATTTGTTAGGAAATCTGTTCAGCAATATTTACTAGGTAATATTGGTTTAACTTATGACCGAGGTGGCAGTGTTGCAATCTTATCTACTATGTCTGATGATGATGAAATCGCTAAAACACTGTGTGATAGTTCGATATTGGAACAGTGTCATATTAGATGGGATGAGCATCCTGAAAGAGGACAAGAATTCAAAAAAAATATGATGGCTGTACTTGGACAGAAAGCCTGGTATAGAGAGTTTGAGTGGGACTTAGATAATGGCGAATGATTATTTAAAAGCGCCAAATGCTCTTTCTGAATATACACCAGAATTAATCCAAGAATTAGTTAAGTGTAAGAAAGATCCTGTGTACTTTATGGAGAATTATGTTTACATACAACATCCGGTAAGAGGGAAAGTAAAGTTTATTTTATACCCATATCAAATAGATATGGTTAAACAACTGCATGCCAATAAATTTAATATTCTGAAAGTTGGGCGTCAACAAGGTAAAACATTGACTGTTGCAATTTATTTCTTTTGGTTTGCTATTTTCCATTCGGATAAATTGGTTCTTGTTGCTAGTAATAAATTCAGTAATGCTATTGAAATTATGCAGAGAATTCAATATGCGTATGAAGAACTTCCACATTGGCTGAAACCGGGTGTTAAGAGCTACAATAAGACTTCAATAGAATTTGATAATGATTCTAGAATGATATCACAAGCGACAACAGCTAATACTGGTCGTGGTCTTGCTTGTGCTAAAATTTTCATTGATGAAATTGCTTTCGTTCGTAAATCTATTCAGGAAGATTTATGGACTTCGATGGCGCCAACATTATCAACTGGTGGCGATTTAATTATTTCATCAACGCCTAATGGCGATAATGAATTGTTTGCTACCTTATGGCGCGGCGCAGTTCTTGGGACAAATGGGTTTACTCCATTCGAAACTTCGTGGGATGCACATCCGGAAAGAGATGCGACGTTCAAAGATAAAATGATTGGCCAAATTGGCGAATTGAAATTTCGCCAAGAGTATGGATGTGAATTTTTATCATCGGATCCATTATTGATTAATTCAATTAAGCTCCAACAACTTAAATCTTCTATGCCTATTATGGAAGATCGCGGATTTAAATTCTGGGGTGAGGTCGATGTCAGAAATTCATACTATGTTGGTGTTGATATTTCAGTAGGCGTCTCTGGGGATTATTCGACTATCCAAGTTCTTGAATTTCCATCAATGAAACAATTCGCTGAATTTAGATCTAATACAATTACACCGCAACAATTGTATGCCAGAATCAAATGGATACTGACTTATCTAAAGGCACCTAAGACTGATCGAGGAAAGTCCCCTGAGGTCTACTGGAGCTTCGAGAACAACGGCGTTGGTGCTTCTATTGTTGCACTATACCAAAATGAAGACAAGTTCCCTGACGCCGTCCTGCTTAGCGATGATGATCGGATTGGAATGAATACTTCAGCCAAATCCAAATTACTAGCTTGCCTAGAATTAAAACGATTAATAGAAAAAACTACTGGAGGTCTCACTGTTAATTCTGAATTACTATTGATGGAACTCAAGAATTATATTTCGAATGGTAAGACAACATATCATGCTAAACCCGGTGCAACAGATGACTTAGTAGCAGCCATGTTGATTGTTATGAATGTATTAAAGAAAGCAGCGGATTATGAAGAATCAGTATTTGAGATGATGTATTCGACTGAGGATGATGATCTTCTTGATAGCGATGATCCTTATGGTAATGAAGCTGCACCAATGATATTTTAAAAGGAACTATAATGAAATTATTTAAGAAATATGATATAAATTTATCGGCATATGGCGATGTATATAAACTAGGGATCATTTTTGCCTTTGGTAAAATACACCGTAATATGGATGTAGAAGAGATTAAGCGGAGTGAAGACGGTAGAGATGTTTCTGCTTTTCATAGAATGCCTGTTCAAGAAGGAACATTTATCCGGATAGAACTCCCGTTTAAGAAAACTGTTACGTATACATGTCCTGAGGATTGTATTGATAAGACTAGTCCTTGTAGACCAACTTGGTTATTTACTTGGCGAAACAAAGATGTAGTAAAACCGGGATATAAGAAAATGTTTGCGTGGAATCCATTTATCTAGTTACGGATATCCACAACTACATTACAATGAAATAAAAGAGGAGCAACAATCCTCAATAATAAAATAATAATAAGTTGGATATCATGTTACCAAAATTTCAAAAATTCCTTGATGAATTCAAGGTTACTAAGCTGTGGACAGATATGGAAGCCACATGCGAAAATTCACCTTGGCACCGGGAATCTTCTGTCTCAAAACATGTTGAAATGATCTTAGATCATTACTTCGAGAACTTTGCTCAACATCGGACTGACCGCCAGCAAGCCTTGACCTTTCTATCCGTGGTCTTTCATGATACGGGAAAACCTAGTGCAGCTAAAACAAAGACTTCAGAATCTCGAGGAACATATACTTCGTTTGGTGGCCATGAACATAAGTCTGCTCGTTTGTGGGAAGAATACGCTGTCGAGAATTGGAACAAATGGAAACAATTGAAGAAGACATTTGGTCTTAAAGATTCTGATATCTATGTGATCTCATGGATCATAGAAAACCATTTGCCTCATGATCTGGATACTCCAGAAGATTTGCAGCATATTCGCAATCAACTTGATTCAGAGCCATTTGAATTTGGTGAGTTAGCTAATGTATATTATGACCAAATTATTTCCGATCAATCTGGTCGGATTTCGGATGATCATGAAAAGAACTTGGCCGAAGTATTTGCTTTTGTTGATGGGATTAAAAAACTTAAAGCTAATTATTCTCTTAAGAGATCTGATCTTCAAGTTCTTGGGTGTAGTGCTCCTAAACTGTATGTATTAATCGGGGCCTCTGGATCCGGTAAGTCAACATATTCTGATAAAAAAATTAAAGATGGAGCATCATATTTTTCATTAGATGCCTCTAGGCTTTCATACGCTGCGGATAATGGAGTCAAAGGAAGTAATCCTGTTGATGCATATGGAAGAGCCTTTGCATATTGTGGCAAGCATCGCGGACCATTTAGGCAATACGCTGATAGAATATTCCGAGATCTTGTTAAATCTAATGTGTCAATCATAGTAGATAACACTAATGTATCAAGTGATGCTCGGGGTGATTATATCTATGAGGCCAAAAAAAGCGGATATGACATTGTTTGTGTTTTGTTTCCTATCACTCGTAAAGAATTGGCGGGTCGCCAAAAGGCCCGCACAGATAAGTGTGTACCTATGGTCGCTGTGATGGATCAGTATTCTAGAATTTCTATGCCTTGGTTAGGCAAAGAAACAGATTACGTAGAACTTGTTATGACTAATGTTGATGGCCAAACAAAATGTAAAATCCAATAATACCAAGAACATATTATTGTACATTCCGTTGGTCCCGTAGTAGAATAGCTTCATGGTCTAAACCATATTAAAAACTCAAGGACGGTGAACCCTCTCACCGATCCTGATGAATAATTAAAATACGTAGTACAATACACGCTTAACCAAAACCAATAATAACAAACGGTAATAATGCGCCTAAGATTTATTCAAAATAAATCTTATTCGGTTTTCCGTTACATCCAAAAATCTACTATAAATACTCTTGTCATGCAACGTGACAAAACTTTGTAGTCTATTTTATAAAAATTTTAATAACTAATTTTGGAGTAACATTTTATGTCAAATTCAACCCGCGAAGAAAAGCTAGCACAACTAAAAGCATTACAAGAAAAACTTTTGCCAAAGGCAAAGAATGAGATTGTTTATACTCAGTACTTTGATTTTTGGAAAATGTTGGAAGGCGAAACTAACGTCGTTCGTTTCCTCCGCGATGCTAACCCAGATAATCCCCGCCAATTCGTAGTAGAAAATTTCACGCACTCATTCAACATCGGTGGTAAGACACGTGTAGTGGCATGTCTTGAAATGTATGGTGAAAAATGTCCTGTTTGCGAACTCTCCCGTCAATATTACAACGAAGCAAAAGCTGCTGGCGAACCAAAACCAGATCCGGCTAAAGGTATTTTTGCTGGTCCTTTGACCACACTGGGTAAGAAGTACTTCCGCAAGCGCGAATATTTAGCTCAAGTTAAGATCCAATCATCAACTGTTGATTTTGCTGGTAATGAAGGACATGAACATGAAGCTCCTATTAAGTTAGGACCTCAAATTTTCAATTTGATCCAAGCTGCTTTTGGTTCTGGGGATCTTGAAAATGTTCCGTTCGAAGAAAAAGGCGGATATGATTTCCGTATCAAGAAGTCAATGCAAGGCACTAGTGCTAATTACACCTTGTCATCTTTCGCTCCAAAGCAATCAGACTTAGATGATGATGTAATTGCTAATTTGAATTTGTATGATCTTTCAACTCTTCGTAGTCGGAAGACTGATTTAGCTGTAGTAGAAGCATTACTTCTTGCTGATCGCACCGGTCAACCACTAGTTTTGCCAACTAAGGCTTCTAACGAATCAACTCCTAGTGAAGCTACTCCTAGCGCTTACACTTCTTCATCTTCAGTGATGGAAGCTGTTGAAACTCCTGATGTTGATACCACCTCTATTTCAGCACAAGTTCCAGGTAAAGTGACTGATGTCTTAGCTCAAATTCGTGAACGTGCTGCTGCTAATAAAGCGGCTGCCGCAGCAGCTGAAACTGCCTAAGAAATATCTGTGCTAAGTTGTAATTAGCATATGCATATTAAATCTAGAGATTGTAAAAGATCTCTAGATTTTTACTCCATAAAAATAAAATAATAATCTCAGGAGAAAATCTCATGGCAACCTTTAGTTTCTTAAAAGAGTTCAGAAAAAAGTTGGACAAAATGGAGAATGTTTCTACTATTTTCCAACCGCCAAAGAAGTGGTATTCAACAGGCAATTATGCGATCAATCGAGTCTTATCCGGTTCATATATTCGCGGATATCCAGCAGGTCGCCTATCGCTATTCGCTGGTCCTTCAGCATCAGGTAAATCATTTCTAACATGTAATGCAATTCGCGAAGCACAGAACGAAGGCGCTTTCATTTTAGTTATTGATTCAGAAAATGCATTAGATCCGGTATTCATGAAGAAAATTGGTGTTGATATTTCACCAGATAAACTTCAATACATCCAAGTCGTTACTATTCAAGATGTGACTAAAGTTCTTTCGGACTTTTTGGTTGGATATGAAAAAGAATTTGGACGTTACAACAAAGATGCACTCGATGTTCTTATAGTATTAGACTCACTTGGCAATCTATTAACTGCTGGTGAAGATGAGAAATTTGAAAAGGGTGTTCAGACTGGTGATCAAGGCCAATCTGCAAAGCTTAAAAAACATTTACTTCGTTCATTGGTAGCACGTTTTGCGCGTCTTGATATTCCGATGTTGTTTACTGATCAGGTATATCCACAAGATCCGATGTTAGGCGATGGCCCATGGGCCATTACTAATGGTGTGAAATATTCAACATCACAAATTGCATTACTTACTAAATTGAATTTGAAAGAAGATGCTAATTTTATTGGGATCAAACTGCGAGTTGAATCATATAAGTCCCGATTTGCTAAACCAAAGACTAAGACCGAAGTTGAAGTTCCATATTCAACAGGAATGAATAAGTTTAGCGGAGTAGTAGAACTTCTAGAATCTGATGGCATCGTAACAAAAGAAGGACATAGTGTGACTACCACAGTGAATGGTGAAGTTCTTAAGTTTAAAGAATCTACACTGACCGACGAGATTTGGCAGAAATTGATTAAACATCCAACGATCCGAAAGATGGAAGAAGATTTCGAACAAGCTGATGCTGAATTAGATGCTTTGATTGTAGAAACACAACAAGCTAATACAGAGGAATAATAATGACAACTCGCGTAATAATAGAATTGCCGGATAACAATCATGCTGATGAGATCGATATTTTCACAATGGATAAAAATGGTTTGTTGATTTCAATTCTTGCTACTTTAAAGCAAGGCGAAAGAACAGAACAATATGTTCATAGTGGCCAAGATCTAGTTATCGTTGAACGTATGGAAGAAGAAGAATAACACAACTAAAGAGGCTATTTTGCAAAATAGCCTCTTTTTTATTTAAATTAATTTTATGTCAATTGTCACAGAAGCATTTGCCAACATAAATTCTATTAACAAACAAATAGAGTTGGCGCGTATACACTTATCAAAAGCTGATGAATGTACTAATTTTTATGGACGATTATTAGAAGAAGTTAGTAAAGAGCATGCCAAGTGTGTATGGCAAACTAATAGGCATTTAGCTCAAATGAAATCATTGGAAGATACATTTGATGTTAGATTGAAAGAAGTAGAAGCTCCTCTTTGGAAAAAATATACCGAAAATTATAATGTGAAACTATCACAAAAAGATATCATTGCTTATATTGGTGGCGAGCAAGATTATCTAGATATGATGGAATTAAAACACGAAATTCTCTTAGTCCGCAGAGAATTAGAGGCCTATTCAAAAGGATTAGAATCGATGGGATTCCAAATCAAACATGTTACTGAACTCCGTGTTAAAGAATTAGAATATGCAGTCGTGTAAATAACTGTGTACTTTCACTTTAATTCATGATACTATGAATTAACTACTCCAATTAAGAGAACATCATGAGAACCACATTAGCAAAACGCGAACCAGCCAAGGCTCCAACCCCGTCTTTGTTTGAATGGTTTGCGATAATTGTTCTTGGGACCTTTCTTTTAGGTCTGGCTTATTGGGCAGTGAAATTCGTTATTTGGTGTATCATCATTTTCGTTAGCATCATACTCTGGTGCTAATCAAATAAGTTTCTACAGTAGTACCTAATAAGGGACTCAAAGAAGTTCCTTATTTTGCTATGAAACACAACAATAAAAATAAAAATATGTGTAATGGCATCAGCAAAAATATCAATAAAAGACGAAGTAGTTTGTACAATTACAGGCCTCACTAAAGCCCATACAGAAATTCTGTATAACAAATTCGGTATTCTAGTTGAGGGTGCAGTTTTTCTTCCTGCTGTTAAGTTAGGTCGGTGGGATGGTAGAATCAGATTTTTCGAAGCCACTGGCAAAACCTTTAGTCGCTTACTTCCTGATATTGTTCCTTATCTAGTAGAATGGGAATATGATATCACTTTAGAAGATCACCGTAAATCTGCACTCCATCCAACTATCAGAGCAACAACTGATATGTTCGGCCACATCATCGGATATAAAAATCAACCACTAGAAATTCGACAATATCAAGTTGATGCTATTAATGCTCTAGTCGAAGAAGGCTCTGGCTTTGTTATCGCCGGAACTGGGGCAGGTAAGTCAATTATGACCGCAGGGCTCTCCGAAGTGTATGGCCGCAGTGGTTATAAGACTCTAGTCATCGTGCCATCTGGGGACCTAGTAACGCAAACAGCGGACACTTATCGGATGTGTGGAATGGATGTTGGCGAATATTCTGGAGATAAAAAAGAATTAGATACAACTCATATGATTGCTACGTGGCAAAGTCTTCAGAATAATCCTCATATCATGAAATTATTCCAAGTTGTGATCATTGATGAATCACATGGAGCTGCTGCAACGGTGATAAAATCTCTAATTAACGATCATGGGTCCCATATCCCATTTCGATTTGGAGTAACAGGAACATTCCCTAAAGCTCCTATAGATCAAATGAGTTTGAAATGTTCTATTGGCCAAATATTAAAAACAATACCATCAAAATGGCTAATTGAAAATGGTTACTTAGCCGAGATTGAAATTGATCTTAGTCAAACACAAGAATCTGTAGACCTCCCTGATTATAGTTCTGAAAAATCATATCTTGCTAGAGCTGAAGATCGTCTTGATTATTTAGCAGAAGAAATTCAAAATGATATGAACAAATACGGGAACACTTTAGTTCTTGTAAATAGTATTCAGTTCGGTCGAAAACTCCAGAAGCTAATTCCAGATTCTGTTTTCCTCTCTGGGGAAAGTGATAAAGATCTTCGTAAAGATAATTATAAAAACTATGAAGATCATAATGATGTGATTGTTATTGCAACATCCGGAATTGCATCAACTGGGATTTCTATTGACCGGATTTTTTGTTTGTATCTAATCGATGCCGGTAAATCTTTTATTAAAGCTATCCAATCTCTAGGGCGCGGATTACGATTAGCATCAGACAAAAAGAAAATCTATGTTAAAGATGTTTCTTCTTCGTTGAAGTATTCGAAGAAACATATGAAAGAACGTATCAAATGGTATGACGAAGCAGGCTATCCACGTTCTAAGCCAAGAAAAGTCGTCTACTAAATAAGGATAAAAATAATGAACATTCCAGCAAGAATAGAAGTCATCGTAGAAGAAATTCATTTTGAATTAACAGATTTACTTCAACATGTAGTCGGTTATTACAATGATGAAGATACACGAGAAACAATCACCGCATTGATTACCGAATACCTTTATGGCTTTGAAGAAACTCGTTCAGCTATAGTAATTTGCGATGAATCAAATAATCCAAGTGAAGTTGTTGACAAAGGACAATTGAATATCGATGCTCTTTTTGTATTAGATAATTTTTCATTTACTGGCGAATTTAAAATTGCTCCTGGTATTAACGGATATAACCCGGATATCAGCATTCTGTTCTTTCAACGAAAAGCTACAGTCGATGCAATACCTGAACGCAATGTGTTTTCTATTGACGTTCGTAGTGAAATAGAATTTGCAATTGAGAAATTCTTAGAAAATATAAAAGCTTCAGTGGAGAACACTTCAGATGTTTCATTATCGGGTGGGGCATGGCAGGTCAAGAAAACAGACGATGAACTCGAAGTTGGTAAGTTTACCGGGATTGATTTAGAAGCAGAAATGTCTGGGGCGATTCTTTCAATGAATACTCCAACATACAAAGAAATGCCAGAAACCTTAGTGCGTGCATTGGGGATTTAATATGACCGCGCTCAACAAAATGAATGTTGAGCGTCTTAGACTAAGTTTAAGATGCCAACTCCTAACTAAATACATGATGGAACCTATGGACGATATTACACTACAAGATATGAAAAATGACTTAGATAAACTAGTTTTATCTAATCAAATACAAGGCTTTTCCTTAGAATTCGATATCGAACATCGTGATATCCGTCTGTCAATAAATCCAATCAAACCGTCTAATTTTGTGTATATGACTCCATTTAATTTTGATGAACTTCAAAGAGCTATGAATCCTAAAATTGATGAATCACAAAAGCTAGAAGAAATGTCAGATGCACTTGCTGTAACCCTAGGATACTAAACCTGATGTTGATTTTCACCGATTACGCCCGCCCACTTATCGTGGATTCATTGGATACACCTTTGGTGACTCGACACCATTGGGTTCTTTCAGGATCAATGAAAGATTTTAAACTTTCAACTATCCCATATATTGAGGAAACAAAAGGTCCTTCTATTGAAGTTATGGTAGAAGGGTTTACTTTCATAATCCCTGCATCTTGGAATATTTTGGTTGTTGATGATGAGACAACTACGATTGATACTGTTCCTATTTCAAATTGTGCTACTGGTAGCCATAAAGTTTTATTGATGTCTGCACATGATTCTAAAATCCGAAAGGGTGAAATTCGTGTTGTTGATTTACATCCAGTGTATTCATGTTATCATCCAATGGTCGCTAAAGGAACAATGATGTGTCACCCAATAGGCCCCGAAGTTAGGCGTGATGATATCGAAAATATTCTATGTGTGATGATTGGCCCGCATGATCTTTATTCAAAATATCTCAAAGATATGAGTGCTGCTGAACTACTTTATTAATCGCATTAAACTCCAAAATCTCATTCCTGACTATAAATACTTTGGTCAGGAATGAGCCGCAATTGGAGAGTGTGTATAATGTTTAGCACGGATTTTATTACTGCATTTATGTTAACAATGCAGTCAGAAGTAGGACCATTTTTTAATATCACCGACCCAGCTGTAATCCAAGGATTAATTGATACTCAACAGCATCGATATGCTTGTGGGTATATAAATATCCAAGGTGATTCTGGTGGCACAACTAAATTTGGTATCTCTCAGAATAATAATCCTACAGTTAATGTAAGCACTTTAACCCTTGCTCAAGCTCAAAATATTTATTTCAATCAATACTGGACAGTGGCACAATGTGTTAATATGTCTATTCCATTGAGTGCGATTCATTTCGATTCTGCGGTTAATCTTGGCGTTGGAACAGCTGCTAAATTTCTGCAATCTGCATTAGGTGTTGTTTCTGATGGTAACATCGGACCAGCAACTCTTGCCGCTCTATCTGCATGTACTGATATTCCTGGTCTTTGTATCGTCTATCTAAATGTACGCCAAGCTCATTACAATTCGATTGTTGCTTCTAATCCAGGTGATGCTAAATTTTTAACTGGTTGGACAAATCGAGTCAATGCACTCCAAGCTTGGGTATCATCGCAGTAAAATAAAAAAGTAACACGGCATGACCCGGATATCGGGCCCGCAAAATAAAAATAAAAATTCGGGGATTAAATGATTTACACAACAAAAGACGGGAAGATTCCGCGCATAAAGCAAAAGAAGACTTCCTACACAATCGACTACCCACAAGCCATTGCATTTGCAGATCTTCAAAATTCGATTTTCTGGCCACCGACGGAAATCAAAGTTGAAAAAGATATTCAAGATCTTAAAGTCAATACAACTCTATCAGAGCAACATGCTACTATCACTGCTCTAAAACTCTTTACCAAATATGAACTTATTGTAGGACAAGAATATTGGGGCGGCGTAATAGCAAAACGGTATCCTCGTCCTGATATCCAACGTATGGCAAATTGTTTTAGTTTTTTTGAACTCAATATACATGCTCCATTCTATAGCAAAATCAATGAAGTTCTTGGGATTGCCACAGATGAATTTTATGATTCATATGTTAATGATCCTGTATTAAAAGCTAGAATGGAATTTATTGACAGTATCTTAAATCATGAAGATGAACTTCTTTCTTTAGGTGGGTTTACATTTATCGAAGGCGCAGTTTTAAATAGCTCATTCGCTTTTCTGAAACACTTCCAATCAAACGGTAAAAATCTAAATGTCAACATTTGTCGTGGTGTTAACTTCTCAAACAGAGATGAAAACATCCACGCTGAAGCTGGTGCTTGGTTATTCAAAACTCATAAATCAGAAGTTTATCTAACTGAAGAACAAGAACAAAACTTAGAAAAAAACATAGTAGAAATTGCTAAACAAGTCTATGAACATGAATGCCGGATTATAGAAATGTTCTTTGAAAAAGGCAAGATCGAAAACATCACTGAAACACAACTTAAACACTTCGTCCAGAGTCGAATCAATATCTGTCTAACCAATCTTGGTTATAAAAAGATTTATGAAGTCACGTACAACCCAATAGCCGAATGGTACTACGATGGCACGAATTCATTTGCATTCAATGATTTCTTTTCTGGAGTTGGCAATCAATATAATAGAGAGTGGGAAGAAGAAGGTTTTACCTGGGAATTAAAATAATATGGCAAAGAATAAATACGAAGAATTAAGTGCTGAACGTAAGCAAATGCAATTAGATGGAACCATGCCAGAATTTTTTTCAACTGGATCGTGGCAAATGTTCAAATCTAAATACTTGTATGAAGCAAAAACAGTAAAAGAACAATACCAACGGATTGCTAAAACTGCAGCCGCTCATATGCCAGATGGTAATGATTGGGAAGCTCGTTTCTTTGAAATTCTCTGGAAAGGCTGGGTCTCATGTTCAACCCCAATCCTAGCTAACATGGGAACAAATCGCGGTATGCCTGTATCATGTTCTGGTCAATATGTCGGCGATTCTATTAATGAATTTTATAAATCCCGCCACGAAACAGCTATATTGACTAAACATGGATTTGGGACATCTGGTTATCTAAATGATATTCGTGCCCGTGGCTCAGATATATCTGTTGGTGGAACCGCATCTGGGCCATTACCAGTATTCAAAGGCTTTATCCAAGATATGCGAGATGTCGCACAAGGCACAGCAAGACGTGGATCATTTGCTGCATACTTCAAACCAACTCATGGTGACTTTGATGAAATCATTCACTTTGTTGAATCCAATCCAGATGATGCAAATCTAGGTTGGACTATTACCGATGAGTTTGTTAAAGGATTGAATGACGGTAATCCAGAATATCATCGTAGATTTAAAAAGACCCAGAAAGTTAAGATGGTTACTGGGAAAGGATATTATCATTTCATCGATAAGGTTAATAGATATAGACCACAAGCATATATCAATAATAATCTATATGTAACCGCATCAAATCTTTGTTTTAGTGGTGATACAAAAGTAGCAGTGGCTGATGGACGTAATGCTGTTTCAATCAAACAATTGGCTGAAGAAAATGTACAATTTGAAGTATACTCTGCAAATAAATCAAAAGCTAAAAATAGAGGAATTAGAGGTGGAGGTCTTCTAGAAGGATCAAATTGGAAACATGATATTAAAAAAGCAAAGGCTTTCAAAACCGGAATCCGTGAAATAATCGAGCTCACTCTTTCAAATGGCGATACATTTAAGTGTACTCCAGATCACCCATTAGCAACTGTTTCTGGCGAATGGGTTGAAGCACAATATTGTGTTGGGCTGGAATTAGAACCATTTGCAACATATAAAAATAGTATGTTGAAGTACAAAGGATTGAGTGTTATTTCTATTGTTAGTGCAGGAATAGAAGATGTTTATGATCTTTCTGTTGAAGCTGACAATTATGATAGTCATTCTTTTTACATTATTACTGGATCTGAAGATGACAAACATTTAACTTCAAGAGGGGTATTAGTTCATAATTGTTCGGAAATAGAATTATTCTCTGATTCATACCACACCTTTACATGTGTGTTGAGTTCGATGAATGCTTCAAAATATCCAGAATGGAAAGATACGGATGCTGTTTTTGTAGCCACTGTATTCCTACATTGTGTAGCTTTAGAATTCATAAAGAAAGCAAAAGGTATTGAAGGTCTCGAAAAAGCAGTTCGCGCAACAGAAAAAGGAATGGCACTTGGTTTAGGAGTATGCGGCTTTCATACATACCTCCAATCACAAATGATTCCATTTGAAAGTCTTGAAGCAATGATGTTTAACAACATCTTATTCAAAGGCATTCAAGAAAAGTCTAAAGCCGCCTCTGCGTTCCTAGCGACCGTGTTCGGTGAGCCTGAATGGTGTAAAGGTACCGGGTTCGCAAATACCCACACGATGGCTGTAGCACCAACCAAGAGTACTGCTTTGATCATGGGTGGAGTTTCGGAAGGGATTAACCCGGATCCAGCAATGACCTTTACCCAATTGACTGCAGCTGGTGAAGTGGATCGTGCTAATCCAATCCTTCTTGCTTTGATGAAGAAGAAAGGGGTCTATGATCGTAAACATTGGCAAGAACTAGTCGAGTCACAGGGTTCTGTTCAAGGTGTTGATTGGCTTGATGATTATGAAAAGATGGTATTCAGAACAGCTTTTGAAATTAATCAAGAAGCAATTCTCAGAATGGCATCTCAACGCCAAAGGTTTATTGATCAAGGACAATCGGTTAATCTGTTCTTTAGTGCTGATGCGGATGAAGCATACATTGCACGTATCCATCAAATAGCTTTTGAAGATGAAATGATTCATGCACTTTATTACATCTATTCTAAAGCTGGTGTATCTGGTAGTAAAGGTGAAGAATGTATAGCTTGTCAATAACAGCTATTTAACCTAACTAAATAGATAAATACCTCCAGAACTTGGAGGTATTTTAGTATGTTAGTATGTGAAATATTTAATAAAAAAATAGAATGGAAAATGTTTACTGACAATAGTAGATTGTGCTTGTTAAACAATGAGAATTATAAATAATGCTAATTAAAGAAATCCTTAATACATCTTCTAAGTTTAAAGTTCTTCAATCTAATAAAACTAGATTTGAGACTATAGCGACTATAAATGGGCGCCAAATAGAATTCATTGCTGATTATTTTGATGATGTAAAGTATTGGGATATTTCTTTTCATGAGCGTGGAGTAGATGGGCATTTAGATTCTACACAAACCGGAAGTGGTAAAGAATTGGAAGTCTTTGCTATGGTAAAGGATTCATTATTGGCATTCATCGAAAAGTATAAACCTGAGAAGATGGAATTCTCTGCGATGAAAGATGATATCGATAAGCCTCGTAATACTAGAGCTGAATTGTACGATAAATTATTAGCTAGATTCAAAATTCCTGGATATAATGTTGAGCGCCTAAAAGGTCGTCGCAAAGATGTATTCATTATCAAAAAGGATCCAAACGATGTTGATTAAAGAAATCTTAAATAAAAAATCATCATTCTCTGTGATTAAAGATAATGATAGACAATATTTTACAGAAATTAAAATTGGCAATAAAACATTTAATTTTGCTGCTGTGAAAATGGGTGGTAGAAAATGGGGTATCGCTTTTGGTGATGTGCAAAAGAATGATATTGGTCTACAAAGACTTTCATATGTTCCGACTAATGATAAGAATCAATTAGAAGTTTTCTCTTTTGTTAAAGATTCAATTTTTGCTTTTATTGAAAAACATGATCCTGGGATGATTACATTCGAAGCAAAAAGTGATAGTGGCAAATTAAAAACAGCTAGAGCTGATACATATGAACGATTGATAAATCGTTTTAAACTTCCTGGGTATACTGTCCATCGCGGCATTATGCCTGGTGATAATGAAGAAACCTTTTCTATTACTAAAGACTGATATGCTACTTAAAGAAATATTAAATAAGAATGTGATTTATGATATTGTTAAGCAAAATGCTTCTACATTCTCGACAATGGCTAGAATTGGCAGTCGTGATATAAAATTTACAGCATCTATCAATACTGATGATGAATGGGCAGTAGAGTTTACCGAATACCAAGCCAATGATAGGCATTCTAAAGGCACATATAAGAAAACAGGAAGTGGTAATGAACTAGAAGTATTCAGTATGATCAAAGCATCTATTGAAGAATTCATTGAGCTATACAATCCAAAAGAAATCTATTTTACTTCCGAAAAATCAAACGATTCTGATAGTAGATCAAAATTGTATGACCGTATGATGAGCAGGTTTAAAATACCAGGATATACATATCACCAACCAAAAAATATAGATGAAAAAGTAAGTTTGTTTAAGTTAATAAGAAATGATTGAATATTATGCTACTTAAAGAAATACTAAATAAAAAAGTTAAATACACTGTAGAGAAAGCCAACCACTATTCTTTTTTTACCAGGGCAACTATTGGGAATAGGGATATTGTATTTAGAGCTGATCATGACGATGAGAAAGGTGAAAATTTTTGGTATGTGACTTTTGAAGAATTTAAGAAAAGTGAAGATGGCGAAAGTAGTACATATGATATTACTGGGAGTGGAAATGAATTAGAAGTGTTTTCCATGGTCAAAGATTCATTATTGGAATTCATTGAAAAATATAAACCAAAGCTAATAGAATTTACCGCCGAAAAGGAAAATGATTCTGATAATAGGGCACGATTATACGCTAGAATGCTGAAGCGCTTTAGAGTATCTGGGTATACTTATGATATATCAGATAAACATATTTTTGGCAGAAAAGTTAAAGCATTTGCATTAATAAGAAATGATTGAATATAGATTAGCTTAATGATAAATATGTATAACAATTCTCCCTATGTGGAACTATTATGAAATTCAAAGTATTCAAAGAATTTATCGCTGAAGATAAAGCAATTACAATCTCAAAAGCACTTGAAGCTGGAATGTTGAAGGATTCCAAAATACTAGATGTGCTAGCTGAAAAAGTACAGAGTGAAGGCTTTCCTGAAAAGTTTGATCTTCCGGTCAAAACCTCGACTGGAGCAGAACTCGTTTTTCAATATGAGCTGTATGAAAAAACAATTAATGAAAACAAAAGTTATCACCAAGTAACATTCACATATGAACATACTCGTGAAACCACTATTAAGATTCGTGATCTATTGAAAATTGCTGAGAAAGATGATAGTGATGAAGGTGGAGAAGTCTATGATGAATTGCATGAAGAATTAAATTGTGCAGAAATGATTCATATCACAGCAGAATTCGCAGAAAAATTCACAAAGGTTTGGGCCACAAACAAATGATTTCCGTACTTAGGCTGTGGTATAATATTGTCACAGCCTAATAAGAATAATATCTGAGGAAATTCCTAATGGACTTAGAAAAGGACTCGTTAGTAAAAACTCTAAAGTTTGATAAACTTTATATGGATCTAGCTAAACGTGTATCATTGATGTCTCATGCTAACAGAAATAAAGTAGGGTCTATTTTAGAAAAAAATGGACAAATCATTTCTATGGGATGGAATGGCACACCATCCGGCTTTGATAACTCGTGTGAAGATGAAGATGGCGTAACAAAACCAGATGTGATTCATTCTGAAATGAACTTGATTTGTAAGTTAGCTAGATCAACTGAAAGTGGTGAAGGATCAACTATGTATGTTACTCTTTCGCCGTGTGTACAATGTGCTAAAGCTATTATTCAATCCGGGATTACTAAAGTGAAATATGGTACTCCATATCGAGATTTGGCTGGTGTAGAGTTACTTGAAAAAGCAGGAATCGAAGTCGAACATCTTCCGCTTTAAAATATGTACATCATTTGATTTTTGATATACAATACATCTCATATTAATGATTTTAGGAGTTACCAAATGATTTCACGTCCGACGCGTCTTCGCTTGCCGCAGACTGAAAAATTCGATGCTGACAATCCAGATCATCGGACGGCGTATGTGATGTTTTTGAGTACCCAAAAATGGCCTATCAATTTTGAAGTCGAATGGCCGTTCACCAGTATCCCATCGATGGTCATGTTTAAATTGGCTGCTAAAGCAGTCGAGGCAGATGGTCATCTCGATTTGGATACAATTCTCCAGAAATCGGCGATTGAACCGACTACGCAAGGTTCTGCTACAGTACCGAAGTCACCACGGATTACATTGGTGGCTTAAAGGAGATACATGTATCCCGAGTTCAAAACTGATCTTGGAGAGTATATTCTTTGGTACGATGGCTTTGTGGAAATAGATCCTTCTAGATTGGAGGATCTATTCCTTAAAGGGGTCGATCCAAGACGGATTGCTGTTTCCGAAATCAATCAAGATGTTCAAAAATATAATAAGCTTGCTAAGAATAAGATTCAATTAAAAAATGAAATAGATGTTGATCTGATCAATTTTAATTGGAATATTCCCGGGGAATATTTAGAAATAGATGTTAAGAAATATATTTTAGCGTTGACTGTTTCAAAGTTAACTTGGTATTCTGGCCAAGATTTAAAAATTCGGTATGATCGAATCACTCAAGAATTAAAAGAATATACCGATAGAAATCTTCTAGATGTCCTGCGTGTTTTGATATATGTAGTCGATATGTTCAAGAAAAATAAAGTCGTTTGGGGCGTTGGCCGCGGATCTAGCTGTGCTTCATACATATTATTTCTATTGGAAGTACATTCTGTTGACTCTGTTAAATATGAAATTCCATTAGAAGAATTTTTTAAATGAAATTCTGAAAGTCAGTTATAAATACTATACTTGTTGATGTTGCATAAACCGATAATTATAGGAGATTGACTGATGGCAAAGATGGCAAGAAGTGCACGTGGTAGAATAGTGAATTTTGATTTGATAGCAATTCGCCAGCAATTAGCAAATGCTCCAGCTCCAGTAGCTGTTTCAGCACGCCGTGAATATATTGATGATAAGGAAGCTGGTCGTCCAGTAAAGGATACTTTTTTAGATCCAATCAATATTTCAATGGGTGAATCACCTGATGAATTTGAGAATTCAAACGAATAAAAAATAACAATATAACAAATAGGTAATTAATGAATTTACGACCTCTTGGCAAAAATATTATCTTCATTTTTCTAGAAGAAGTATCTCAAGGCCGATTCACTCCAAGCCATGCTAGTGGGATCATTCTCACGAACAAAAACGTTGATGTCAATCGAGAACCAAAATGGGGCAAAGTTTTCCTAACTGGTCCTGACTGTGATGACGAAATTAAAGTCGGCGATTATATTCTAGTTGAGAGCTTATGCTGGACACCAGGATTTGATTTTGATGGTATTAAATTTTGGAAGACGGATTCAGATAAAGTCATGATGGTTTCCGATACTCCGCAACACTCATACTAAAGGTTTAAAATGTTTTTAGTCCTATTGCTTTTCATGGCAGCATTGTCATTGGAAGGAATCGGAACTTTTATCTCGGTGACTGGTTTGGCAGCAACTTTTGCTGCTGATCCAGTCATTATGCTGATGGCGGTTATTCTCGATTTCTGCAAGATTATAGCAGTTAGTGTATTAGCTAAAAAATGGTCGTATCTAAATACTGCAGTTAAAGGGTATTTGATTGCTGCGGTATTAGTCTTAGCAGTAATTACATCTTCTGGTATTGCTGGGTATTTGTCAAATTCATTTCAAAAAGCGATGTTGCCTAATCAAGGAAATCAAATTGTCCTTGATAATGTTCTTAAAGAACAAACTACTTTAGAAAATAGAAAAACTGAAATTGATAAACAAATTGATCAACTTCCTTCTAATTTGGTAGCAGGCCGCCAACGGCTTATTAAAACTTTTAAACCAGAAGAAGATAAAATCAATGCAAGACTAAGTGAAATTGACCTGCAGCTTCCAAAACTGCAAACACAGCAAGTCCAATTGCACACTGCAGTAGGACCGGTCATGTTCTTATCTCAAGCACTCGGTATAACACCCGATGAAGCTGTGTCCGTAGTCATTGCATTGATCATCTTTGTATTCGATCCATTATCAATAGCATTCCTAATTACTGGAAATAGATTGATGGTGTATCGTGAAGAAGAATCAAAACCGGAAGAAGATAATATAAAAACCTATATTTTTGATGGGCCTGGAAAAGGTAAAGGTTCTCGTGTTACAGAACTTCCTGGCCAAGAACCAGTTCAAAATTTTGAACTTCATGATTTCACTTATAAACAAAATCCTATCGATATTGAAACTCATAAAACTTCAGAATCTTCTGAAGTTTTATCAGAGCCAGAAATTTCTAGGATTGAAGAGATTGAACCCGAATATAATACCGAAGATGAAGCCAGAAAAAGCTTTGAACAGCTCAATGAATTAATTAAAACTTCTAGAGTTGATTCTGAAGAACCATTAGTTGATTTAGGACCTTGGCCTTGGCCAGTTTCAAAAGATCCGGTCCCGGGCAAATCAATTGATCTACCAGATTGGGAACCGGTTCGTATCCCTAATGAAGTATTGAACACTCTAGAAGTTCAAAAGCCTATAGTTCCTGAATTAACCCAAACAACTAAAGAACATCTTGATGAAGTTCTTAGACAAATTCTAACAGTTAATCCAGAAGGTAATCTAACTGACGAAGAACGAATTCGATTAGACCTTGCTCTTGATCGGATATTTGGCGCCAGAGATCACCAGGAACCTCCTAGCGAACCTGTTCAGGAAGATGAAGAGGAATATGTGCCTGATGAGAACGAAGCCGCTGTCGTCACTCCTAGTGCATCTTTGCTAGATCCTATTTCATTGGATAACATGAATGGGTCTGGGTTTACCTTCCTTGGTCCGCATTGGATAAATCCAAAACTTCTTGAAGAATATGTGGACAAGAAGTAATTTTCTCTTTTTAACTTTATACTGAATTTATATATGGCAAAATCTAGTAACATCAAACAGCTTTGGGTTCGGAAGTATATGCCAAAGAATCTTTCTGAGGTTGTATTTCAAAATCCTTCACAAAAAAGTAAATTTAACAAATATGTCAATGATGGAGTATTCCCACATTTACTTTTATCCGGTCCTCCTGGTTCTGGTAAGTCATCAATTTCAAATGCGCTGATTGCAGAATTTAATTTAGATCCTATTGATATCCTTCGAATCAATGCATCTAAAGAAAATAGTGTGGACGTTATGCGAGAGAAAATATCCAACTTCGTTGAATCCTATGCATGCGGCCCATTCAAAGCAGTTCAATTAGAAGAAATGGATCGTCTCTCACCAGCTGCACAAGATGCTCTTCGTGTAATCACTGAAGATTATTCTGATCATGTCCGGTTCATTGGAACATGTAATCATGCAAACAAGATCACTCAAGCTTTAAAATCTCGCCTAACCCATTATGTTTTTAAAGCTCCGGCCTTTGAAGACTCTGCTGTTTTAGTAGCAAATATCCTAGTCAATGAAGGTGTTGATTTTGATATTGATTTGTTGGAAAAATATATCAGATCCTGTTATCCAGATCTTCGTGCTCTCCTCATGACACTTCAAGATAATTCGGTCGATGGGAAATTGACCGAACCAGAATCAGCAACCAGTCATGATTACAAATTCAAACTCTTAGAATTGTTTGGCAGAGGAAATCTCCGAGAAGCACGAAAAGTAGTCAGTGAAAATGTTAGCAATGATGAATATGAAGATTTGTATTCATTTATGTACGAAAATGTTGATGCTATCAAATCTTGGACACCAGAAATACAAGAATCTGCTATTGTTTTAATTGCGGATTATCTATACAAAAACAGCATGATGGCAAATCAAGAATTAAATTTTGCTGCATTATGCATTCGTTTGGACGCACTATGAATATGTTAGATGAATTCTTAGATGAAGTCTTGGGTAAATATGACTACGAGATTCTCCCGCTTGGTCATGCTCAAGCTTTTTATCTGGAGGTTTTACTCCATTCACACCCTATAGAAACTAGAAATTCACTACATATCTATGAAGAAGTATATTCTCATGGTAAAGATGAATACCTATGTCTGCTACCTTTTGGGGATGCTCTCCCATGCGAAGTGTCAATCAGGACACTTCGAAAGAGAAAAGATCCTATCCAATTGGAATTGTTTTAAATCAAGACCAAAGATAGATTGAGTTGTAGTAAAATAAAACATACAACATAAGAATAACATGTCAAAAGAATTTGCATTAGATATCTGGCAACTCCTAGCGGCCATCGATAAAAAAGACACTTCATTTTTTAGTAAGCTAACTCCAGAACAACGTAAAGGATATTCTCCACTGATTGCGATGAGGTGGTCGACCGGATGTAATGATCCTAAACAAATTTTACATGTTAATGAACTAGTCAATAGGTATGTCTTCAATCTGGGAAAACACCCAGAGCTATTGTATAAACTCCAATGCGCGGCCAGTTCAGGAATTCCTAGGCGATATTCTTGGACCGCTTCTAAAAGTAAAACTAAAAAAATTAAAGGTCTGGATATCGTGATGGAATATTACGATTGGGGTGTTCGTGAAGCGACTGCAGCAATAAAATTATTATCTTCGGAAGATATCATAGCAATGGCTGAAGATCTCGGATATCAAAAAGACGCTCTGTCCAAGTTAAAAAAGGAATTAAAAAATAATGGCTAAGAAGAATAAAAAACAAGTTGTTGAATTACCTTTATCTGAAGAACAGAAAGCCTTTAAACAGGAAATTAATGATCTACACGATGCAATGGATGAAGCAAGAAACGAATATTATGATCGCAAATCATCATGCACACATTCTATTGGATATGTAGTACGACAAGAACCCTGGGGTATGGAAGGTAGTACATATTGTACAATTTGCGATCTCCATTTTGGTCATTACTGTCCGGAATCATTAGATCATGCGTGCCATTATTATACAGAAGATAATGGTCGGGTTAAATTGGCTACTGGCGAATTAGTTGATGCGCCAGATGGTCATAATAGTAAATATGAAACTGATGATAGCTGTATATTTTGTGGTGTACCAGACGAGAGAAAATAATGGCATTCGAATGTGGATATTGCCTTAAGATTTTTAAACATGAGGCTTCATTCATGAAGCATGAATGTCCTCAGATGAAACGAGCTAAGGATATCAATACCATAGAAGGAATGGCAGCCTATGCAATTTATTCAAATTGGATGAAGCTCCAAAAAAGAAAAGTGCCGACGATAGAAACATTTTCGACTTCTAGATATTTTACATCATTTGTTAGATTTTTTCATCACGCTAAAAGATTGAATTTGCCATCGACTGATTCGTTTGTTAAGCTCATGGTTCAGAATACAATCTCGCCTATGCTTTGGTCTCGCGATGAATTTTATTCAATGTATTTGGAATGGATTGACCGTAAACAAGATCCAATCGATCAAGCGGCGATCACAGTGGAAACGATTTATAAAATAGCCGAAGCTGCCGAATTACCAGTCAATAAAATTTTCTCAGTACTTGAACCTAATGAAGTTGTTCATTTGATTAGGCAACGGCAATTGAGTCCTTGGCTTTTACTTTGTTCAAAAACATTCAAAGAATTTTTAGTTGGCGTATCTGATATAGACCGCGAGAATTTATTTAATGTAATTGGATATGCATATTGGGCTGATAAGTTTGAAGCTAATCCGACAATTGTCCAAAATATGAAATTGATTGCAACAGAGTTAGGAATATGAAACTATCACAAGACGAAATAGCAACATTGATGTTTGCTCTTCGAGATGCACAAGCCTCATATTATAGAGATAGTCTACTGGCTATTAAGTACAATGACCAGCGATATGTTAATGAACTTCAACGCAAGACTTTAGCCTGTGAAGCCCTGATTGATAAACTCAAATTGGAAATATAATGAAAACAGTAAAAGGAGAAGTCGAACTAAATATAGTATGTTCGGACCAACCTATTTGGTGTGTCTATGGGTATAAAGATTTCCCATCCATCATGTGTTGTATCATTAAAGATTCTGGTGACTTAATACCAAGTCCGGTAATTTGGGGTTATAGTGTTTATAAAAGAGTTCCGGGGTTTCGGACAATTGGTGACTATGTAGTCAACTGGCGCAAAAATAAAGACATAGTAAAGTTTTTTGTTGATAAGCAAGATGCGCTTAATTTTATCGGAGAATGTGTTACACCTAAAGTGAAAAAATGAAATCCACCTATAAATAAATTTAGCTTCAACCTTACAATTCCACAGTAGGAGGTTTATTATGTCGCAAGTAAACAAGACATCAAAGCGTCTAGAAAGTGATATTCAACAACTCAACAACATCATTAATTCCCTCGTAGAAGAGAATTATTTGTTGAAAACGTTATTGACTCAATACACATCTCCTACACAATCTAATAAGCAGAATAAATGAGTGATGTGATTAATGCTGAAGACGATTTTGAGGGTTTATCTCGAATCGTCTTCGGTCAAATGTTCTCGCGTTTAAAATTTAATGAACAACTGGTCAGGATAGGATTTTGTAAAGTTCTAATCAAAGATATGAACCAAGCAGAATACGAAGACTATAGGCGTCTTTGTTGGATGCTTCAACAAATGTCTGATACACCAGAAGAATAAAATATGGACGTAGACATCGATCTGAAATCGTCAACACCGATTTCAAAGATTTTTGCTGGCTGGCCTCTTGCCATGCAATTACTATCAGACAAAGATGGAAATACAAGGGCGATGAAGCATCCATGTGGAATTTATCCACAAAATATTCCGGTTGATCCATTATCCGGATTGGCCGCAATCCCTCATAGGGATGCAGCAGCACTTGGGTATTTCAAAATTGATATGCTTCATAATTCGGTATACAGCCACTTCAAATCTAAAGAAGAAATAGATGCACTTCTTGAGTTAGAGCCAGAATGGGACCTCTTAAAAATGAAATCGGTTGTTACGCAACTATTTCAGATCAGCAAACATTTCGAGCTCATTAGAAAGCTACAACCAAAATCGATTAACGATTTAGCTGATGCTATTGCATTAATTAGGCCAGGTAAATCTCACATGGTCGAAAAATATTTAACAAACAAACAAGAAGTTCGTAATTTATTGTATGACCTAACAGATGAAACTTACAGTTTTAAACGAGGTCATGCTATTGCATATGCAATGGTTATTGTTTTACAGCTCCATCTAATTTCAGCTGGAGTTGATTTATAAAAAATAAAATAATGTCAAATCATAAAGCTTTACAGGGTCGAACCCCTTTATTCAAAACTATGTTTGGTTCCAGATTATATGGAACCAATACACCGACTTCAGATATTGATTGGAAAGAATTATTTCTGCCAAATCTGGAAAATCTATTAATCGGAAAGAAACCAACCAATGTAGTTGTTTCAACCGGTGGTGATAAACTTCGTAATACTAAAGATGATGTTGATCAAGAGTTCATTCCAATTCAGGTTTTTGCGAATGACTTCATTGGCGGCCAAACATATGCTGTAGAATTAGCATTTGCTATTCTATCAAGTGATTTTAAAGCCGGCCAAGAATTCCTAAGTGAACACGTCACAGGTAAAAAAGATCTTATTCTATTCACTCGGGAATTGGTTGAATCATTTTTGACGTCAAATATCAAAGCTATGATTGGATATGCAATGAATCAAGCCCAGGTCTATGGGATCAAAGGATCTAGACTTGCTTCCGTTAGAAATTTTCATGATTACTTAGCCGGAATTTTGTCTATTTCTGGAGTTCTACTTGATGGTAAACCATTGTCAGAAAGCAAATTAGAAACATGTGTAGAGTGGGTTAATGATCATACGGACAAGTATATGTTCATGACGACTTACGAACATATGGATCAAACCTTACCTGCTATTAGTATTCTTGAAAAATTATATCCTGTAAATATTACAGTTGGTGAAGCCTTTGATAGAGTCAAAAAGCTAATTAGTAAATATGGCACTAGAGCTGAAGATGCAGAAAATGCTAAAGGTGTAGATTGGAAAGCTACAAGTCATGCAGTCCGGATCACAATGCAAGCCATTCGTATTCTTAGTAATGGTTTTCTTGTATTCCCATTACCAAAAAAAGAAATTGATTTGTTATTGTCTATTAAGCATGGTGAACTGCCATTTGCTGAAGTAGAAGCTATTTTGGTGAACTTGTTTGCAGAACTCGATCAAATCAAAGAAACAACTGTTCTTCCAAGAAGAACTGCAGAAATGGATGAGTATTTTGAAGTATGGCTTAAAGGTTGGATGCGGTATTTTTATAAGTGCTTTAACTAATAATTTCCAGTTACTAGTATTTTAGATTACAGTATTATCCATTTAACTTAACGTTGAATGGAGAAAGACATGAAAAACTTATTAGTTTTAATTTTGATGATCATGTTGCTGTCGGCATGTGGAGGTGGTGGTGGTGGTGGCGGAAATTCGACGCCAGCGCCAGCAGTCACGATGTCGTTCAGTTCGCCAAAGATTGCCGTCGGCCAAACATCGACTCTCACATGGACAGCAACGAATGCCACGTCCTGTACTGCAAGCGGCGCATGGAGCGGCGTACAGCCATCATCGGGATCGATTGTTGAAACTCCAACAGCCGGTGGACCCGAATCATTCACGTTGTCATGTTCTGGTGCTGGTGGACAAACGGCACAAGCTGCCACACTCATCGTGCCGATGCCGGTACTAGCTTCGTCATATCAAAATAAGATCGCTGCTGCGAATGCAATCGGACCTCAATCACCTACATCGCAGTACGGAGATGCCATCGCGTATGGTGATTTCTTCCAAGACGGCACAGAGTCGATGGTGGTGAATACTCTCGTCTACAACGTGAATGATCCATCGACAGCAACTGATTATGGCTCGATTTACTTCTACAAAAAAGTGAATGGCGTTTGGGTCGATCACACATCCGATATCTTGTCGAACACTGTCGGCTGTTTGCATCCGAGAAAAGCCATCGTTGCTGATTTCAATGGCGATGGCAAACCGGACGTATTTTTTGCATGTCATGGTTTCGATGCTGCACCGTTCTCTGGTGAACAGCCGCATATGCTGCTCAGTCAGCCGGATGGCACATACAAAAATGTGATGCTCCCGTTCACGGGATATTTCCATGGCGCATCTGCCGCCGATTTCAATGGCAATGGCTATGACGATATTCTCGTTGCCGATCCAAATGTTGTCGGAACGCCGTATTTCTTAGTGAACAACAAGGATGGCACGTTCTCGCAGAATTTTACGCGACTGCCACTGGTTGTTCCAGAAACGCCGGCCGGCGCAACACAAACAACGAATTGTGCTTCATGCAGCTCGCCGCAGATCTATTCGGTCGAACTGATCGATATAAAAGGGATCGGAAAATACGACGCGCTCTTAGGTGGCACTGCCCCCGATAACATGTATGGCAATTGGGTGCCGACGATTTTCTACAACAGCGGCACCAACACCTATTCGCAATCGAACGTCGCGCAGTTGCCGTACAACTCGCAATACGGAGTGCTGTTGGATTTCCTGTTTGTGAACGGCAATATCTACACGACGAACGTTCATCTGACTTCAACAGGTGCTTACGGATTCAGTGACATCGAACGAATTTCGGGATCGACTAACACCCAGCTATGGGCGGGAAGTTCGAATTTCTCGAATGGATCATCGTGGCTGAATTGGATCATTCCCTACCAAGGCAACATCGATAGCTTGAATTCAAGCTACGGCGTGTCTGTTCCAGAATAAAAAAGAAATATTAAAAGGTTCCAGTCAGCTGGAACCTTTTAATTATAGTAAATCATATTTTTTTAGTATTTCTTCAGACATTATTCCTCACCAGAATAATCGATATCTTGACCAGACTTAAAGATAGAAATTTCTTTATTCTTTTTTAGTTTGATTTCTACTGAAGAAGGAATTACACTGACCCGTTTCCGTTTGATTCTAGGTTTTGCATCTATATCATACACAAAGAGTTTGCCTATCATTCTAGACACATAATCTAAATTGAATGTTCTTAACAGCGGTTCAACTTTATCTTTCACTCCAAGTTTTGCAAATTCAAAAGATAACGGGTATTTGTCACTAGATTTATAATACCAGATATTTGCAACACTTAAGAACCACGTAACATCTACACCTTCAGCTTCAGCATAATCAATCACATAGGCTGAGATGTCAGTTCCTCTGATATTATCAATGATAGCTAGATATCGTTCTTTTTTATGTTCCAAAAGCGTCAAATATAGATAATTTGCTTTGTCTTGTAATTCTTCTAAAATGAGTGGCGGTATATTTTTCTTTGACACTTTATGTATTCCTTATGATCTTATACAGGTATTTATCTTAGGATTTATTTCAAGAAACATATGTACATTCCTTGGAATACTGATTATAATAATCCTAACGACAACAACGAATATGTAAAAATCATGACAACAGTAATAGTTCCAGCGATGGTTGAAAAAGTCTTGAAATGGTTCAAGACCATCGAAGAACTGAATCAATCGTACGCTCGCCTTGGGCCATACACATTTGCTAAGACTTATGATGTCTTAGTTGATAATTCTGGTGAAGCATTTGCGACCGAATACACATCTTGGTATAACGAAGTTTTTGGTGAATTCATGTTTTAAAATATTGGAGAAAGATCATGGGTAAACTTAATCTTGATGGGATCCCCACAATAGAGCGTAAGATTGCCCTGGTTGACTCTATGATCGAACATAACAAATTTATGTTTACTCAATTCAAAGGACCATATGCTAATCCTTTGAAGTCTGAAATCAGCGCTGAAGTTGATCAACTTGTATTGATTAAGAAAGGCTTAATCAATACAAAAATACAAGTTGATGAACAACTAGCAAAAAATGCAATTTCAAAAAAGTCTACATTTGATTTTTTGAAATGGTATTTTCATATGTACATTGCCTAATTGATTTATGTTATAATTATTTTCTATCCAAATGGAAAAATAATTATGCACAACCAATCAATGCGAGATGCCTTTGATGCTATCATCGCATGTCGGAATGATTCAGGCAAACTTGCTAAAGAAAACTTTCTTCGAGTACAAGAACATAACCTCGAATTGAAAGAATTCTTGCGACTGGCATATGAACCACGAGTCAACTTCTTCGTATCGAAAATCGATCAATCTTTTTCTGATGGGCAAGCCCAACCAGGAACGCTCTCACTTACCAATGAATTGTTGATCGAAATTCAAGATACTCTTTCTGCTAGAAAGATTACTGGTCATGCTGCAAAAACCTGGCTCGCAAATATCCGAGTTGGTTTAGAACATGACTGGGAAAAAGAACTCCTTGATTTACTAATTGGGCGCGATGTCAAATCGGGCTTCAATGTTTCTACGATCAACAAAGTATGGAATGAATTGATTACTGATATTCCGTATATGCGGTGTTGTCTTCCAAAAGAAGCCAAACTAAAAACTTGGCCTTGGGCAAGAGGAATTTATTCTGAGATCAAAGCCGATGGGATGTTTGCAAACATCGATCATCATGATGATGGTTCTGTCACAATCATTAGCCGTGCTGGTGCTCCATTCCCACTAGAATTCTTTGAAGAACTAATTCTCGAAGTTAAGGATAAAGTTCCTCTTGGCCATCGGTTGAATGGCGAATTGCTGATGCTCCGTTTGTCAGACAAAAAGATCTTGCCAAGACAAATTGGTAATGGGATGTTTAACAAGATTGCACAGGAAGGTGTTCTTGAAGAAGAAGATCAAGGATGCATTGCAGTCTATGATGCATGGGATCTTGTTCCGCTTTCAGAATGCCGGCCAAAGAATAAGTACAATGTCAAATATAGTGTTAGATTTGAAAAACTTCTAGACTGTTTAGATGATACAATAAACAGTCCTGTTCTTCGAGTCATTGAATACAAGATGGTTCGATCAATGAAAGAAGCCTATGAACATTATAAAGAATGTTTGGAACGTGGCTTAGAAGGAACTGTAGTCAAGCATCCAGATATGATTTGGGAAGATACAACTTCAAAATTCCAAGTCAAGCTTAAATTGGAAGCCGATTGTGAACTCAGGATTAAAAAGTTTAATCCTGGTAATGGCAAGAATGAAAAACTGTTTGGCTCGATTGAATGTGTTAGTGAAGATGGGAAAATCGTAGTCAATGTATCCGGATTTAAAGATGATGTCCGTAAGAAATTTTCTGCTGAACGTGATACAATGATTGATAAGATCATGACTGTCCGATCAAATTTCTTGTTGGAGCCAGCCAGAAATAAACAAACATATTCATTGTTTTTGCCGCGTCATATTGAAATCCGGCATGACAAAACTGAAGCGGATACGCTTGAAAAGGTTATTGCTCAATTCGATGCAGCAATTAAAGCAGTCACCGATCTGGAATAATTTTTGTGGTTCAACTTGTTAAGGAAAATAATATGTCCGTTATTAATGACGCATCGACCATTGCCGCCCATAAAGGTAGGTACATGGTTGGAAGTATTCACAAAACAACCAGCGCCATCAGCTTTTCGGCAAATCCGATCACGCATAGTACTATTGGCGCAGCAAAAACCGAAGCTTTGCGCCTTGCAAACCTCGACCCAACAAAGAAGTTTATCATTGTCGTTATCGACTCGATCGTGTCAAAACAGGACGTAGTCTGGGAGTAATCAGATGGCTCCCTGATTGTGTAGGATCACATCAGGGAGCGTAGTGAATAGAGATTGAACAACCATATCAACCTCTCTAAAAATAGGTATTCTGCGATAGAGTACCTATTTATCTTTCTGCTTCAAAATCCCAATATTAGAATTAAAGAATTGCGTGTTCATGGTAAATACCTATACAACTGTAGGAGGAGTATCATGAGCAAACGTATTGAGCTTCAACATTTACAAGAAGAAAATAACAATCTGTTATCTTTCATTCTTGATATCTATAATGATAAAAAATATTTCAGAGAAAATGTTGGATTGCTTAATGCGTGTATTCTGGAATGGCACAACAATAACCTTCTTCTATAAGACATAAAAAATGATTAGGTACTTGCGAGAGTGCAGTGATATTCACTTGGAGTTTGGCGCTTACGAGGTACCTACTCTAGACACAGATAAAGAAACAATCCTTTTATTAGCTGGTGATATCCATGTTAAAACAGGAATAATTAAAAAAGATTGGATAAAAAATCTTAGTGAAAGATTTCATGATATTGTTTATATCCTTGGTAATCATGAACACTATAGATCCAGCATCGATGTCACGGCTAATAAAATAAAACTCGCATTATCCGAATTGGGCATGACGAATGTTCATGTTCTTGATAATGATGTATTTAAAATTCCAGGACATCAAATCAAGATTGTTGGTGGAACATGTTGGACTGATTTTAATAAAGGGCATCCCGTCACAATGTGGACAGCTCAAACTAAAATGAGTGATTACAAATACATTCGGCACAATCAACACAGCCGCAAGCTTCATCCAAACGTGATTATTGGTGAGCATCTTAAATTCAAAACATTCTTAATAGAAGAATTAAAGAAGGATCCTGATTATCAAGTCATTGTGATGACACACCATGCGCCGCATTCTTTGAGCACATCCAAAATATATGATAATGATTATCATGATAATGGTGCATACCATTCAGATTTAAGCGAAATAATATTAGACTATCATGAAATCAAATATTGGTTTCATGGCCATATGCATAATTCTTCTAACTATGATATTGGCCAGTGCAAAGTAATTTGTAATCCGCGAGGGTATTATCCTTCAGAATTGAATAAAGACTTTGACCCTATTTTAAGGATCGATCTATGTTTGAATGCATCTTTGTGAGGCATGAATTCGAGCCTATAGCATGTGAAGGTGATGATGCTTTAATGACATCAGAAAGATTTCTTTTGAAGTGCGAAACAAGAGTACACAATTTAGCAATAGCGTTATCAAAGCGGTATGGTGGCTATTGGCAAATATGGGAAGTTATTTGAAATGGGCCGCCTGATAAATTTAAATATATTTCGTAGTAAGAAACCAAAACTAAAATTAGGAACTCCTACAGAGGAAGAAGCCTTTGCCCAAGCCAGTGAAGGACTATTCTCTCAGTGGATGTTTCATGCTGAAGCAAATACTTTAAATTCGTTTATTGCTGAAAAATTCAGAGAGCCCGAAATTGATTGGCTCTCGGATCGAAATGCTGTTGCTGAGCTAGAAGAAGGTTCTAATTTTGAATTTTCATTGCTCAGTCCAGGATATACATTAGATAATATTCTCGGTTGGCAAGCATCATTCATGATTAACGGAAATATTTACGAAACCCCGGTCTTAGAATTTGAAACCCATACCAGAGTGTATTGCGTTTTGTTGTACCATGCATTACTTGTTGCATTATCCGATATCAAAGCCCAAACAGAAAAATAACATGATCTCAATCATCGCAGCAAAAACAAAAAATAATGTCATTGGTGTAAACAATACTCTTCCTTGGAAACAACGGAATGATATGCAACGATTTAAATCTTTGACATATGGTGCTGAAGTCCTGATGGGTCGAAAGACTTGGGATAGTATTGGTCAAAAGCCATTGCCAGGACGATACAATTCTGTAGTATCTCGAGATGAACTATTTCATGGAAGATTCTGGCAGAATGTCGCTGTTAGTGATACTGATTATGTTGCCTCTGATGCTAAATACCATCTACAAACATGCGAAGTACGGGATTCGGATTTATTTGTAATTGGCGGCGCACAGATTTATGAAGTAGCAATGGAATACGCAGCTCGTTTATATATCACTGAACTTGATGTTGAATTAGAAGGCGATGCATTCTTTCCAACTATTGATATGTCGATTTGGAAGAAAATAGCAGAAGAAAAATATCAAGCCGATGTTGATAATGAATATGGATATAATTTCATAACATATGTACGAAAATAAAAATAAGAAGAATAAATGAATTTCGAAGAATACTTTGATACACAGAAATTAAAACCAAGACCGCAACAAACAGAAATTTTACAAGCCCTAAATATTGTCTGGAAAAACTACAAGTATTTCGCGATTGCGGCTCCAACGGGTGTTGGTAAAACTTATGTTGCATTAGCTATCGCGGATGCATTAAAACAATCGTACCTTCTGACTGGAACTAAGAATCTCCAAGAACAATACATAAAATCAAGTTCTAAAGTTGTTGACTTAAAAGGGCGTTCAAATTATCAATGCAATATTAATCCACTTTTTACAGTTGATGAAGCTCCGTGTTTAGCTAATAAAGAACTTAAAGGATCTTGCATTAGGGCTAATACTTGTGATTATTATAATCAAAAGACTAAAGCATTGAAGTCTCAAATGATGATCACAAACTATGCGTATTTTCTAACATGTACTTCTAATGCAGATGAAGATACTGAATGGTTAAAACGCGAATCTATGATTATGGATGAAGCACATGATCTAGAAAAGCATTTGATTTCGATGGCCGAAGTTAGAATCAATCTCAATGATCTTTGGGCTACCTTTGGGATCGGAAGTGATGAATGGCGATTTAGTAATGATCCATTAGAAAATCTTAAATTGCTTGATTTGATCATGAAGCAAATGGAAGCCAAGATTGAAGAAATGGCTGATAAGATTGTTGAAATCTTCAATGAAGGCGCAATCATGAAAAAGGGACCTAAATCAATTCCTAAAAATGTCCAAGAGAAAATCCGTAAGATCACTTCAAAGAAAAGCGTATTAGAAGGATTTGTTTCTAAAATCAGTATTTATGTTGACACTCGAGAATTTGAAGATAGTCCATGGGTTGAATCTGTTAATTTCGAAGACAACTCAATTATTCTTTCTCCATTAACAGCAAAATATCTATTCAAACTCATGATGGAAGATTTTGCAGAAAAGTTTGTTTTTATTTCTGCGACATTACCTCCTAAGAATGAAATCTGTAAAGAGCTTGGAATTGATGAATCTGAAATGTTTTACATCGAAGTTGGAACTCCATTTGAACCAACTAAATCACCTATCATTTTACTTCCCGTTGGAAAGATGAATTATAAGGAATTGGATAGTACAATTCCTAGAATTGTTGAAGCTATTGAAGCCATTCTTGAAACTCATAAAGATGAAAAGGGTTTGATTCATACTGGAAATTATCGAATTGCAAAAGAGATCCTAGATGGAGTTGATGTTTCTACTAAGTCTAGATTGATTGCTCGTGATATGGGTAAAACAAAAATTAATAATGCTAATCTTTTAAAATCTCATTATGGCACTGATTTACCAACAGTATTACTTTCACCGAGCATGACAACCGGGATTGACTTAGCCGATGATATGGCAAGGTTCCAGATTATAGTTAAACTCCCGTTTGCTTCTCTAGGTGATGCTCGGATCAAACGAAAGGCTGAAGTATTTCCATATTGGTATACATCACAAATGTTTATGGAAATACTCCAAGCCAGTGGTCGAGCCACACGAAGTGAAGAAGATTATTCAACAACCTATATTTTAGATTCATCATTTTTATATTTCTATAATAATGCAAAATCTAAATTGCCTGGTTGGTTCAAAGACCGTTTACAATTCTGATAGTGAAAGAAATCATGACTAACAAACTTATTAATATGATTAGATTATTCCGCATTGCCATTCTACTCACTATTCTCTCGATGACAGTGGCATTTGCCCTTATTTGGGTCTTCAAAATTGGATTTATCCTAACTTTTTTCCTGGTCATAGTATTACTATTATGGCTTGGTGTGCAGCTCGCAAATTATACTTAACGGAAAGACCGATGCCGAAAAATGACCTAGATTTTTATAAATCAGAACTTAGAGTTTTACTCTATGCCAATAAAGTTGTTGTTGATTGTAATGAAAGCATGGATGAATTCTTGACTGATGTAGCAACTTGTATTTGTCGTTTACAAGAAAAGAATGAATTCCTTCAAGAACAACTTAATGAAATCCGGAGTAGAGAACAAAATCTAGGTTTTGACGATTGAACTTGTGTGGTATCTTTTGCCGGAGACCTGTGATATAATATACTTTATTAATGTTAATTCTATAGGTGGTTCATTTTGTCTATCAACTATACCAAAGAGCCATTCCGGATTCATACTCCTCATTCGCCGGCCGGCGATCAACCGGCGGCTATCAAACAATTGGTGACTGGGCTAACCGATGGGTTAGGATTTCAAACATTACTTGGCGCAACCGGGACCGGAAAAACATACACAATGGCTAAAGTCATTGCTGAAACAAATAGGCCCGCCCTCATAATCGCCCCAAACAAAACCTTATGTGCACAACTCTATTCGGAAATGAAAGCATTCTTTCCGAATGCTGCTGTAGAATATTTTGTTTCATATTTTGATTATTATCAACCAGAAACATATCTTCCGGCACAAGACAAATACATTGATAAAGATTCGATGGTTAATGCTTATTTGCAAACACTTAGGCTTGCTGCGACCAAATCCATTTTGACTCGCCAAGATACGATTATAGTGTCTACCGTATCAGCAATTTATGGCCTTGGTGAATCATATGAACTTGAATCACACGCCATTATGCTAGAAGCTAATAGCCAAGAGTCACAAAGTGATTTAGTCTCTAGGCTTATTAAAGCTCAATATACAGTTATTAAATCTGATAAGCTTTTAAGCCCGGGTGAATTCAAAAAGAATGGTGATACATTAACTATTCAACCAGCTGAATCCGGAGATTATGCGATCCGAATTGAGTTCTTTGGTGATACTATCGAAGAACTCAAAATGATTGATTCCATTACCGGAGTCACAAAACAAAAATTAACTTCATTCACTATTTTTCCTGCATCCCATTATGTGGTTGGTGCTGAACGAATGAGTCCTGCTCTTGATGCAATTCGTTTAGAAATGGAAGCACAAGCTCAAAAATTTATGAGTGAAGGCAAATATATCCAAGCCCAACGGATTACTGAACGGACTGTATTTGATCTAGAAATGATGGAAAATCTCGGATATTGTAAAGGGATTGAAAATTATTCAAGGCACCTCTCCGATAGAGCGATTGGTGAACCGCCTACAACTCTTCTTGATTATCTTCCGGATAATGCTATTACGTTTATAGATGAAAGCCATACTACTGTTCCTCAATTAGGTGCTATGTTTGCTGGTGATAAATCACGTAAACAAGTTTTAGTTGATAACGGATTCCGTCTTCCATCAGCATATGATGCACGCCCATTAAATTTTCAAGAAATAGAATCAAAACTAGGCCAAACCATATTTGTTTCTGCTACGCCAAGCGAATATGAATTAACAAAGTCTGGGACTGATATAGCTGAACAAGTAATTAGGCCAACTGGAATTGTTGATCCAGAAATAGAAATCAGGCCTGCTAAATATCAAGTTGATGATTTAATGTCTGAGATTACTGACCGAGCAAAGGTTGGCGAACGAGTTCTAGTGACCGTATTATCAAAGCAAATGGCTGAACAACTTTGTCAGTTTTATCATGACAATGGATTGAAAGCACGATATCTCCATGGCGATGTTGAAGCAGTAGAACGTGTTGAAATTTTACGAGATCTCCGCCTAGGTAAATTTGACGTTCTGATCGGTATAAACCTTCTCAGGGAAGGTCTTGATTTACCTGAAGTATCTCTAGTCGCAGTCATGGACGCGGACAAGGAAGGGTTCCTACGCAATGCTAGGAGCTTGATTCAAACCATTGGCCGAGCTGCCAGAAATATTAATGGCCATGCTATTTTCTATGCAGACAAAACAACTAAGTCTATGGTTGCTGCAATAGAAGAAACCGATCGCCGCCGGACAAAACAATTGGCGCATAATAAGAAACACAAAATAAATCCGGTTAATGCGTCAAATCAAATCAGGGCTATGCTTGATCAGGAATTAGTTGATATCCCGTTTGATGAATCTTTGTATAATAAATCAGTCAAAGAACTTCAGCGGCTTATGAAGGATGCATCAAAAAATCTAGAGTATGAAAAGGCCGCTAAGTTTCGTGACCGTATTAATGAACTGAATCGCCAATCAATAGGCCATATTTAATAGGCGAATATAATGGCTGAAGAACACCTGGTAAAATTGTATAGGTCATTATATGACCTCACTAATCCGGAATGCGGTAAGTGTCGTCTTCCGCATTCTTGTTGCTCTGGTGAATATTGTGAAGCTACAATAGAGTATGCAAAAGAATCATGGAACACAATTCTTGAAAGAACAGACCACCCAAAGTTACCATTGATGGGTCCTAATGGATGTATAGCAGCCCCGCACTTAAGACCCTCATGTACAATGCATACTTGCCAAGTCAATGGTTTTGGATTTAAGCCTGATGATCCCAAATGGACTAATAAGTATTTTTCTATACGAGAAGAAATTGAAGGTCTTGAATATAAACGAATGACAGGAAAATAATATGTATCCAGAACAACTAGCAATTCGCCAGTGGTTATCTAAAGCGGTCCCATGTGTCGGCAGTGGTGGATGTTGTTGCATTGGTCCACAAAATGGCGAGCCTCTATGTGGCCGCATGGTAAAATCATTGGATATTATGATAAACAGTCATATGAACAGATTAAAGCATTAACTGAAAAATGGCTTCTTAGTGAGAAAGGAAGTGATGCGCCTGCAGTCACTTAAATAATTTTATATTTCTAAAGTCTTTGGTATATAATCATTCTTATGAACAAATAGGAGTGATTATCATGCCACAAGAATCAAATGGTGACCTCTATACTGGAATGGGTATTAAAATCAAGTTAGAAGATTTGATTGCTCAATTCACGTTCTTCGGTAAAACTTACCCGATTGGTAAGTTTGATCCAGCCGAATACCCAACAATGCAATCTGAAAAATCCTGGCCTCAACTCGGTCAAGAAATCCTGAATCAACTAGACGATTCGAAATTCTGGTCTGTTGACGAATTGATCACGATTGCAATGATGAATCAACAAGATTTCCTTCTTTGTATCAATCCACTCCAACCAGGATGGGATGATCCTTCTTTATATATTTGAAAAATTCCAGTTACTTTTCTGGAGTCTTTTGATAATATGGTTCTTATGGCAGGTATTTTTAACTTTCGGAGAAATGACATGGCACATGAACTTGCATTCGTTGGTAATAAAGCTTCCATTGCATTTGTTGGTGATGTTCCTTGGCATGGTCTTGGTCAAAGTCTGACCAAGGATGCCTCAATCGAAACCTGGTCCAAAGAAGCCGGTCTGGATTATCCGATCAAGTCAGCACCAGTCAAATTCGATATTCCGTCAGAAAATTCCAGCACCACGTTGAAAGCGCTCGGGATTAATACCCCGGAAGTCGAAACGAAGAATTACAATCGGCGCCGGGTTCTGTATCGTGGTGATACACATGAAGAACTTTCGATTGTGTCGGATGATTATCGAATCGTCCAGCCCGCACAAGTTCTGGAATTCTTCCGTGATCTGGTCCAAGAAGGTGGCGGCCAGATGTACCTCGAAACCGCAGGTGCTTTGTTTGGTGGAACTCGTTACTGGGCAATGGCGAATACCAATCGCGAAGAAGACGTCCTGAAGAACGACCGGATCAAATGCCGATTGCTTCTGGTTTCGAGCTGTGATGGAACCCTGGCAACAACCAGTAAATTGGTCGCTGAACGGGTGGTATGTAATAATACTCTCAAGGTCGCCATGGGTGAATCAGCCTCCAACCAGCAACAAGTTCGTGTGACCCATGGCGCAACATTCGATCCCAAGAAAATCAAGGAAGCACTTGGTTTGATCGATTCTGGCTGGGATACCTTTATGACGAATATCAAATCCATGGCCGCCAAGAAGGTCACTGATCTCGATGTCAAGCAGTATATCGCTGAGATCATGCTCAACAAAGCACAATTTGCCGAGTTTGAGAATACCGAAGGCGGCAAAGTCCATTCACGGGTTCAATCCAAACTCGATACCATCTTCAATATGTACAAAGGAACTGGGATGGGAGCTGATTTGGCCACCGGAACCCTATGGGGAGCATTGAATGCAGTCACAGAATATGCAGACCATCGCATTGGCGAAATAGATGACAACAAGCTCTGGAACTCATGGTTTGGTATTACCGAATCCATGAAGAACAAAGCTTATGAGCTCGCAATGGATATGGTTTAAATCAAATTGGATCTGGTGAAAGCCAGATCCTTTTCTTAATTTCATCGGAGAAATCATGTCAGAAGCTAAGTTTGTTCCTGTGTTTTGGACTAATAAATCCTGCATCGATCGGATTAAAACAGAAACCGATTCTTTGTATGTCTCTGCTGTTGTAATTTCAACAGAGACAAAGCTCCATGACGCTCCGCTATACGATCAAGAAGCAGTCAACGAACTCATGGATACCATTGATATCAAAGCTCAAGCGGGTTTATGTCAAATGTCTCATGCTGGTACTCGGGAATTTTTAAAAGATATTCGACGTCTTGTTTTGGCCATACAAGGTAAAGGCACCTCAGATATTTAAAAGAATATGGTTTACAAAAGTCTTTCGGCAGTATAGAATTACTCTTGTGATGCGAAACCTCGTTACAAGGAATAGAGAAATGGAACTGCAATCTCAAAATAATATTGCTGCAGACCTTACACTAGATCCAGCCGATGGGAAATGGACAGCAACATATCAAGGTAAAATTCTCGCTAAGTCCAGAGACCGGAAATACATCATCGACACTATTTCCCGTGGCTTGAATAAAACAGCTAAGGCATGTGGTGTGACTCATGTAACTGAACTGAATTCTGGAAATGTTGGTGAATTGCTTCAAGTTAACGGGTTTGAAATGCCTGTTAAGCCGTATTTCACCATCAATGAACGATTTGAATTCCTGAGTAATTTAACTCAGATGACCATTGAAGGGACTGCGGTAGCGTCCCTTGTCACAGGCGAAGGTGGCCTTGGTAAGACTCATACTGTCTTCGATGAAATCAATAAGGCGGGCCTGACCTACACAAGAGATTTCTCGCCGCCTCCAATTCCAGAAAAGGCAGAAAAAGACCCGGATGCAGATCCAGATGAAGCCCAAGAAGAGGAAGAAATTCCGGTTTGGGTGAATCCAGGTCAATGCCATGTCGTCAAAGGTTATTCATCGGCCAAAGGATTATTCCGGACGTTGTATGAAAATAATGGCAAGCTCTGCGTCTTTGATGATTGCGATTCGATTCTGAAAGATGCTAATGCATTGAATATTTTGAAAGGTGCATTGGATTCATCTGATGATCGTTGGATTTCCTGGAATGCAGAGATGGGTAGAAATTCAGGTGATCTTCCACAAACTTTCAAATTCACTGGCCGAGTTATGTTTATCTCGAACTGGTCACAACATCGCATCGATCCAAATCTGAAGACCCGATGCATGCGAGTTGATTTGACTATGACTGCTTCCGAGAAGATCGAACGGATGCGTCATATCATTGAACAAGATTCATTCGCTCCGGGCATCGAATTTTCGATCAAAGAAATGGCAGTGAATTTTCTTGAAGAACATATAGATGTCGCAACTAACCTGAGTCTTCGGTCTTTGCTAGACACTGTTAAATTCTGCAAGAGCAATAAACCAAACTGGGAACGTCAAGCACTTTATACGCTGACTGCCTAAACCGAGATTTTGGAGAATAAGATGAAGCTTGTAATTTTAAGAATTTGTGGAAATTGGTATGATGTCCAAGAAACCGTGAATAAACATGACCTAGGTGATAGTGTTATCTCGATCGGCGAGATGATTGGCAACTACACCCTCGTCGCTGTTCGCTTGGACTCTGATAGAATTAACGAGCTGCGCCTAATTGGGTTGATCCCTTTTGATCCCTTCTGGACATGAATCTGTGATGCCAACCAAGATCGAAGACCCGACCGGTCGCCATGAATTGGCCAGCTTTACAAGAATAGCTCAAGAAATGAATGAGTATTATAAGTACAACGGCCAGTATAGTTCCAGTGATACTGCTAGACTAGCCTTCACTGCATTATATGATGAGGCATTCAAAGCTGGTCGAGATTCAGTTCTTAATGTTTTAAATGAAATGGATTGATATGTCCGCACTATTTTCAGATCATCAACACTGGGCTTTGTGTGATTGCAATTGCAGTGATCCGGTCCCGTTAGACGAAGCTGATTTATCAATACCTTTCGTGTATGATAGGAAATATGGTTTATTCTATGCCCCGAGTGGATATCACCAAATCACAATGTCTACACTTCTGGCATTCCATCATGGATTGGTAAAATCTGTTCATGTTATGCATAAGTTAAAATTTAGCTATCTTAGTGAATCGGCCGATTATTGGCTCGAACATATACCGGGTGCTGCATTTCTTTCTTCAGTAAATCCAAAAATTCATGTAGCAACTATTGAAGGATTATCAGTACTTGAAAAAAGTTTATTTGGTGAAGTAGTTTGTTGTTTTTAAGTTGTTATATCCTCATTATCGTTATAACGGAGAATCGCATGAACAAAATGAAATGGGTGATGCTGTCGCCTCGTATGACAGTTCCAGTTGGATAAGGAAAGGACCTTCTTATGGTCCTTTTCTGCGTTTTACTGCATTCCGTTTTGATTTGCCTAATAAATACAAGTATAACTAATTCGGCCAAAGATCAAAATGAAACAGATTGCAGTCATCGGTTTAGGCTATGTAGGCCTTCCGCTCGCCATTGAATTTGGCAAACAATTTACAACAATTGGCTATGATATTTCAGAGTCAAAAATCGAGTCATATAAAAAGCATATCGATCCTAATGGAGAACTAGATTCTCAGGATTTTTTAAGCTCATCTTATTTTATTCCAACCACCGATATTGCTATGATCAATGAAGCCGATTTCATTATCATAGCAATGCCAACACCGGTCAATCAACACAACGTTCCAGATTTCACTTGTTTAATCGACGCTAGTGCTTTGGTAGGACAACACATGAAACGTGGATCAGTTGTGATCTATGAATCAACCGTGTATCCAGGAGCCACTGAAGAAATCTGTGTTCCTGTTCTAGAACAACATTCTGGAATGACTTGGCTTCAAGATTTTAATATTGGATATTCACCAGAGCGAATCAATCCAGGCGACAAAGAAAGAACAGTAACTAAAATTAAAAAGATAGTAGCAGGAGACACTCAGGCATCCCTAGACGCCGTGGCTCACCTATATGAATCTATCATTACAGCCGGAATTTATAAAGCTCCTAGCATACGCGTGGCGGAGGCTGCAAAGGTTATAGAAAATATTCAACGAGATGTGAATATTGCGCTAATGAATGAACTCTCTATGATATTTAATAAGCTCGGTTTGGACACAAATGAAGTGATAGATGCTGCTTCGTCGAAATGGAATTTTGTTGGGTATCGTCCTGGTTTAGTTGGCGGCCATTGTATTGGGGTTGATCCATACTATCTAATCAGTAAGGCAGAGTCGGTTAAGTATGATGCCAAGTTATTAAAACATGCCCGTCAGGTAAATAATGGAATGGCATCATTTATAGTAAGTGAAGCCTTGAAGGATAAAGATCCAAATACCTTGACTGTTGCTATACTTGGATTGACATTCAAAGAAAATTGTAAGGACATGAGAAATTCTAAAGTCGAAGATCTAGTCCTCGAATTCGCCAGATCCGGAATCAAAAAACTTTATATCCATGATCCGATTGCAGATGTTCACGATGTAATTAAAAATTATGCAGTGACTGGTGTTAGCTTTGAAGCTATTCCACAATGTGACATCGTAGTTCTTGCTACTCCACACCGTGAACTTTTAAATCTTGGAGAGAACCAAATCTTGTCCAAAATAAAAAACAACGGAACTTTCGTAGATGTCAAAGGGAAGATGGAAAGAACACTATTCGAAGAAGCAAAAATTAAAGTTTGGAGAATGTAAAATAATTATGTACAAATAAAAAGGGCCTATGTATAATCATCTCATACGCTGTGAAACACAAAACAGCAACGCTCTTTAAAAACAAAATAGAAATCATTGTGTTGGATCACTAAATGCCAACACACAGTAAGAAGTAAGAAGTGAGTAGGATTCTTTCGAGGTCCTATTGAGAGTGATAATCAATCATTGCTGCCAATCCGTGAATCGGATTATGCAGCGTGAACTAATGATTAATCATATCCGTAGTTTATGATAGAGGCGTTCCGGTATATTATGTATCGATGCCACGCCTCAACTACCACACTGGGAATGACCCAAATGATGCCCTTTACCTAGCTATAGTAACTGTCCAATAAGGACAAGAGACAAAATTTGAGAGAGATAATCGCCGATTTGTACAGCATTCACCTAGCAAGAACCCTATAGTTTCTAGCGAGATATAGGTCTACGGCTTGCTTTGTATTAGCCCATATCAAGGCTAGATATGTGGATAGTATAAACTGGTTTGCCACCGGATTTTCGATCATGCCATAATTGATCTAGGGATCCAGAGCCCGAAAATAGACGTAGTGGCCTTCATGCTCGGGACATGAAGGTCTAACACAATGATTTCTAAATAGAAAATATTTTGTTGGGAGCCAATTTGGTAGTAGTGGACAGCTATTTCACGATGATCAGCGAACACGCCTCCACTGAGAGTGGCGTCTAAGTACTGTTCCTCTATTTGTCATGGACGGGCAGTGCGGCAAAGCCGGTGCGCTAGTTGTACGGTAGATTGATATACCGAAGAGAATATCAATGCAATTTTCAAGACGTCTAGTGCAGTGCACTACCACTAGTCAAGACGAAAGTTACATCAGGCTTCCAACAAAATATTTTTTATATCAAAGCAAGAGAATATATTTTGCTGAGAACAATTGCTTAATTTCGACTGATTAAGTGATGCCATGAAGTTGTACACCGCATTAGTCTAGTCAACGTGCCGGGTGTGCGTGGTAAGTTATCCGAACCAGTAAGATCGGGTTATAATTTGGATTCTGTTCCTTTTTGCCTATGCATGGGTGTTGGAATATTATACAGATTAGCAGTTCTCAGCAAAATGTATTTTCAATAATTCGGAAGAGGCGTTCCATAACAATCACAGAGCAGCGTGATTCTTATCCGCCGTCCGATTTCAGCATAAAAATAATAAGGTAAACATGTCTTTAATCTCAACTAATTCGTTGTTGGATCTGTGTCGTCATGGCATTAAGACGAAAAATGAAAGTGTTATTCTTGCTGCTTCAGAATTATCAAGTTGGATTGTTTTTAAATCTTTACTTGAACACACTACTGAAATTTCAATCGAAATGAAAAAGCGTGTTGATCTATTGGCGGATTCGTTTCATCACCCAGAAAAATATCCTGTTGATGTAGTTCCTGTTGTAGACACCCCAGAACAATCACCTGAAGATGGACCACTTGTAGCATGAAACCACTTACTGTTGCTCAATCAATTTTAAAATTGCAATTGCTAAATCCCGAAATGGATTTATTAGTCGAATCAGATGATGGTTTGCCGTTTGGATCTTATGACATCATCCAATCAACTTGGACAAATGATGACGGGACTATTACTCCAGTTGCATTAGTACAAATTAATAATTAAAGAACATCGGTTTAGAGAAGTATGACCAGACGATTTTTGTTAGTAGTTCACGGATAAGAACTGTGCAAAACTAACTAGGGTCTCCAATGCCCGAAAATTAAACCAGTATGTTGGATAAAACTGGAAACATCTCATTGATATTCATAGAAGTTCAGGCCGGAGAGACCCGGTGTTCCATTTGTAAAGATGGAAACGTAGAATGATCCCTGTCGTTTGCCGAAAGTTCGTGATATTCTTAGAGCTCTCGATAGGTTCTTAAGTGTTAGGCCGACATTTAAGCTATGATTATCACCACTCAAATAGGAAAGAATAATGGTATCATTAACCGGGCCAGTTTTGCTGTGTCTTGCTACTTTGATAATTAGTGCTATCGGTGTGGCACTAATTGAAACCATCGATTTTAGTAAATCAAAAATACATATTGCTACTAGAATGCTTGGCCCAATTTTAAGTATTTTGTTACTTATGGCTTTATCAAGATATATTGAACATCTTCATTATATCCAGCAATAAAAAAAGGAGACTCATTGCGAGTCTCCTTTTTTGTTTAAAACTTTACATCGATTTATGTTACTGTGATTGTAGTCGATGAAATGTCAGAACCACCAGCATTTTGTGCTGATAGTGTTACGGTATATGTTCCGGCCAAAGCATAAACATTTGTTGGGTTTTGAAGACGTGATTTATTACCATCACCAAAATCCCATGTCCATTCATATGGCGAACCAGTTGAAGTATCAGTAAATGCAACTGATAGTGCTGTAGCAACAGAAGTAAATGAAGCTACGGTATTCTGTGTCCCTAGGATGGTTTGGCTTGGTGTAACTTGCTTAGTATCCCAGATATCAACTAACCCAGATTGGATCACTGAAGCAGAACCATCTGCATTTGTTACAGTTAATGTAACATCATATACGCCCATATCTGTATAGATATGAGTTGGGTTTTGTGAAGTTGATGTGACACTATCACCAAAATTCCAAAGCCAAGCCGAAATGCTTGTTCCGCCTGGAGTTGTTGATGTATCAGTAAAAGTTACTGTCAATGGAGGCAAGGCCGATGTGACAGTAGTTGGAACAGTAGCAGTAAATGATGGAGTTGGCGCATTAGCAGAAGTTTGATTAAAAACTACTACATTATCTTCGGTTCCTACTTCTAGGTTACCTTCACCAAACTGTTTGTAAAATAAAGCTAATGAAATTGTTGTCATTGTATTTCTCCGTTAAAGGATTGATCTTACTATTTATAAAAACCTCCAAAGAATCATCATAAAAATCAAAATAGAAATATTTGGTAATTATAGACTGCTTAATATTAGATCTTTGTATTCTGAGTAGATTGAATTTTTATATGCCAGGTTAGAGGAATATCCAAAATGTTTTCCATCTCTGGCATCTTTGGTTTCATAGGTCATGAATTGTTCGCTCACTTTATTTTTGAATGATGGAAGAGTTAAAACATTCTCGTATTCTTTTTTATCACGTCTTCCCCATTGATCCCAAATCAATGTTGCACCAGATTTCTGAACTAAGAGATCAATGAATGCCATATTTTTCTCTACTTGGTATTTAATCCAATGGTCGTTGCATAAAATGGTTTCGGCTTCTTTCGGAACATTGTTGGATTTATAAGTTGGGCCCCACATAGAAATTAATTCATGTGTTGGAATATCTCTAACTCTAGCACTCGCTGCTAATAAAAAAATAATTTTTGGTTTGAGCTTGTCTATATATTGATATATGGTTCTAACATGAGAATCTGTTCCGGATGCTGTTATTCCGAGATTCCAATATGGGATGGATAATCCGGTGTCTTTTTTAATTTGGTCTAATAAAAGATATGGCCAACAATGTTCAACTGGTAAACCAACACCCATAGTAAATGAACAACCGATAAACATGATACTCGAGTTGCCGGTCATGTCAAACGAATCGCATCTGAAATTTGCTTCATTGAATTTGTAAGTGAATGATTCTGGAGTGTAAATGCTATTGGAAGGAATATAAGATTCTTGGTTATCAGTACTAAACCACTGAAGTTCCTTGTTAGGATCATTCCCCGCCCATTGATGAAGGTTGCAAAAAAAAGAGTTTGACATTTTGAGATCATAAATATGTATGGATATTTATTCATACATTATGCTCAAACCAATTATCACAACACATACAAATCCTTTATTAGAAAACTTTGAGGCCCTGAATGTGCAGGAACGTCCTAGGGACTATGCTGGGTTTATATACATATGGAAATGCATTCCTGAAGACAAATACTACCTGGGATCGCATAAAGGGATCGTAGTAGATGAATATAGAGGCTCGGGGTCTAGGTTTAAACGAGTCTTCGAATATTATGGGATCACTAAATTCAAGAGAGTCATTCTTGAATATGTCCAAGATGAAGTAGAATTAAAACGTAAAGAACAATTGTGGATTAATAAATTCCGAGCAGTAAAATCTTCCAGATTTTATAATATTAAAAATGCGGTGGCGGAATTAGCAATATGATATAATTTATAAATCTTCTAATTGGCCCTCATAATAATATGGAATTCCTAAACTTTAATAGATTTAAAGCTGCTGCTAATTTCATCAAGAGTTTATCGACCCCGAATGTCAAGTATGATGATTTAGTGGTTGGTCAAGATTATTATTTGGTCACTGAACGATTGAACGGATTCACATCACTTAGGGCGGGGTGTCTTATTGAAGATCAAGGTGCCGAACTATTGTTCAAACTGGTAGATGGATCAATTTCATTTATACGGACCGCAGATTACAACTTGTCCGGTAATAAAAAATCATCGTGTATGATTTTTGAAGATGTGGATGAAGCATTAGAATACCTTGGCCATTTGCGTGATGTAATACAAAATAAACGTAGTATCCAATAGGAAAAATAAAATGTACCTTTTAGTTCTTGCTGCAATAGTATGTAGTGTCTCTCTATTTTCATCTGGCGATATCACAAGCGGGGTATTCACACTTATCATTGGTATCTATTTTACTATTGATTGTGTTCAAGATTATTGGGAATATGATCAAGAAATCAATAGCAATTTTGCTATTGATTTCGACAATACCTCATTTGGTCCAGTTCTACCATCCGAAGATTTTATTCAAAATGAGCATGTTCATTTTTTACAGGTTGGCGATAATGTTGAAGTCTACCAATGGAACAGACTTTTTGAACAATGGGATCTAGTTGCTGATGTTCCTAGTATCCAAGAAGAACAATAAAAAATCATTGACCGTTGAAAAATAGGAAGCATTTTTGCTTCCTATTTTTCTATCTAAAATAAATATTAGGGTATCCAAGATCATAAATTCTTGGTATAATTAAACTATAAAGCATATAGCGCTTTGGAGCTATTAACATGAAAATTAAAGAAGTATTATTAGAAATGCCATATCATCATCCAGGATCTATGAAGAAGCCAGATTTTACTACTAGCTTTACTTCATCAAGTTCTTTAGAGCGGTTGTATGAAAAAATGCTTTGTGAAAAGCATGCATCAGTAGGAACTGATGTTAAGTTCTTTTTAAATAAAGCACATAGTAAAGTTATTGGTGTTGTTGATGGCGTTAAGCCAAAAACCAATGAAAAAACAAACCAGATTATTTTTTCTTTACAATTCAAAGATAAACATACTCTTGTTAAGATCCCAAACGAATTCGGTACAAAAAAAATTCTTCAAGTGAACAGTGTTTCAATTCATGGTGATTATGAAGGTGAAGGTATTGCTTCATTTGTTTACGCTTCACTTGTGGCTGCGGGCTATCTTGTCTTATCAGATACTTCACAATTTGATGACGGGAAAATGCTTTGGAAGAAGATGGCTAGAGAAGCTCATGCTGAATCATACACTATATTTGTTCTCGACGATGAATACGGCTTTCAAGTTGATAAGTCAGGCGTTCCTATTCGATATGATGCAAAAAATATCGATGATGCAAAAATCTGGACTGCTGGATTAGATCAATCAGGCGAACATATTCTTTTAGCAATGAAATAAGGAATCAAAATGCTTACTCAAAATATTGCGGCTATCAAGAAAACATTCCAACTGAAGCTGAATAAAGCTCCGTGGGCTGAAGTTATGCTTCAAGCTAATGATCTTCAGGATATATTGCGAGAGTGCAAAGGTCTTCCACATAACAAAAAACAACTCAAAGCTTTATATGAGATTAGAGATATGGTATTAGCATATCATGGAGCTAAACCAGAATTCAACAATAATTTATATGGTGTTAAACATGAAGATTATTGTGTTGCTGAAGCTTTACGTGATGATGTTCTAGTCATCAAGTATTCGTTCATAATGCTTTACCAAAATGGAAGTACTGGTAAACCATATCTAGGTAAAACAGATAAAAATAATGCACCAAAAGAAGTAACTGGCGAAATTAGGCTAATGCCAGGAAATTAATCTATAAATATCTTACTAAAGATATCAAGAGGTTAATATGAAACTTATTCAAGTTTTTGAAGGTAAGTTTGCAGATAATCAAAAAGAGATGAAGGTATTTAATGATTGCATTGAAAGCCTAAAAGAATATGCATTTCCTTTACTCTTGGGTGATAAAGACGATTTGACTGGTAATTCACATTTGAAAGATGAAATTGCCTATCTCAAGAGATCGGCCCCAACTATTTTTGAGATTCTCAACAAAGCATTTAACAAAGCAAAATAA